ATAACTATAGTATATATCACGAAGGGTTTGATTGGTTTGAAAAGAAATTATTAGCAAGTGGAGCTAGTTGCTTTCTATCTTGTTCTGTTTTCTCGTTTGCAAATGCGGGTTGGGGATTAGTTGAAGGATCAGGTAATTCTCTTGGATTTTCATCCATTTCTATATGACCTGTTGAAACATCTACATCTGCGTGATAAGTCATTCCATCCATACCATATCTATTTTTCATTAAGAAAAATCTTCCTGTACCATTAACTTTATCTTGAGGTAATCTTGATAAAGACATACAGAAATCTGTAATCATAATTTTATTATATGAACCTGCTGCTTTATCCCCTTCAATTACATCATCTTTTGCACCTGCTCTATTAACCTGAGATACAGACCATACAGGAATATTTAAAGTGCGTGCTAAAGCTTTAGTAGAAACATAAGTATTATCTAAACGTTCTTTTTCGTCTTTAGAATTACTACTACTTTTTAATAAATCAACATAATCAATTAAAATCATATCAGGTGGATAACCTAAATCTGTCATTTTTTGAACGTGACCTTCAATTGTAGTAATTGAAGCATGTCCCGGGGCATATTCTTTAATAGTTAAACTACCTTTTAGGTTTTCTAAATAAGTTTTGACTTTATCTTGGTGTAGATGCACTGTATTTACAGGTTGGTTTACAAAATGTGCATCATATCTTTTACCAACATAACCTTCAGATAATTCTAATGTATAGTGAGCAACATTTAATCCTAATTTTACAGCGTGGGCACCTAAAGCAACCATTGTCCATGATTTACCCCCGCCTGGAGAACCAAATATTAGACCAAAGTCACCTCCACCTAAACCACCCATTAATCTTTCATTAATAATTGGCCAAGGAGTAGGTATTACTTGACGGTCTTCTTCTTTATAACGGGATGCTACGTCTTTAAGATATTCGTGCCCTATATTCTTGTCTTGTCCAGCTTTTAATGCATTATCAATTGTAAACCTAATGTCATCAAACATCCCATCTTGAAGTAAATCAACTGATCTTAATAATGCGGATTTTAATGCTTGGTTTTTACAGAAATTTTGAAATTCTTGTTCAACAAATTCTTGATCATCGTTTACCATTTTGTAAACTTCTTTTAATTGATCAACAATTGCTGTTTTTAAAACATCATTATCTAACTTTTTAACTTCGATCTTAAGAAAATCTAGTGTAGGTGTAGAATGAAATTCATCAAAATACTGTAATGTCTCCTTTACAAGCCATTGGTGAGCTTGGTTTTCGAAATAAGAAGGTATAATTACATCCCTAATATTAAGTAAAAATTTCTTATTTTTTAATAACGAATGTATAACCTTTACTTGAAAATGAGGGCCGTATTGAGATAAACTCTTTAATGTCATAACTTATTTAATCTTATAGTTTTGAAGATAAGAAAATACTTCTGATAACCAAAATTCTGTATTAGGAATTCCACGACCTAATAAATCTTTTTCATACATCCCTAAAAATTTAGATTTATTAAAGTTATAGGGATTTGTTTCTATAAGTTCATCTAATTCTTTTTGGTCTCTTTCAACTAATTCAATTTCTTCTAAACACATCAACTCATAATTTATCTCAAGTTGATTTTTGAACAAATGAACATTACCATAGATCCCATGTTCATCTACTTTATCAGTTGCTTTTTGATATGCTTCCTGTAATGTAAATTTTTCTTTGCCTGCTATTTCAGGAAAATACTTCATCAATTTTTTAGGACCTAAACCTTTAACACCTGGGAGATTATCTGATTTGTCCCCCATTAAGCATTTCATTGTAATAAAATTATAGGGGTGCATTCCGTATTGTTCGAATACATCATTAGGTCTATAAAATTTCTTTTTAATTGGTGAATAAACTGTAATTCTTTTATTTACCAATTGTAAAAAATCCTGATCCGCAGAATAAATTATAACATCGTCCTTTAATTTCTGAGACAAATAAGCTATTGTATCATCTGCTTCAATTTTATCAATGATTGAAATACTAACAGGTAACGTTTTTAGATAGTCTAATAAACGCATCATTTGAGTAGAAACCGATTCTGATTCTTCTTCTAATGTGGAAAATACATTAAAGTTAGTAATTCGTTTTATCTGACGATTTGCTTTATACTCAGAGTATGTATTTCTCCTATTTGTAATATTCCCTTGACCATCAAATACTAAAATAACTCGTGTTGGTTGGATTAATTTAATAGCATAACCTAATGATTTCATAAAACCAACTAACCCTCCAATATGATTACCTTGTGGATTAATAGCTGGTATCATAGCAAATGAACGTAAAAATGTGTTCATTGAATCTATTAGGAGCACCCTGCTGTTTAAGTGCAGGGGCTCCAGATTAGACTCCTCATGCAAGTTATTGAGAATATCTTGATAGGTTTTATTCATCTGACGTAGAAGCTATATTTTTAAAGTCTTCTTCGTCTGATCCCTCTAATACTACTTCAAATGGTCCTTCACCTAAAATAGCTCCCCATTCTGATTGGTGATCTTTTTTATAATTGTCTATATCTTTTTTAGTATCAGATATAAATCCGTGAGGGGTAACTACAATTTTTCCTGTAGTTGTAACACCTGAGATATGGTTTTTCTCTACTGCTACTTTTACCTTTTTAGCCCATTCTACTTTCTTACCATCTTTTACAGCATTTACTTTTAAAGTACCTGAATTAGAGATATTACCAAATGTAACAATTAAAGTTGAATCAAAGAACATTGTATTTCCACCTTTGTTTTTCATAATAGGTGGTGACATAGGTCCAATGGGTTTTTCAACCCAAATTTTATTAACAGCAACTAACGAGTTAGTATATGGATAAGATTCTTTACGTGATAATAGAATTTCTTGGTTGATAAAGTTTCCAAATTGAGTTGACATTGCACCAGCATTCCACTCGTTATTGTTTTTAGCTTTTTCAACTGACATTTGACAAGGCACAGATCCAATGGAATCCCATAAAAATACCATATCCATTGGTAAATTACCTTTTGCTTGTTCATTCATTAGATCTGCCATAAATCCTGCAACGGCTTCAACAGTACCTAATTGACCTCTATCAGCATAAATAAAATTACCATCTACACTTGTAACTTGACCATTTTCGTCTTTAGTTAACTCAACTTCTAAGCCCATCATCATTGCATGTTCCCAAGACCATTTCATCTCAGTAACAATAAACACAGGTAAAATTCCCATTTTTTGGGCGTTAACAGCTACCTCTAATAAAGCAGTTGTTTTACCTGAATCTGAGTGTCCACGTAATAATGTAATGTGACCATGAGGAATACCAGGTAATGATACCATTTCCTGCCAAGCAGGTGATAATGGTATCCATTCCTGTTCCTTAAAGGTATTATTTGCTGTTCCTAAGCCTTTAGCGGCTTTAAACTTATCAAGGGAGAATGTTCCCTTAACAGCCTTGGAAATATCGCCTCCAAGGCTAGCTTTCTTTTTAGCCATAAAAATTAATCTTTAAATAAGTCGTCGAAATCGCTATCGCTTACTGTCTCTTTTTGTTTGACATTAAGTGTATAACCAGGATCTGAAGATTTTTTCTCTAGATCTGAAGGATCATTTAATAGAGTATCAGTTGCTGTTTCACCAGTAGATTCTTCTGGGTTTAACCAATCTTGAAGTGCTGTTTTCATTTCATCATAAGAATATTTCTTATAATATTTTAGCAATTCTGGTTGGTCAGCTAACCATTTTTCAACCGAAGCATTATCATCTGATAATGGTGATTGTTTTGGTTTTACTCTAAGTGAAGTTTGTGGGTAAGGATTACCTTGAACTACTTCTACTGTCATGTCTAAACCAGATACTACGTCTGTAAAGTCTCCGTAGTCTTCGTCTGCAGCATAACTAAGTAGTTCTTGATATACTTGTTTTCCAAATTCCCAAAAACGTACGCCTTTATTTTCTTCACCTCTGACTACAACGGGAGCAAATACTCTCATTTTGGGCTCTAACTTTTTAGCTAAACGCCAGTTTTCAGGTTCAGATGTTTTACGTAATTCTTTTGAGAACTCTACGATAGGATCTTTTTCACCATAATTGATAGGTGAAATCATCGTTCTGTTTCCAATTCCATAGTGAAAAAATACTTCGGAAAATGGGTTTTCTTTGTTTTCCTTGTAGGGCACAAAACGGATTTGTGATTTGCCCATAGGAGCTTTCCAAAAATACTGACTTCTGTCAAACTTTTGGTCTGATTTTTGACCTTGTGGGGCCTGTAGTTTTTCTAACTTGCTTGAGATTAAATCTAAATTCATAATATAACTATTTTTTTATAACTTGTTTAATATAATAACCTACTCTTAGATAACCAAACTAGAAATTAATTATTTCGTGTACTTTGGTATCTAATTTTTTTAACTCGCCACTAGTTGTAAGTAAAATACAGTTGCGATAATCTTGCCAATTTACTCTATAATTCTTATCTAAACTACCTCCATTTAAAGAACGGATTAAATCGTTTAGTGCATTTATCGTATATAAAGTGTTAGATTCTTTTTTTCTATGCAAAAGAATAGTATTATCTAATATAGTATCAGACATATTAAAAGAATCTACGTTATATGTGCACACATATTCGTTAGTTGATTCTACATACAAAACAAATATCTTGTTAAACAAGATTTGATATTGTTCTTTTATAGTATCTACAGTGGATTCTAGTTGTTCTTCGCTAGTAAATGTGCAAAATAGTTTATTTGCCAAATCGTCAAAATTAATATCGTAATCCATAATAAATATTATATATCTTTTAAAGAATTGTAGTTAGGACCATACGCAACCTTTACTACAAAACCATTTATTTCTAATAACCGTTTGATTTTTTTTAATACTTCCTTCCCATCTCCAACTGCATAATCGATTAAGAATGAATCGTATGTGTATAATATAACCTTACTTTGTTTATCCTCCAAATATTCTATAACTTGTTTTACAGAAACTACATTATTATGCGTTTCTGCGGACTGAATTACATAGTTTAGTATTTTATTTGGTGTAGGGTTGTGGATTTGTTCTTTGTCTAATATTTTACCTCCTACTAGCTCTAATTTTCCTGTAGCATTAAATAGGGCCCATAGTTTATCTATGTATTCATTCATTGCTTTAAAGAAAGGTATCTCTTTATATTCTTTAAATACACCCCCATATAACTGTTTGAATGTCAGTTCTTTAGATTGTGCATATTCTTCTTCAGTCAGCTCATCTTTACCGAAATACATGCGCCCTAATTGGGTATGGACAGAGCCCCTGTCTAATGGAAAATCAATTAGTTTAGCCATGATTCTCACGTGATAAGCATCGTAATCGAATTCAAAGAACATATCATTTTTAGGGATAAATGCTGTTCTTGAACCATCATTTTTATTTAAAGCAGCAAAGTTAACACCGTTAAATGAGTTTGTGGGGCGGGTGGTGAGATTATATAGGTTGTATTTAGAATACACTGTATCTGCGTGATAAAACCATGGTTTTTCATGATATTTAAAGTGTTTATCAAAATAATCAGGATGTACTCTTAACCCCTGCTCTTCAATTGATTTAAATACTCTAGGGAAAGTATCGTTATAAAATTCGTTTACTTGTTCTGGGATTGTTTCTCTAATCTCTTCAAATATTTTTTCTTCCGTCTCGTATATCTTCGAGATCGGAACCAAGGAATTGCAGAATGGTAAATGTCCATACCTATCAAAAGTACGGGACCTAATAAGAGAATGATCCACATTATTATCATCATAACCTATATCAATTAATTTTGGTAAATCGAAGTGATATAAACACTCCTTTTTATTTGTAGTGTATATTTTCTCGTATTTGGATTCTATCCATTCTTTAACTTTATCTAAAGGCAATTTAAATGCCTCTGAATGGTTAATAGGGAAAATATATCCTTTGCTTTCAAATGTTTTAAAGTATATAAGACAAGGTGAAGTCAAAGCAGAATGGTACTCGTCATTCATTGGAATGATTCGAATATAGCAGTCTGTTCCTTTGCAATGCAGTCTATTTAACTGCTCTTCTGTTTCGACAATATAATACATAACCTTTTATTCATAACTTTATGTTGCACCAAGATTTCCTAATGCTGTGTTTATCAATGTACTAATTTGATTTTGAATTAACACGTCTCCTGCTAAAAGTGTTATACCTTTTGATTGACTGTGTGTTGTACCATCCATTATAGTACCATCAGCCATTAAATGGTAATAACCTTCATATTTGCTATTATCTAATTTTACAATTAATTGACCTTTATCAGAATATAAGTTAGATACTAATTCTAAATCTGCTTTAGGAGCAAATTGTATTAGATCAGATAAGTAACCTTTTATACCTCTAAATTGTTCATTTGAGGCGTTAACTATTCTTTCATTAGTATTATAAATACCTGCTTTTAATACTCCAAATTTATCTTTAGAATCATAAATTGGCCCTGTAATTTTCCAATATAAAGAAGTTACAGTCCATAGAGCATAATTATATTTACCTCTTTGTGATCTTAAATCATCGTGAGTTACTTTATCAATCTCTATAATAGTAGGAGGAGATTGATTACGTTTTTTAGCAAAATATCTTACAAATGCTCCCTTTTTATAATCCTGACTAGTAGGGACAGGATAATAAGGTTCAGGGGTTAAACCAAATTTGTATATTTCTTGGTCTGTTGGTTTAGCTCTTTGGTAATCTATACTTTGTTTAGTGTTTGGAACATTATTTTGAGCTTGTTTAGAAACAGGAGGAGCACTACTTAAACTTTTGCGATTAGCATCAGTAGGTCCTTTACCAGAGAATATTTCACCTGAAAAATATTGGTGATAATATCCTTGATAGTATTTACCTGTTGATGGGTCTATAAATTCTCCACCATTAGTGTACAGGTTTTGGTTAACCATATTTTTTGGTACGTATGCCATTATCCTCCTAAGTATCTTTTTTCAGCTATTCTTCTTGTTTTTACTTGTCCTCGTTCACCACGATCAAAACGTTCAATCCTATTATTTAACTCTTCTATCACACCTTGTTTTCCATTTGCTTTATATGCTTCTACAAAATCATAAAATAAGGTACCGTAATTATAGGCTAGATCTATAAATACTACTTGTATTTTAGTGTCTACAGTATTATAATCTACCCCTCTATCTCTTAATCTTTGAATTACTCTAGGTCTAAATTCTGTTTTTATCCTACGAATTAGATCACGCTCAGCATCCTGTTCAGTTACTCTACTTTTTCTAGTAATTTTATAAAAACTACCATCAGGTTTTGTTATAGTATCACTACCATATCCAATAGAAAGTCTTCCATTAGGGTCATCTTTAGGATCAGGATAAGGTTCTGATTCAAATCCTTCTTGGTCTTTTATAAAAGGTATAGCAGCTAAAATATCTAAGTCTGGGGTAGAAGTGGATTGAGTGGTAGTAGTTTGGGTGGATGTTTCTGTAGTGGTTTGATCTGATATTGTTGTAGTATCTGAAGGGGGTAGTCTCTTAGGAGAATATTCATTATTAGAAATATTAGAACTACCTATAGTAACTTCTGAACCGATTAATTCTTGTTCAGGAAAATCTATACCAATAAGATTAGAATTAGGAGATAAAGCGGGTCCTCCTGTAGCTTTTATTGTTTGTGTTGTATTAATGTATATAGGTTTATCTAATAATATTGTTTGGCCACGTAAAGTAGTAGTCCATCGATTATCGTCTAAATTATGATTAATAGAAAACACACAAAACGCTACTCTATTTCTATAACTTTTAGGTAATCTATTATTAGGTACTAAAAAAGCATTGTAAGGTAAAACCCCTGCTAATCCATCCATTGTCAAATTAAATTCTAAAGGAATTAAAGCAGTACCAGCTGTTTTTGAATTTGTTTTTTTTCTAATTCCTTGTAAAGATGAAAAAGTATTAATTAAAGATGAAATACTATTAATTTTTAATCCTAAATTAGCTGAATCATCTGCTGAGTAGCAATAATAAATGTGATCGTATAATTTTTGATAGGTTTTTCTAAGTTTACCTGTATTATCTTTGGTTGATTTTGATATTACAGCAGGGAGTTTTGTAGTTGAAAATCTATCAACAATACCAACATTCATACTCTGATATGATAAAACATCTTCAGAAAATTGTTTTACACCTCCTGTGTCTCTAGCTTGAGCAGCTATTACTATTTGGGAAGCTAACTTAGGGGTAATTTTAGAACTAAAACCATAATCATAAACTGTAGATTTTAACCCGAAGTTAGGAATAGATATCATTTTTTCAGGTACTAAAGGTTCTACTACATTTTCATCTATAATTCTTAATACTTTACCATCATCTCCAACAAATGCTCTTAAATTATTAACTTGACCTAAACTTAGATTAATACCATCTAATATAGCATTTACATATTCTATTAAATTAACACTTTTATCTTCATTATTTGATAGACTTTCTAAAGTAGTATAAGCAAATTTAAGATTAACTAAAATATTAAATACTTTCCCCATAAAACTATCACCTAATACAGGATTTACTTTATTTTTATCAGGATAATTTACAAAGTTTTTAAATTTATTTCCTAATTTATCTAAACCACCCCACCATTCTTCTTTAGAATCAGAATCAATATCTAGTGGAGCAAAAAATGAAGAGGGTTTTTCTGTAGGTGACCATGGTATTAAACATTTAGTTGGGTCTACACTACATTCTAAGGGACCAGTAAGAATTTCTGTATTGTCTGGGTGGTAATCAAGATATACTATAGGTTTACAAGTTGAAGTATCAGGGGATGCATCTAAAGTTATACCTTCTTTAGTTTCAGTAAAAACTCCTATATGTTGAATTAAAGCAAATAAATGACCTAAAGTAATATAAGTACCTATTTGATTTTCTTTTTCTTCAGTTTTTAAAATATTAGCATAACCACTATAAAAATCTGTAGGTATTGTATTTAAACCATCGTTAAGTTCTGGGGATTTTAGACCCATTACTAATTGATAGGCATTTCCAAAAGCAGAAAAATTAGATAAAGGAGAAGGTAAAGCGGGAGGTTGTACATCTAATTTGTATTCTACTTCAGAGTTATTTTTATTAAAAAAAACTTTATTATAAGTTGCTGCTGAATATATGCTATTTAAAAGTTCACCCCAATTAGTAGTTTCTAATGTTTCTTCAATACCACCCCAAACATTATTTTCAGGTTCTCCTTTAAAGAAATCTTTGGGTTCTATTTTACCAAATTTAGCAGTTGAAAAATCACTTTTTACTAAAGAGGGACCAACCGAAGAATAAGCTATTCTTTCAGTTTTAAATAAATCATCTCTTTTAGATAAATAATTATGCAAAGCGTATAAAGCATTTCCTAATGTAGAAGAATACTTTTCTGCTTCTATATTTTTCCCGGCATCAAAATCAATATTAATAGATCCATTAATTTTTAATGATTCTAACATACCCCCAGGCCCCATAAGTTTAACACTACAATTATAGGAACCATCATTATTTGATTTATAATCAAAATTATAAACTGTACCTACCATACCATCATAGTTACCAAAAGTATCTTGACGTTTTTTAGTTATAGCTTGTAACAATTCATCTTTATCATCAAAACTAAAGAAATTAATTGGGCGAATGTTTTTCTGTAATGTTCCATTATTATCAATATAAGGGGTATGTCCCCATTCTAAAAATAAACTAGTTCCTAAACTCATATAAAGTTTAGTCATTATATCCAACTGGTCTAGGTCATAACAGACAAAATCTATATCGGCTTGCATTAAGGTTTGCCATCTACCTCCGGTGCCTACTTTAACACCTGTAATACCAGGCATAGGTTTATAACCTAATTTATCAGTTTCACCTTGAGAATAAGTTTCACTAAAACCTTTTTTTAAATTTATATCATTTCCATCTGTAGTTGAAACAGTTCCACTTTGTAAAACATATTGTTTAGCTAAATTATCAGAATATCCTTCAGGATTAAAAACTTCTACAAGATTAGCAGGACCTTCTTTACCTCTACCTGGGCCTTCTAGAGTAGTTATTGGAGGTTTAGGAGCGGGGTTAAAGTCAACTCCTGAACTAAGACGAAACCATCCTGTTCTATTAGTTAACCATTGTAATTGGTCTGGGGTGCGGGTTGGTTGGTTAACTATTTGTTCACGTTCTGTAATTTGTGTTTGAACGTAATCTAATAAACCAGTACCAACAATATTTTTATATTTAGCCATAACATTTTTTAACTATTAGCGCCATCAAAAGCATTTAATGCTGCATCTATATTAGCAGGTACTCTTAATTGAAAACCAAGTGGAGGAAACATTGAATCTCCAGGTAAATCGTTTGCCATAGCTATAACCCACCATAAAGTAGCATCACCGTAAAAATCGTATGCTATTAAATCTAATCTATCTTGATCTCTCGATATAATATAATAATCTTCATTTGAAGGTACAAGGTTAGGGTATTGGGTTGGTAAATAAATTACTTTACCACCAATTCCTTTATATGTTCCTATATTTTCGTATCTTCTTGCCATTAAAATGTTTGAGATAAGAAGTTATTTTCAACAAGGTTAGTCATTATTATTGGAACTTTTCTACCTTTTTTAGGTAAAACATCTAAAATAGGTTTAAATGAAACAGCTACATCTAAAATTTGAGGTAATTCCATCATATCTACATCAGCCCCATCTTCGGGTTGGGTCATTTTTATTTCCCAAGGATATTCATCATTTACAGTTATATTTAATCCTGTAATAATTCCAGGTACTCTATAAAAATATTCACCTATGGTTAATTTGGTAATGTTTCCTCTCATAAATCCATTACCAGTATAATCAGGATAAAGAGAAGAGACTAAAAAGTTAAATTTTTGATATAACACTTTTAATTCAGGACGTGATTGAGGTGCAATTTTAAAATTAAAACTTACATCACGATCAAATCCCTGGTATGTGTAGAAATTTTCCCCTCTACCAGCATAACGTTTTGAATCCCATTGTGCACTATGGCTATCACTAAATCCAGTTAAAAATGCTCTAAAATGAGCTCTGGTGGTTACATCATTATTATTTGATAATGTTTCAAAAGCGAATTTTATTAAATCTCTTACTTCACCATCATTTTCAACAGGGACATCATTTCCTCTAGTTACTAAAGGAGACATATTTACCTTATCCTGGGTAGTTGGGTTTGTATTTGCTATATCAGTTCTGTCTAGTAAAGAACTGCCAGGGTTTCCTATTCCTACTCTAGTAGCTATGTTTACATTACGATTTCTATAATCTCTAGAAAAAACTTTTTGTGGTTCTAAAATATTTTTTCTAAAATCTTCAGAAGGAAGGGATGAATTAGTTTCACCTTGGGGTTTTTGATTTAGTAAAGTAGTATACCCCATTGTATATCCAAGCTGGGTGTATTGTGTAGTAGTGGGTACTTCAGGTACCTTTTCTACTCTAATAAAATCTTTACTAGATTGTTGATAAGTATTTTGGATTTGATTATCTTGACTTACACCAGTTAAAGTATCTCCTAACTGATATATTCTACTTGCTCCTAAAGTGCTAAAATATTGATACGTGGTTACTGGTCTAGCTTGGACTTCTATATTATCTAAATTAGTTTGATAATAGGGACCAGTAAAATTAGGAGCGTTTTTAGTTAGTAAGGGTCGATTTTTAGCATCTGTAGCAGTACGGATTGTAGTACTACCTAAACCATATAATGAACCAGGACCATTTTGGTAGAAAAATAATTCTGAATCAATTAAATCATTTATTCCTAGTTCACGAGCAATGGCTCCTCCTTCAAATGTATCTGTAGGTGAAGGGTTTACTTTAAAATTATATAAAGCAACTAATCTATTTCTATCTTTTGGTTTATGTGATACAACATATTGATATGTGTTTTCAATGTAACCAAGTTCATTCTCATTTAATCCCGCTTGTGGGTACCTGAATCCAGTACCACCCTCAGCTATTTGTTTCATTAGGTTTCTACCATCACTATATTGCATAGTGTTTGGTCTTCCACCTTGTTGACGGGATTCCATTAAAGGGTTAGATAAATTTAACCCGGCTTGTTTATCTAAAAATGCTTTACCTTGAGGGTAAGATAATAAAAAACGATCTATACGAGCAAAGTCCGTTCTAGCGGCTAGCTCCTCATAGGAACCACCACGAATTGGATAGTCTAAGCTTAATGCCTCGGTAGTTAAGTTATTAAGTTGGTCAATGGTATCAGGTACAGGTGCCTTTATAAAAGGTTGACCTGAAGAACCACCACCTCTAATATCTTTTGTATACTTATTACCTTTTGAATTATACTTAAAGCTATCAGGATCGTTATATAGATCTTTTATAGCCATTTTTTAGAATGATGCCCCCTCAGGTGCGTTATCTCTATAAGTACCTGTTTTAGGTAAACCACCATTTAAATCAAGATCTGATGGGTTAGCAGGTTGTAGCTTTGTTATTGCAGGATTTACTTGTGGTAAACCTTGACCACTTAAAGAAGCTACATCATGTAAGTTTGAATCTCTTAAAATATCAAGATTATCAGGTTTTACTCCTCCTGTACTTAAATTGGATGTTTTTTCTGTTCCTAGGATCGCCATAATTTTAATTTTATTTATTATAAATATTTTAAACTGAATATCTTCTAGTATTAACTGCTAGTGATGGTTGTAATCGAGTGGATATTCTATCACCATCTAAATTTGTAACTACAGTAGCACGTGAAGTACCTCTTTCAGCACCTTTAGCGATTGCGTTTGCTAGTTTTTCGTAATCGATTGGGGCACTATCGTTTCTACCCTCTCTTCTGATGTTTGGTGATACTGCTAATCCATCTCCTTTAGCTGTGATTGCCGTTGCTCCATAGCTATCTGTAATAGTAAATGGACCTTTTGAGGATGGTGCTATACCATCATTGACACCTTGTGACTTAGCTTCACTTACTTTATTATATAAATAAGCTATACCAGCACCTGCCGCTGCAAGTGCAACTATGGTTCCTATACCTAAAGTAGCAGCAGACAAAGCTGTTAATTTAGCAGTAGCATCAGCTACACTTAACCCAACTAGAAACCCCATTCTTGCAATTACGGGAATTAGTGCTGCACCAAGCTTAACCATGCTACCTAAAATAGACTGGGTCATAATAACTCCAATCATTCCCATAGTAGTATATAATACTACCGAATTACTAAGCAAACTAGCCATTAATTCTACAGGCCCTGCTAGAGCAACAGTCATTTTTTCTATTGCTTTATTAAGTTGTTGTTGTGCTGTTAATCTTTTAGCATCTGCTATTTCTTTAGCTTTAATTTCTTCAGCACTCATTCCACTAAGGATAGCTTGTTCTTGTAAAGATTTAGATAATTCATCTCTACTTAAACCAAGTGCTGCAGCTACTGCTTCTTGCTCAATTCTATTAGACTTTGCAAAACTTTCTTGGGTAATACCCTGTTTAGTTAATTCTTTTGTTACCCCTGCTAAATCGTTAGTTAAAGCAAACATTCTTGCTCTTTCTAAATTTAACTGTTTTCCAGTAATAACTTCAGCTTCAAATTCAGCTGTAAGGGATTGTTCTATGTCTAATAAACCTCCTGCTATTTTATCTACTTGGCTTAAATTTAATCCTAATAATTTAGCATTAGAAGCAGCCTTAGCTAGTTCTTCATTACTATTACCAAAAGACATAGCTATAGAAGGAGAAACTTTAGCAATTTCTTGTAAAATTTTTCTTTGAGATAATAAAGGACTTACTCCTTTAAAGGCATTAGCAGCTCCATCTTTTAAATTTTCACCACTTACTTGGGCATTAAATGCTAGTAAACCTGCTTCTTCAGCTGATAGGCCAAGTAATACTTCTAGTTCAGCTGCTTCTTGGATATTAATTTGATCAAAAGCAGCATTAGCATTAAACCCAAATTGTTCTGTTAGTGCTGTTAGGGTTTTAATTTGATCAATACCACTAATTAAAGCGTCATTAAAACTTGTAAAATTTGATGCTGATTCTCCTGTTAATCTTCTAAATTCAGTTTGAACTTTATTTAATTCAAGTGCAGATTTTAAAATAGCGGCACCCGCTACCATTACTAGGTTAGTAACTGTTAAGGATTCTTTAAGTTTTTTTCCAATTTGACCTCTAACAGTTGTTTGAGATTTTAAATCTTGATTTTCTTTTGTAAGTTCTGCTCTTCTTTCTTCTGTAAGGTTTAAAGAATCTTTTAATTCTTCATTATTAAGTTTAATTTGAGCATTTGCGGCGGCCGCTGAGGAGACTATATTTTCAAAAGGATTAGTGCCTGATATTTTTTTAAGGATTCCTCCAGCAATTCCTAGAGCAGTTCCTGCTACTCCTAATTTTTTATTAACATTATCTAATTCTTGACCTTGTTCTTTAATTGATTTTTTCTGTTCCTGGGCAATTGATAATGCTTTAGTAAAGTCTTCTTCTTGTTTTTTAGAAAGTTTACCAAATTCGAGTTCAAGTTGATTTCTATCATTTCTAATTTTATTGATTTTTAAATCAATAGATTGAATAGCTTTAGCTATATCTTGTTGTTTTAAATTACCATTTAATAATTTAGTTTGGATATCTAATAAAGCTGAACTAGATCTACCTAAAGAAGCTAAATCATTTTTAAAATTTCTTAATAAAGATTTACCTAAATCATCAAGGTTATCTGCTTCTTCTCTTAATTTTCTAGAATATTCTTCTGAGATACTAGCTAGGGTATTTCCAAACACCGCTGCTGTTTCTTCTGCTGCAGATCTAAACTCCTTTTTAATATTATCTTCTTCGTCAGCCATATAAGGGTATATAATATAAATATGAAAAGTGCCTACTTTTTAGTAGGCACTGATGCATTATATACATTAGCAGGATTAATATTAGGTCTTGCTATTTCTTTGCTATTATTTTTAAGCATATTATTTTGCTTATCATTAGCTTCGTTTTGTTTTTCGTAATATTCTTCAATTTTTTTAAAGGTAAAATTACGAAGCCAAATAGGCATATTATATAGGGTATGCCAATCATATCCCCCATTACCATGAAATACAATTTCATGTATTTGAGAAAATAGATTTTGCCTATATTCGGGCGTCAGGCCAAAAAAAGTTAAGATTGATGGGGATAACGATGTCCTCCTCGTCATCTTCCCCGGTATATATTAAATTTACATCTGGGGCTATGCGTTTAATTTCTTCACGCAAAGACCTAGAATCTCTAGCTAATAAGTAGGTATCTACAAATTCTCTAATTGTTTTCTTTTCTCTATCACCATCTACTGATGTAATTAAGTATTTTAAACGGGTTGAGGATTCCGGTGAAGTTTCTTTATTAATTTTTTGTAATCCTTTAATTTCCCTTTCTATATCCTTTTCATCACCATGTGTTAATAACTTGTAAGTAATGGTGGTTTTTGAATGTGGTAATGTAAATTCAAATTCATTTACTCCGTTTTCTTTAAGATCATTAGGATCTAATAGTTTATCTTCTAGGGTTGTTAAATCAATTGTAAAATCTTCCATTTGACTTGTTGAAGAATTAAAGGATTTAAAGGTATAGTCTTTACCATAACCTAATACACGAGATGCTATTAATAAGGCATTTTTATCTCCTGTAATTAAATCTCTATAATTAATTTTAGAGACAATCAGCGATTCAATGAGTTTATCCAACACTATACCTTTTGAAATATAATTCTGGTTGGTAAGGATATCTTCTTCCTTAGCTGTCATGTATTTCATTTCTATCTTGCCGGATGATAGTGGGTTGTCCTTAGGATATATTAATCCTTTAGATGGTAACTCAACGACTTCAGTGGGAAATTTAAATTTGTTTTCTGTAACTTGTTGTTCCATACTATAAATAACTTATTTGTGTATATAAATATACGAAATAGAAAAAGGTGTTCCAAATGGAACACCTAATTCAGGGTTGGAGGGTTGGGGTATTTTTAGAAGTTTAGGATACAATAATCCATTGCAATGGTGATATCTAAATTGATAGCAGCATCTGCACTCCAATCGTATTCACCGAAACTGGCAGTTTTAACGTATGCTCCTTTGATCACCCATTCTGATACTACATCTCCTACAGGACCTAATATATCTAATGTTAAGTCTTTCTTGTAGAAATCTGAATATCCGTCACGACCAGTTACTGATTCGTGAGCTAAACGTGCCCATTCCATTACGGCTTGAGCTCCTGATGGGGTTACAGGATCATATAAACCTAAAGTCATATCGTTCCAACGAACTTTACCTTTTACTTTACGGTAAGTGTTAATATGATCTAAGGTGATTTCACCAGCGTCGAATCCAGGTGCAGTTGCGTTCTTGATTAAGTAAGCGGGAATACCGTCTACATATAGAATGAACCTGTTTTGCACTTTGGGTTCAAAGGCGGTGAACATTATTTCATTGGGATCTAATACTGCCATTTTAATTTATGTTTATTATAAATATTGTATTTTTAAACTTTTAGAATGTTACACCAGTAGGCGTTACATTAAAGTCTAAGATTATATATTCAGCTGTTTTAGTTGGTTGGATGAATATTTGTCCTACCATTTGATTTCTGTCAATCACATCAGCTGTGTTGTTTGTATCATCCATTACCACTCTATAAGTGTACAATCCTTGACGTTGTTGTATTGATTCTAGATATGGGTTAACTTGTGATAAAAATCTATTTCTAGTTGCAGCTGTGTTTTGTTCGAATAGTAACGTTTTACCAATGTTTCCAATAGTACGTTTCAATTCAATTAACAATCTTCTTACATTTACTCTATCTAAGGCAGTTGCTTTAGTTTGTAATGTTTTCTGTCCAAATGCTACTGTTCCATTTCCTGGGAATGTAGCTAATGGGTTAACTTTAGCTAAATACAGTTTATCACGATCAGCTGGTGATAATTTTCTTTCAGCTTGGATTACACCACCTACACCACCTCTGTTAAATCCAGCAGGTGCGAACCATTCAGCTCCTAATCTATCGTTAGTAGCATATACTCCAGGAATTACTGTAGAAGCAGGTGCCCAAACTAGTTTTCCAGTTTCACCTGATTGTACTTGAACCCAAGGCCAGTATGTAGCAGCGTAGCTTGAATCAACAGCTCCAGCGGAAGTTACGGCTTGGTTAAGTGTTGAACCATAATTTCTTGTATCAACTACGGCAATCGCATCTCCTCTTTCTGTAACCGTATCAATCGCTGTATTTACAGCAACTAATCCGTTTTGAATTGTTACACCGGGAATAGATAAGATTTCATAATCGTATTCGTCTTGATTTTGTAGAAGAGCTAGTGAGGCTGTATAGTGAGATGGTTCTAGACCTTGGATAGATGAAACATCAATTTCATCAAACATTTTTAATCTAGTGTTTGCATTAGCACCATCTCCATAAATTTTACCAGTACCATTTGCAAATGCTCCTTCTAAAGATCCACTTCCTACTTGTGGTAGAGATGAAGTGTATTCTGCTTTAAAGTTTCCGTCGTTATCTAAGTAGTTTAATGTTGGTAACCCTACTGAAGATACTCTTACGTAACGGCTGTTATTAACGTAAGATCCAGTTGTTTGGATAAATTGATTACCATCACTATCGGTATCGAAGTTTCTTGTTTGGTTACCAATTACAGCTTCGATATAGTTGTCTGAATTTGGATCTAATGATAAATCATTCCAGCTTTCTAATATTGTTTTTGATTTAGAATTGTCATTTCCACCACGAACTAGTAGATTAAACGTACCACTTCCTGAATCAATTCCTGCAATTTCCCAACGTACGTTATCACCTGAACCACTTACTAATGAACCACTTGTAGATACACTACCTGAGTTGTTCATGATTTCACCTTGAGAAATTGTCTCTAATGTGAATGAAGAAGAATCAGCATGCATAATTGCTCTAACGTCAGCGGTTGAGGGAGTGTAAGAACCAGATGCAACTCTAGTTATTAAAGCAGTCTCACCACCTTGTTGGAAGTAATTGTTTACAGCGATTGAAGTTAAATATTCATATCGAATACTAGCACTTTCGAATGCACCACCAAATTTATTTTTGAAGTCACTATATGAAGTAACTACTGTTGGAACATTAACAGGTCCTTTTACAGTTGGGCCTACTAAAGCCAAACCTGCAACAATAGGTCCTTGAGTAACTAGTGATTGATCGTTCTCACGTGTTAATACTCCTGGGGATAATAAAGTTTCAGCCATTGTTATTAGTTATTTTATCAATGATAAATATGTAAGGGGAGTTCAAAAACATTATTCCGATTGTATGATCTCACCTGTTTTTAAATCGATTTGGGCACTACCATATTTTTCTTTTAAACGATCGCCCAATTCTTTTTCTTGTAGAAGTATTTGGTCATATCGTATTTCCAAATTTTCTTCTTCTTTTTCTAAATTTAACTTTCTTAACGCTAACTGTCCTAATTGGTATGTTATAACGTTAATGTTTTGTTGAAAGTTTTCTAGTTCCTTTAATTCCTCCTCTGTTACCTTTGTTTGTTTTATTGCCATAACGAATTTAATTAATTATTTAATATAAATATTTAAAATATATACGAGAACAAAAAAAGGGAACGCAAGCGTTCCCTATTTTTACTATTTAATAAACTACCAAGAGTAAGTACCTCCTCTAGTTTGACCATTATAGATAAATTGAGTGGAAAAAAGTTGTGTTTTATTTCTATTCACACATCCCCATGCAAATGGTGATCCACCTTGGGCTTGGGGATGATTTGTAAGTTGACCTTGTCCTAAATTAGGGGTATTAGTTGCAGATTGAACAGTTACTCCACCATGGTTAGCATGCCTTCTAGTAGTAGTAGAATTATTTACCCATCCTGAAGTTGGATTATACCAATAGTGTCTATCAGTATGATATCCTCCTATTCTTACATAAAAGGATGATGGGGAAAAAGTAGCTGTAAATGTAGTATATTGATCAACTCTACCAGCTATTGTGGTTCCTGCAACATTAGTTGCAAAGGCAAATATTCTATATAAAGTACCAGCTGATAATCCTCCTCTACTATTTGAAAAAGCTCCTGTGGTGCCTGATACTACATATTTTGTATTACTGGTAGCAGTAGTAGAGGTTCCAAAATAGAATCCCCTTTCTGTAATTGTTCCACCACCATCGCTAGTTACATTACCATTTATTGTCATACTAGTACTTCCAACACTAGTAGCAGCATTTGTTGTAACTGAAGGTGCAACTGCATCTACATACCCATAAAAATCAGACATAGCGTCTGGGGTAGAAAACCCGGCGTATGTGGAAGCATTGTGCAATGAATTATCTCCTTGAGAATGTTCATTAAAAGCTGTAAAAATATCTTCGTATAATCCTAACTGTCCTGAACTTGGTACTGCCATTTTATTTTAGTTTTATTTATTATGCGTCTGTTAAATTACCCCATCCGTCTTGAGATTTAAGTAATTCATATCCCTTTGATCTTACATCATCTTCAGGGGCTAAAGTTGTTGAAAAAGTTATTTCTCCTTGAGATGACCAATTATTCCAATCAGCACTTCTAGAGGCTTCATTATTATAAACATTATACCAAACTGCTAAGGAGTCATATGTATCACCTGTAATTTCAGATTTAAAAGATGTGAATTGGTAAACACTTATATATCCACTAACAGAAGAAGTTTCTACAGATTCTACCGCAGATTGAGATTGTATAATAGTAGTTCCTCTATGAACATAATAAGGATCATCTACACTAATATCATTAGGTACTGATAAAGAAGTATAAGTATATTCTGTTTCTGAGAAGACAGGGGTATAAGTTTCAAATGTTCCGGTTAATGCCATTTTTTATAAATTTATTTTAATTATGATATCCTTCTAAAGTTTTTACTCTAGCAGATAATTCTTTTACTGCCTCAATTAATACGGCTGTTAATTTATCGTATTTAACTGCTTTATATCCGTTTTCTCTAGTTTGAACTAATTCTGGTAGCACTGCTTCAACTTCTTGAGCAATTACTCCTAAATCATGTCCCTCGTTAGGGTGGATTTCTTTATTAGCGATCCAATCAAATTCAACACCTCTTAAAGATTCTACTTTATTTAAAGCACTTTCAATAGATGTTACGTTTTCTTTTAATCTTTCATCTGAAGAAGCGAATGCTATAACATCATTTGAAGCTTGAATTACCCCTACAGTTGATGATGGTGCAATACCTACCCCAAGACCATCTGTTCGGGATTTTGCAGCAGAAACTAGAAAAGTTGTACCATCAAATGTTAGGTTTGCTTCAGCATTCATTGCATCCGTACCAGTTGCTGTAAGAATACGATTATTTGCACCATTAGACATAAAATCTGATACGTCTACTGAAATAGCATCCGCTGCTACATCAATACCTGTACCAGCTCCAATGTTTAATGTTCTAGTAGAATTAATTGTACCACCACCTGTTAAACCATTACCTGCGGTAATTGATACTCCAGAGTGATCAATGTGTTCGTTAGCTACAAATCCTGATAAGTTATCGTGGACAATTTCTCCATCATTTGTAGATATAGTGTCTGCTGCGACTGTGATACCTGTTCCTTCACCAATGTTTAATGTTCTAGTAGAATTAATTGTACCACCACCTGTTAAACCATTACCTGCGGTAATTGATACTCCAGAGTGATCAATGTGTTCGTTAGCTACAAATCCTGATAAGTTATCGTGGACAATTTGCCCATCATTTGTAGACACTGAATCTGCAGCAACACTAATACCTGTACCCGCAACAACATTAACTGTTACAGCTCCTGATGAGCCACCTCCTGTTAAACCGTTACCTGCTGTTACACCTGTAATGTCTCCTACATTCGATGTCCATCCAGAATCGTTATTAAATTCAGATAAAGCAATATTTGCTTTTGTTAATTTTCTTTGAGCATTTGATGTATCTACTACTACAAAATAATCTCCATCCCCATTAGTTGTTGAAGTTGATAGTTCTGATAGATCTACATTTACGGTATCTGCTGCTACATCTATAAGTGTACCTGCTCCTACTGCAAATGTTCTACTTGCAGCTATAGTACCTCCTCCTGTTAAACCATTTCCTGCTGTTAGTGTTACCCCACTATGGGCAATATGTTCATCTGCTACAAATCCACTTAAATTATCGTGAACAATTTGTCCATCATTTGTTGTTAATGTATCTCCTGTTAAGGTAATACCTGTACTAGCAGCTAAGTTTGTATTAGTTGAAATGTCAATACTACTTAATGTTGCAATTGAACCTAACCCTAAGTTTGTTCTTGCTGTAGATGCGTTAGTTAAATCACTTAAGTTATTTGCTTTTGTAGCTTTAGTAGCTACTTCAGCTGTTAAAGCAACCACATCAGAATCTCCATTTGCAAGAGAAGCAGAGAGTTCAATTAATGTATCATACGCTGCTGGTGCACCACCTAATAAATCAGATACTTCTTGCATTACAAATGCAGTAGTAGCAACTTTAGTAGAATCATCACCATTTGAAGGTGTTGGTGCTATAACAGTTCCAGTAAATGTTGGAGAAGCTAAATTAGCTTTCAAGTTCAATGCGGTTTGTTGTGCAGTAGATACTGGTTTAGCAGAATCTGCAGTGTTATCAACGTTTCCAAGTCCTACGTGTGCTTTAGTTACACCACTTACTGTTCCAGTAAATGTTGGTGAAGCTAATGGTGCTTTTAGGTCTAATGCAGTTTGAGTAGCAGTTGATACTGGTTTACTAGCATCTGATGTGTTATCTGCATTTCCTAATCCTACATCTGCTTTTGTTACACTATAAGAAGTACCTAATGCAGTAGAAGTTCCATTAATTGTTATAGAATCATTTGCTAATTGTGCATTAGTAATAGTATCATTGGAAATTGCTCCTGCAATTGTATCTGCGGTAATAGTGCCCCCTAGTGCAGTTGAAGCACCAGCAATTGTGATGTTATCATTAGCTAGTTGAGAGTTTGTGATTGTATCAGCAGAGATTTGACCTGCAATTGTATCTGCGGTAATGGTTCCACCTAGTGAAGTATCAACTCCTGCAATAGTAATACCATCATTTGCTAGTTTATCATTAGCAATTGAACCATTTAACATAGCATTGGTAATACCACTTGCTTTAACTCTTAATGAATCCGTATCAATTTCAATAGAAGAATCATCTACATTTACTGCTAAAGCTGAACCATCACCTCCAGATAATCCATTTCCTGCTGCAGTAGCATTAATTCTAAGACTACCTTGACTTGCATCTAAACCCGCTCCAACTAAAGCTGGGGCTAACTGGGATATATTCATTCTACCTTCAGAACCTCCTTCTGAAGCATCGGATACAATTAGTCTATCTGCCCCCGTAATGGTAGTACCGGTTAAATCATCTCCAAAGGCATCAATATCTAGATCAGTAGCTACGATTCCCGTTAATAAGGCTCCATCACCTTCATAGGATCCACTAAAAGCACCAGAAGCATAAAACTCATCTGTTGTACTACCTGAAAAAGATCCCGTAAATGATCCGGATAGATTAGAGGATGCATTTCCATCCATCGCTAAGGTACCGGCTACCATTGCTATACCGTATGATTTCATATTTTATTTTTTCTTAGGGGGTTATTATGTTGTTTTAATCGATGATAAATATTGAGTTTTATTTAAAACTTATACTTTAATTATAATATGTCCATTAAAAGGCTCACCAAAATTTACTGTTATAGTATTGGTATTGTTTGAAATTATGCTATTAGGTAATACTACTTCAGGATTAACTCCTCCACTACCAGTATCCCATACTGTTACTACAGGATAATTTTCATTTAATGAATGTGATACAACGTATGATCCTGTACTATCTAATAAATCTTGGCGATGAGAATAGGATGCACTTAAAAATATTAAGTTATCATCCATTTCTCCGGTAGTTAATTTTCTACCTAATCCTGAGCGTAATGTTAAACTTCCGTTTGGCATGTCTATTATATATTATAAATATTGTTAACTTATTCTAATTTGTATGGTATTTCCGTTTCTATACAATCCTCCTAACGGCACCCCACCAGCTTGTGCAGCAGAATCGTCAGTAAAGTTTAAACTTTGAGATACTTGTGTTAACACAACATATCCTGTATCATTTAAGAATGATCCTGTAAAGGTATTTGCATTAATATAAGCACTAAAAATACTACCTGTTAATGCTATATCTCCATCTGAGTATATTGCGGTACCTGCGAAATAACTTTCTACGTAATCTTCGTCAGTATAATCTTGTAAAGAGTGAACTGTTAAATCACCTTGCATTTCACCTGAACCAGTGAACGGGAAGGGGATTACATTTAGTTCGGCTGCATTTCCTTGAAATGATCCACTAAATGAACCACTAAACACCCCGTCACCAGTTAGCGTATAAGACGATGTAGTAGCGTTATTTGCGAATGAGGCAGTACCTGATGTGTGTGAGGCTGTTACCGCTGTTAAAGCGTGGGAAGCCGTGTCAGGTACGTTTAGGGCATGCGATGCTGTTATAGCAAAACTTGAAGTACCTGTTAATTGGGCTCCTTCAACAATTGATATTGAACCTGATATTGAAAGAGAACCGGTGTATTCATGAGTATCATCGGATGTATCACCAAATTTGGTTGAGCCTGAACTATAAATAACGGAAGCTGTCTCGTATATGGTCTGTAAATGACCAATTGAGGCAGATTCTAGGTATGCTGCGGATGCAGTTAAATTACCACTTATATTAAGTGACGCTAAGGATGCGTTGGAATCTCCAACGACTATTTTTTTCCAGTTTGGCATATATACTCTATTACGGTTGGTTACATCATAGGATGCCCACTTCCCTTTCGGGCCAATAATGCTCTAGTATAAATATATATTATTTAACCTAAAATATTTAGAACTTTTTGGAGTTTTAAAGTAAGATTGTATACTAATTCTACACTTTCTCCTTTAAAATTTGAATTTTTAATTAAATGTAAAAGAATTTTTGTTTCTTCAGCATTTAATGATAAATCTTCTTTAGAAGTCTTTTTTTCTTTTTTAGAGACAGAGGAAGCCGCCTCCTGGGCAGCTTCCTTTTCTCTGATTTTATCTAATAATCCCATAACTTTTTTAAACATTGTCTATTATATGTAAATATAAGCTTCGTTATTTGAGGTATCTACAAAAATCGTACCTTTACCATTTGTTCCACCATATGTTGGATCGGAACTTGGAGCACCTGCACTTTCTTGAATAACACCCATATACGCATCTGGTGTAATTGTTGTGGCAGAATCAACCAATTCTGATTGTAATGCCCATCTGTTTGCACTAGAATCGTAAGCAAATGCTTTACCTCTACCATCTGGATCATCATCGACTTGATTAATAATGATACCACCATCAATCGCACCATTTGAACCGGATGCTAATATAATAAATTGATCTGCAACTTCCAACGAAGAAGCACTTACTATAGCACCACCTACTACTAAATCTCCAGCAATAGTTGCATCACCTGTTACAGTTAAGTCGTTTCCAACTGTTACGTTACTAGGTAATCCAATTTGAATTTGATTATTTGTTACAGCGGTTTCAATTTCACCAGTAGTACCGACTACATTTAATGTATCAACTTTAAGATCTAAAGCATCTGTACCTGTATCACCAGCAATATCTAATTCTGTTACTAATCCAGTTAATAAGGAACCATCACCTTTGAAGGAACCACTGAACATAGTACTTTCTACGTTAGTTAATCCTACTAAAGTGGTTGAAGTGGCACCTAAATCTACTTCTGTTGTACCAAGAATAACACTATCATTTACTAATTTTACGTTGGCAATTGTACCATCTGTAATTTTAGCATTTGTTACTGCATTATCAGCTAATTCAGTAGTAGTAATATTACCAGCGTGAACTGTTCCTGCTACATCAGCAAATGAAGCTGTTGCATCTACGCTTAATTCTGTAGCACGATCAGCGACTGAGGCTGTTTGAGCATGGGTTGCTTCAGAAGCTGAAATTCCCATTCCACCTACCATTGCAGCGGCGATACCGGCAACAGGCACAGGGAATATAATTTCAACAGTATTGGCATTTATAGTTACAATTCTGTCTGGAAGAATCATATCTCCAGTAGTATCCCAAATTTGTACTATAGGATATTCTTCATCTAAATTGTGAACAAACGACCAAGTTTCTGCTGCTACGGTTTGGTTTAATTTCTTAGTTGAACCAGTTCCGAATGCATCAGCATATATTAATTGACCAGCACCATCTGTTACAAGAGCTTGACCATTTAATCCCTCTGTTGTTGGGAATAATTGACCCGCTACTGTAGCTGAGGCTGAAATAGCATTTGTTGAGTTTGAAGCTGAATCTGCAGTTCTAGCAATACTTGCTGTATCAGCATATGAAGCTGTTACTGTAATATTAGTAGGTAAACCAATAGTAATAGTTTGACCTGAAACTGAAGTTTCAATTTCGTTTGCTGTACCAGCAATATCTAGATTTTGTGTTTGTAAATCTACTGTTGAGGTACCTCCTGAATCACCATCAATGGTTAATATTGTAGCTAATCCAGTTAATCCTGAACCATCTCCAATAAATGAACCACTAATTACACCATGTGATTGTAATAAACTACCAGATAATGTAATACTACCTGATTGTTTTAATGAACCAGTAATTTGTTGAATATCTCCTGCATCATTACCAAATACGTTTGATCCGGAAGTAATAATTGTAGAAGAGGATTCGAAAATTTGGTGAACAAATGTACCTGTATCAGCACTAATTAAAGTTAAACCTTTAATTTCTGTTATAGTTGAACCAAGTGCTTGTTCTGTTACACCAAATGTAAGACTATCGTTTACTAATTTAGCATTAGCAATCGTACCGTCTGTAATTTTATCGTTTGTTACTGCACTATCTGCAATTTTTGCAGTTGTAACATTACTATCAGCAATTTTTGCGGTAGTTACGTTAGCATCAGTGATTTTAACCGTTGTTACGGCATTGTCAGCGAGTTTGGCAGTAGTAACATTTGCATCAACGATCTTAGCTGTTTCAACAGAATCTGTTGCTAATTTAGCAGCTGTTACGTTTGCATCTGTGATTTTAACTGTCGTTACAGCATCATCAGCTAATTTACCTGTAGTAACGTTAGCGTCTGCAATTTTGGCAGTTGTAACATTGGCATCTACAATTTTAGCTGTAGTTACTGAATCAGTTGCTAATTTGTCAACTGTTACATTTGCATCAGCAATTTTAGCTGTTGTAACGTTAGCATCAGCAATTTTAGCTGTTGTAACGTTAGCATCAGTGATTTTTGCTGTTGTTACTGCACCGTCTGCAAGTTTACCAGTTGTTACATTTAAGTCGGTAATTTTAGCAGTTGTTACAGCATTGTCGGCTAATTGAGTAGTGTCAATTCCTGCATCAGAAACTTTTACACCACTAGCACCTACTGTTAAGGTAGATCCATCTGCTTCAACAGCTACAGTAGCAGCACCACTTCCATCGAATGTGAAATCTGCAATACCATTTCCGTCTGTAAGAGAATTATTTAATTGATCTACAGCAACTCCTGTTAATCCTGAACCATCACCAATAAATGAACCGCTAATTACACCGTTTGATTGTAATAAGCTTCCTGAAAGTGTATAACTTCCTGATTGTTTTAATGATCCTGTTACTTGTTGAATATCGTTTTGATCATTACCAAAGATGTTTGATCCTGAAGTAATAATCGTAGAAGAGGATTCGTAAACCTGTAATACAAAGCTACCTGTTACAGCTGAAATACTAGTTAATCCTGAGATTTCTGTTACAGTTTGACCTAAATCAATTTCTGTAGTACCTAATATTACACTATCGTTAGCTAATTTAGCATTTGTTACATCACCATCAGCGATTTTAGCTGTTGTTACAGCACTATCTGCAATTTTTGCAGTTGTTACATTTGCATCAACAATTTTTGCTGTTTCAACTGAATCTGTAGCTAATTTAGCTGCAGTAACATTAGCGTCTGTAATCTTAATTGTAGTTACAGCATCGTCTGCAAGTTTTGCAGTGGTAACATTACCGTCTACGATTTTAGCTGTTTCAACTGAATCCGTTGCTAATTTAGCAGCTGTTACGTTAGCGTCTACAATTTTTGCAGTTTCAACTGAATTGCTTGCAAGTTTAGCCGCAGTAACGTTTGCATCTGTAATTTTAGCTGTTGTTACAGCATTGTCTGCAAGTTTACCTGTAGTAACATTGGCATCAGCAATTTTAGCTGTTGTAACGTTAGCGTCTACAATTTTTGCAGTTTCTACTGAGTTGGTTGCTAATTTAGCAGCTGTTACATTTGCGTCTGTAATTTTAGCAGTAGTTACTGCATTAGCTGCGAGTTTTTCTGTAGTTACGTTTAAATCAGCTATTTTAGCAGTAGTAACATTAGAATCTGCAATTTTAGCAGTAGTAACATTAGAATCTGCAATTTTTGCAGTTGTTACATTTGCGTCAGTGATTTTAACTGTCGTTACAGCATCATCAGCTAATTGAGTAGTATCAATTCCACTGTCTGAAACTTTAACTCCATTGGCACCTACTGTTAAAGTAGCTCCATCTGCTTCTACTGCTACTGTTGCAGTAGCTGAACCATCAAATGTAAAGTCTGTAATACCATTACCATCCGTAAGAGCATTATTTAGTGTATCTACAGTAACTCCAGTTAATCCTGAACCGTCACCTTGGAATGAACCACTAATTACACCGTTTGATTGAAGTAAACTACCTGAGAGTGTAAAACTACCAGATTGTTTTAATGAACCTGTAATTTGTTGTATATCGTCTTGTTTATCACCAAAGATGTTTGAACCAGAGGTAATAATTGTAGAAGAGGATTCGAATACTTGTAATACGAAGCTACCAGTTGTAGCAGAAATACTGGTTAATCCAGAAATTTCAGTTACAGTTTGTCCTAAATCTATTTCTGTGCTACCTAGTGTAACACTATCATTTACTAATTTTACGTTGGCAATTGTACCATCTGTAATTTTGTCATTTGTTACAGCACCATCATTGATTTTAGCTGTTGTAACGGCACTATCTGCTAATTTACCTGTAGTAACATTAGCGTCTACAATTTTATCAGTTGTTACAGAGTTAGAAGCTAGTTTAGCATCTGTTACGTTTGCATCTGCAATTTTAGCTGTTGTTACATTACCGTCTACAATCTTAGCTGTTTCAACAGAGTTTGTTGCTAATTTGGCTGCGGTAACATTTGCATCTGTAATTTTTACTGTTGTTACAGCGTCATCTGCAAGTTTTGCAGTTGTTACGTTTGCATCAACAATTTTGGCAGTTTCAACAGAATCAGTTGCTAATTTAGCAGCTGTTACGTTAGCATCTACAATTTTTACAGTTGTTACTGAATCTGAGGCTAATTTGGCATCTGTTACATTAGCATCCGCAATTTTTGCGGTAGTAATGTTAGCATCAGTAATCTTAGCTGTTGTTACGGCACCATCTGCAAGTTTTGCAGTTGTAATATTACCATCATGAACAGTTCCTGCTAAATCAGCAAAGGAAGCTGTTACTGTAATATTATCAGGTAAACCAAGTGTAACTTTTACATCGTTACCAACTTTAGTTACAGCAGTTTCAATTTCGTTTGTAGTACCAAGAATTTGTAAATCATCTGTAATAAGATCTACATCTTGTGTACCGGTATCACCATCAACTGTTAAGTTTGTTGCTAATCCTGTTAATCCTGATCCATCTCCTTCAAATGAACCACTGAAAGATCCAGATCCTTCGAGGGCCATTCGAGCAAAGGAAGCACTATCAGCAAAAGATGCTGTGGCATCTGGGGATAGTAAGGTAGCTCTATCAGCGACTGAAGCGGAATCGATTGTTCCACCAGCAACTAAATATCCGCTGTCGTTGTTTAATTGGGATATGTCGCTACCAGAGACGACTATCTTTTTCCATTCTGCCATTGTATATTGTTTTTAATTAAGGGTTATTATGATATTAATCTACTATAAATATTTAACCACCTACAAAGAGATTAGAAGCACTATATATAAGTGCACCACTTACCGCGGTTACTTCTCCTTGATAGGGGGATAGTACTAGTACACCTTCTTGGTTTACTTTAATACTACCACTTGCATTTTTTATAAGTAAAAGATCTTCATCTACTGAAGAAGAAACTTCTAATTTTGCTGATGAAGAAACTGTTCCTACTCCAATTCTGCCTGATTCTTTAGATATAAGTAATGCAGGTTGGTCTCCTCCAGTGGAGAATTCCAAATCTTCGGTATCTCCTAATGTTCTTAATACTACAGATCCGGTTATATCATATCCATCAGCTGTAAAGTAAATAGAACCGGAGGCGGGAACTATTCTTACATTTTTAGCCATTATATATTAAATCTATCTTTTATAATAGCATGTTCAGTTTTTAATTGATCAAGCTCTGTTTTTAATTCTTTTATTCCTTCTATTAGAACCGATACTAATTTTTCGTATTTTACAGCTTTATATCCATTTTCTCTATCAGCAACGACTTCAGGAAATACTTTTTCTACTTCTTGGGCTATTACTCCAATATCGTGTCCTGAGTGAATGTGAATACCTTCCATAGGAATCCAATCAAATTCATATCCCGAAAGTTGATTTATTTTCTCTAATGGATTTTCTATTTTATTTAAGTTAGATTTTAATCTTAAATCTGAAGAAGCAAACGCTACAACATCGTTTGTTGCCAATATTGCTCCTACTACACCGGATGCTTCAGTTCCAACACCTAAACTTCCAGATATAGATAAACTACCAGTAGTGATATGATCACTACCTGATATTAACACTGAGCCTGTGGTTTTGGTTGATAATTGTATATCTACAATATCACTCTTAATAAACATTGCAGAGCTAGTAATATGATGCCCACCTTCTGATACTAGTACAGATTCACTTGCAGGGAAAACTGGGGATCCTTTTGTAGGAAATGCAGGGCCAAACATTATTGATGCATGATCTACTGTTGCTCCTCCATCATCTGTATATTCATAAAACCAGTCATTTGTTTGACCATCAAACTGTATAGAAGCTGTATTGTTATTTGAACCTGAATCTTGTACTACTAAACCAGCGTATCGTTCTGCAGGTGTATTATTATTTAATATAATAAAGGCGTCTCCAATTATTTTAGCTGAACCTGTAATACTTTCTAAATATCCAAATGATGCTGTACCTTCTACACTTAAATTATTTGATACAGCAATCGAAGAGGCTGAAATAATTAAGCCTGATTTTATATTGTCTGCTATAGAGGCTGTTGTAGCACGGTCTGCTATACTAGCTGTTCCAAAAGTGTGGGAGGCAGTAGTAGCGTTATTTGCAAATGAGGCTGTACCTAAAGTATGAGAAGATGTTAATGCATTTATAGCATTAGAAGCAGAATCAATTAACCCTTCAAATGAACCGCTAAATGAACCACTTAATATTACTGAACCAGATACATCTAAAGATCCAGTTATGTTAACTGAACCTAAGTATGATGAATTTGAAGAAGTAATTTGTAATTGATCAGCATCATAATTTAAAAAATTACTTGCATTTAAAGTACCTGTACTACCTGAAAATAGTAATATGGATCCTGTGGTTCCACCATTTATTGAAAGTGGGCCTGAAGTACCAGAGGTACCTGAGGTTCCGGAAGTACCTACATCTCCGGTTCTAGAAAATTGGATCGATAATTTATCTCCATTTGAAGGTAAAGTACCTGTTAAATTTATAACAGGAATTTTATAATATCCTGAGGATGCTGTTACTGTGCCTTGAACTTCAAATATATTAACAATATTACCAGTATCTCTACTAGTAATAGTAACATACCCATAGGGATTAGTATTAGTTGAATCATCCCAAGCAGCAAACCATTGGGTTTGATCTGTAGATCTTTGATCTACATTATCTATATATAAAAAAGTAACAGTACCTATAGTAGCTGTATTATATCTAATATTTCCATTTCCGGGATCGGCATCTCCAGTAGAATCGTCAAAATTATATTCAACTCCTCCTTTTTCTCCACTTGTTCCTGAAGTACCAGATGTACCTGATGTACCAGAAGTACCATTTGTACCGTTTGTTCCTGAAGTACCTGAACTTCCTGAAGAGCCTGATGAACCAGATGTACCAGATGTACCAGAAGTACCTGAAGAACCAGATGTTCCAGATGTACCACTAGTACCAGATGTACCAGAGGTACCCGAGGTTGATTGTCTATTTGTAAATGTTATTTCTCCACTAGCTGTGTTATAAGCAAGTAATTGAGGAGCATCTCCTACTCCTGTTTCTGCTATACTTCCGCTACCAATGTCAAAACTTCCTGTAATTCCTAAAGAACCTGAGATTTGGATATTGTTGTTTGCTGTTCCAGAAAGAGCATCTATAATTCGAGTTACATTCTCGGCGTGAATTACGCTACCACTCTGAATGCCCGATGTGCTTATTGTATTAGCCATTAATTAATGAATTTACCTAGGATTATTCCTTAATAAATATTAACTAAGGCTGCGAGTAATGCCCTCTATTACACTTTCGGGTAATATTTTTTTAGTACATTCGAATTGTCTAGAAGTATCTTTATGTATTGGACACCAATCCCAATCCCCAGCATCTAATTTAAAGTTATTAAAACAAGAATTACAAACATTTTTGTTTATAATACGTTGGATTTTTGTACTAAATTCAGTCCATTCTGAACTAAATCCAGATACCATTACTACGGGTTTTTGTATTGCCCACGATAACCAAGCTAAACCACTTGATACTCCTATATATAATTCTGAATGGTGAATAATATTGATTATATCTTCTATAGGATGGTCTCCTGTTGCATCTATAATATTTTCAAAGGATTTATTTTGGGGTAATTTTCTATTTTCCCAACTATCGTTGTGTTTTTCTTTTGATATTTGAACTACTTTATAACCTTTACTATTTAAGTGGTTTATTATATCTTGCCATCCTGTAGGGTGTTGCCAGTATTTTGCACCTGCTGAAGCGTGTGGTGAGATACAAACATATTTTTCTTTCCAAGGACGTTCTTTAACTTGATAATCTAGTTTAGGTAAAACCTCTTTATATTCTAATCCTAATATATTAGTTGCAGTTTGTTGTAAAGTAAATTGTTTAGGATCATAGGGTTGTTTAAAACCATTTAATTTATTGTCATCGTAAAACCATCCTAACTCATACATTGCGTATATGTTAGGTACAGTTTCACCTGGTTCTACAAATGTTAATTCAGGGTATTTATTTTTAAAAAATTTATTCCAAAAGGTAGATACTATAACGTGACATTTATGTTTATTTTGAAATTCTAAGGCATAAGGGAACCAAGCTAATGTATCTCCTAATGATTTTGAACCACAAGCAATATAAACGCGTTTACCAGCAGCATTATATTTGTGAGATGTAACTACTTCTCCAAATTTATCTTTAACTTGAATATCCCAATTTATAAAAAATTTGTGGAATGATTTACCCCAATGGTTATTTTGTAAATTAACAGAATATTCGCTTTTACCTGTATCCTGATTTACAAAATCTATTAAATATTCTTGTTCTGCATCTCTTAAACAGGCATAGGGACCATCTGCAAAATTTACCTCTAATCTAGGTAATTTTTTCTTTGGTTTAATATCGATTTGTTGTAAACGTTCGTATGCTTTTTTAGCTTGATTTTTCCAAGAAAATTTTTGTCGTATTTCTTTAGAACGTTTCAAATACCAATCTTTCCAATAAGCATAATTTTCATATGAATCTCTAATTTGATCCACTAAATGGTCTAAATCAGGTGTATAAAAGTTACCTGGTATATTGTGTTCATATGTTAGATTTTTACCATTTGTAGCAGGTTCTTCACCTAATATATCTATTCCTAATCCTTCACTTTTAGTAAATTCGAGTTGACCTGAACATTTAGTATAAATTGAAGGGATACCACAAGCTAAAGATTCAATTAAGGGTAAATTCCATCCTTCAGCACGGGCACAAGATATTATCACATTAGCGTTTTGTAGTAATGAAATATATTGTTTTCTATCTAAAAACTTTAATATTTTTATTCTATCATCTTCTAACCCATAATATTTTAAACGTTCTTCTGTAGAGTTCATACCATCTACAGGGTATGGATTTTCAACGTTTAATAATAATTCAACACTTTGGTTATCTGGGAATGCTTTGAGGAAACCTTCTATGCTTTCTTTTATACCTTTTCTATAGTCCCATCTTCCAACTATAACAAATTGAAATTTATCTTTTTTCTTAGGTTTAGAAGTAGGTTTAAATACTCTACCGTCTACTCCTTCAGGTATAACAAATATTTTATCTTCTGGGTATCCTTGTTCTATAGAGATTTGTTTTTGCCATTTAGTTGGCACCCAAAGTTCATCTAAAGTAAGTAGTTGTTGAAAAAATTGTTCGGAGTAGCGAGTTGATTCCCAAACGTTATATCCTATTTTATAACCATCATATGCATCGTAGAAGTAATGGTGGTCGTGTTCTTCAAGTATAATATCAATGTCAGCACGATAGCCGTCTTTATAAGAGTATATTGGTAAATTGCTTCTAGAACCATCATTATTAAATAATGTTTGAAGATGAAGCATCTTCTTCATTTGAGGTGTAATATAGGGTTCTTTATCGTGAGGTGTATGGTTAGGTCCTTGCCAAGATTTACCTACTGTAAAATTTCGTACTTTAGTTGGGGTTAATTTATCAAGTTCAGTAAAAAATGACTGCGCATGATTTGCGTAGCCAGTAGTACCTATAAAACTCGTGTGAGCTTGAACCTTCATAACATTTAATATAATAACCTTTAGTACATTTTACAAGCTTTTGTTGCGTTTTGGTTCTAATATTTCAAATTTACCCTCATTATAACGTTGGGCATGTACAATATAAAAACAACTTGGTTTACCACACTCACATTCTATTTCAATTTCTTCTTTAGTAACTCTTTTAACCCAATGATGGCAAGCATTACCAATTGGAGTAAGTTGTACTGTAATATCAGTATCATCTACAGGTAATTCTTTCCAATAGTCTGGTAAGTGGATAATATTACTGACACTTAATTTACCTCTATGGTAAATTCCACGTTCAGGTCCTTCTAATGATGAGTGGAGTAGATAATACCCTTCCATTGTAGGGTGTTGTATTTTAAAGTTTTTAGTTGCAGCATCTAATGTTCCATCTACAAACACGTTACCTGATACAATTAAAGTATCACCATCAAATGTAAAGTCTGTAGAATAGTTTGAACCTGAAAAGGAACCAGTAAAGGAACCAGTAAATTCACCATCTCCACCTTGTGCAAATGAAGCTGTTTCAGCAAATGAAGAGGATGTTTCGTGAACTATTTCATGTGAAGCAGATACAGCATACATAGCGTAAGATGCTGTTTCAGCAAATGAAGCACTATCTATTAAACCATCAAATGAACCAGTAAATGATCCACTAAATGATCCTGTCATTGATGCTACAGGATATATCTTTTTCCAATTATCATTATCTGTAGGATCGGAAGTATCAGTTAAAACGTATATTTCATCTGTATCTTGTTGATAAACAAGTAAACCTTCATATACGTTAGCAGCAGAAAATCCTAAACGTGCTGATTGGTCAGCTACACTTATTCTAGAATCAACTGCTTCGTTATTCGTTATCCTAAAGCCACCAGGTAAAGTAATTGCCATCTGCTATATATTATGTTAAATCATAGGTTATACTAGTACTACCACCTCCTGCTTGTAAGTCATTAGTTCTATATACTGTATAGTCTCCTACTGTAGTTTTAGTAAACTGTCCTATTACTCCAAATCCTCCTGTAGAAATATTAGTTAAATCACTTCTATTACTATCATATACTATATAATGGTATTTATCTCCACTCCAAGTAATAGTTAAACTATCTCCTGATGGGGAAGTGTTACCTTTATCTATAGTACCTATATTTCCTCCTAATGTTGTATCCCAAGCTCCTAAATCTTCGTATTGAGTTTGTGTAAATGCTGTTGTTGCTGAAGCACCATATCTTACACTACGTATTTTACTATAGGTAGTTGTTGCTGTTCTATTCGTAGTTAATTGTGGATTATTATCTCCATCGGGTGATTCATAACTTGCTACTGCTTGAATACTTAAACTATTTGAACCAGTAGCTGAACCTGTTACTTCTAAAGGTGTTGCAACTGGGGTATTTACTAATGATACTTGATCCCATCCATTTGAACTTCCGTATGCACTTGTAAATGCTATACTACCTGTACCCCCTTGTTCTATTTGATTAGATGAAGCACCTAATTGTACTGCTGGGGTAGGTGATATTGATGGATTCGTTGGGTTTGTTTTACTTAAGTTACTAGTTAAAGTTTGTGATAAGTAATATTCTGTATTGTCTAAGGGACTTGAAGCAGTATAATATAAGAAATACCTTTGTGAACCTGATGTAGTTAAAGCTAATGTTAAATTAGTATCACCAGCATCTAAACTATGAGTTAATTCTATACTTCCTGTGTAGATAGAAGCACTTAAAAAAGTATAACCACCATTACTCCAGTTAGCAGTAACAGTAGAATCGTCTTCTACTAAATTAAATCTATTTGTATCAAACCCACTATTAAAAAAACTTGAGATAGAAGGTACAGTTGGTGAGCCAAATGTTAGTGTTAATTTACTATCTTGAAATGTAACACCTACGTTATCATCAAAATCATTAATTTTTATCTCGTCTAATCCTGTAATAGTACCTGAACCTGAATCGTATTGGATAGATGAGGTTTCAGCATATGAAGCACTTGTAGCACTATCTGAAAAACTAGCAGTTGATATATAAGAAGCAGTAGTAGCAAAATCTGCTATAGAAGCAGTACCTAAAACATCTCCTAAAATTGAACCTGTAAATGATCCTGTAAATGAACCTGTTGCTGAAGTACCTCCTGATGAACCTGATATATCAGATAGATATTGGGATATTGCTACATTAAATCCAGCATATTCTGAGCCATCTTTAATATTTTCTAAACCAGCAATTGCTCTTGAAAATCCAGGTGCTATTGAACCTGAATCGGTTAAATTTACAATTGCAACAGTTTCTTCAGAAGTTTGTAAAATATCTCCTGAATCAGCTTCGGTTCCTTCTTCTCCCCATTCTACAAAAAATGATAATTCAGAACCACCTATATTAGTTTGTACTACTTCAGAAATTTTATAGATATGAAATACACCTTTTCTAGTAGCATTATTTCGTTTAGCTACACCTAAAATAGCATAATCATATGAGGGATCAGTGTTACTACCTGTAATATCTCCTACAGTAATTTCATTATTAGGATCAGTAAAAGAAGCAGATTGAAATAAATAAGATCCTGAGGGTAGAGATATACCAATTGTATCCGACGTAATAGTTCCAACTGATGGGGTGTCTAAAGTAATTAAACTACCATTTATGTTTGTAATAGTAGCACTTGTAGGAACAGCACCTCCTACAGAGTAAATAGTTTGACCTACTCTTAATAAATTTTCATCACCAGATGAAACACTAAAATCAGCAATTTGGTTAGAAGCACTAGCAAAATTACCAGTAGCAATTATAAAGTTTTCTTTTAATATGCTATCGGCACTAACTGCACCTATAAATGGTTGGTCTCTATATGCCATTCTAGAATGTTAATCTAATTAAACTTTTTACAAGTGATGCTAAACCACCTACTTCAAATTGATTAAAATTACTTGAAGTATTTAATGTTATTACTGCGGATGAATTTTGGTTACCATTACTTAAAGCCCATACTTGTATTAATGGAGGGTTTTGATAGTATAAACTATTATTACCACCAGCACCATTTGATACTGAACTAGGCATTATCAAATTAAAGTTACTGTTTGTTTTAGTAGGTGTAGTAATTTGAATAGAATCTACTTGGCAATCTCCGGTATTAGGTGATGTAATGGTTACACCGTTTTGTGTATATGAACTTGCTTTAAATGCGGGTACATACGCTCCTTCAGTTCCAGATGTTCCTCCACTATCGGCTACAGTACAAGTTAATGTATTAGAATTAGTTGCTGTTACAGAAACATAAGTATAATCTGAATTCATGTTTCTTATTACAATATAATCTCCTGTGGATAAACCATGATTAGTTTTTGTAATAGTTAGGGTAGTACCTGATCTAGACCAAGTTAAACCACCATATACAGTACCTGTAGATAAAATTTCTACTCTACCATCAGCACCACTGTTTCCAGCGTTTAATGCCTCGTATCTTACTTGTGTGTTATATATTGTACTTATACCAGCTACAAGTCCTGTTAAATTAGATCCATCTCCTTCAAATGATCCACTAAATGAACCAGAAGCATCGTCTACTAATATACTACCTGTAAATGATCCTGTATAAGAACCTGTGGATGAAGCCACGCCGGTTAAACCTGTACCATCTCCTGTAAATGAACCAGTATATGATCCTGTAAATTGTGCTTCAGGTGTTGTTCCTGAAGTCCCGTCTGTACCAGAAGTACCATTTGTTCCTGAAGTGCCATCTGTACCATTTGTACCAGATGTTCCGTTTGTTCCTGAAGTACCACTAGTTCCGTTAGTTCCATTTTCTCCACTAGTACCTGATGAACCATCTGTTCCTGAAGTACCGTTTGTACCTGAAGTGCCGGATGTTCCTGAATTTCCTGAAGAACCAGATGTACCTGAAGTACCATCTCCTGAACCTAATTCTATTGTCCAAGATGAAATTGTTCCGGTTCCTCCTGTACTTGTAATGTTAACTGTTAAGGCACCTGTTCCGCTATTATATGTGGTGACTTTACCAATCATATAATTAGCAGTATTTCCATTTTCTTGGATTATTACTGATTGTCCTGCAGCAAATGATAAACCAGTTTCTACGGTTAATGAAGTAGATCCAGTTCCAATTGCTAAAGATGTACTTGAAGTACCTGAGTAAGTACCACTAGTACCTGATGTACCTGATGTACCACTTGATCCTGAACTTCCTGAGCTACCTGAACTACCATCGGTACCTGATGTTCCATTTGTACCTGAAGTACCATTTGTTCCTGAAGTCCCGCTTGTTCCGCTTGTACCAGAAGTACCAGGGGCTGATTCTAAACTTACATTCCAATTTGAGTAAGTTCCACTACCACCAATGGTTTGTATAGATACGGACATAGCACCAGTATTGGAATTGTATCCTGTAACTTTACCTAGCATAAAATTAGCTGAGTTTGCTGCAGATGCTATTAATATACCATGACCATTAATATAAGCTAATCCTGTAGCTACATTAAGGGATTGGGCTCCTGTAGCAATTGATATTGAAGTGGATGAAGTTGTTGTAAATAAATTTCCATCTGCTCCAGAAGTACCAGAAGTACCGTTTGTACCACTTGTTCCAGAAGTTCCGTCTGTACCTGATGTACCAGATGTACCTGTGTTTCCAGAAGTTCCAGAGGTTCCATCTATACCAGAGGTTCCAGAGGTTCCAGAGGTACCATTTGTACCTACTACACCACTTCCTCCACCTAAACTACCTGTACTATAATAAATGTCACCTGAAGAGGTGTTATACATTAAAGCGGCAGGAGCATTATTATTTTCAATTAAACTACCTGAAGAAATAAATTGTGGACCCGTTGAAGTTAATGAACCAGATATAACAAGATCATAAGGTCCAGCATCACCATTTAAGGCGTCAATTGCTCTTAAAACGTGTTCTGGGTAGATAATACTACCACTATCAATTCCTTGGGTGCTTATTTTTCTATGGTTGCTCATCTGGCTAGACTATTTCTATAATAAATATATATTATACTACTGTTTCTTTAAATACAGTTTTAGTAACGTTATATGATTTGGGGCTAGGTCCAGCCATAGCTACATTTATACCCGATGGTATAATATATCCGTTAACTAAAACATTCATTGTTGTTCTATTTGCTCTATCACTTCCGTTTTCTAATAAAACAGGTGTGTTAAATGTTTGAATATCTGCTCTAAACATAAATCTTTCAGGATCACCCCAATATGAACGAGCAGCAAATTCAATTGCTTCCGTTATCTCGTTTGCTTGTTCTACATAATCTGTAAAAATAGATAAACTATAAGTTATATCTATATAATCTGGGATGATACCTAAAATATATTCTTTTTGAGGTTTTTGATCTCTTAAAAGATTAAAATTATCGTAAACGTTTCGTTTAGAGTATCCTGTTTCAAAATATTGTACGTTTTGAACTCTATTACCATCTAATTTATTACCTAAAGTATTATTTTTTGTAAAACTGTCTCTTTTAAACATTACAAGAGGTACCATTGTTTTACCATTTTTGTCTCTATAGAAACCATCTGCTTGCATTGATTTCCATCTTTCAGGAGAACCATATATAATGGGTACAGATATTTGTCTATCGTTTTGGGTTACTGTAGGTTTAATTACGTTTTCAAGATAGTACATTATAGAGCTATCTATATCTTTTAAACCAATTGATATAGTTTTGTTTTTAGTATCGTCTTTCATCGATACTTCTTTTGCTCTATTAAATTCTGGTTGGCCAGGTTTAACTTCTATAGATGCAGGAGCTTGTTTAGGTAGAACTTCTTCTTGAGTTGCAGGGTTAACATAAGGTTCCTGTAACTTAGATAAAAATTCTCGTTTTGTATATGGTCTCGGTTTAAACTCCATTACATTCTTTCTTCTTTAATTCCTAAACGTTCTGGTCTTGTATAGTGGCATGTTAATATGATTGAGTGACTTGAACCAAAATCGTCTACTGTATCACTGTATGGATATGATGGATCTTTACCTAATATTAATTGATTTTCTACTAGATTATCAACTTCATAGTAATCTTCATTCCAAAGTATCGCATCTCCTATTTCAGGAACAATATTAGCGTCAACTAAATCTTTTCTAAAGAAACGAACTGATAATGGTCTATTTCTATCTACACCAAATTCATCGTTTACTACTTCTTGTTCGCCTCTATCGAGCAAACATTTAATTAAAACAGGGCCTAACCACGTTTTATTTTGCGCTTCGCCATATAGATTGGCAGGTGTATCGTCTAAAACAGGCTTGTAGTATCCAACCTGTTGTTCGATGATTTTATGTAGGAGTTCTGTATTGAGCCCCTGAAATAGTAATACATCTCTATTTTTTCCGTATAGGGCCATATTATGCTATATAAATTGGTAGGGGAACTTGTTCTAATGTTCTGCCCATTGCATCTGCTTCTTCTGCTTTACGTTGTAATTGCATTTTTCTAGAGTTTTCATCTAGATCTAATCTTAGTTTTTCAATTAATGCTGCTTTTTCTGTATTTGCAGCAGCAATTAAATCAGCTTGATTTAATGTTACTTCAGCTCCTGGTACTGGTACCTGAGAGTATTTACCTCTTATGTATCCTAATAGTTCTTTTGCTAATGCTAAAGTATATTCAAATACCCAATATCTACCAGGTGCATTGATATATTCATATGTTGGGTTTTCATAAGGAACATTTGAAATGTCTGTTACCATATCGCCACCTGAGAAATTAGATGATGTAGGGGCATTTCTTTCATCTACTTTAATGTACTGAATGAATAATTGTCCTGGTAAGTTTGGGATAGGGAATACTCTTAATTTGTTATTAACTAATTCAAATGAGAATGCTGATTTTCTAATTTGATCATTTAGTTCAATTGCTTGAATTACAGAAATATCATAATAGATTGGCATTAACAAAAAGTTAATTGCAGGAGAATAGTTTCCAAACCCAAATACATCAAGTAATTGTTGAGATCCATATCCTGTACCAGCATAAGGATCAAAATATCTAACAATTGCAGGAGTATTTTGATAAAATACTTGTTTTACTTCAATTGAACCTGTAATACCTTGGGTATCTTTCCAAGCATTTAAATCGTATTCTTGAACTGATGCTGTTAGTGGGATTGAGCCTGAATACCAAGTTACATTACCACCTGAACCTGCCTCTGACCCATAATTTTCAGCTAATCTAATAACGTTTCCTAAGTTAGGGTTAATTACAGATTGATTTAATTCAGAACCTGTATTAGAGGCTTCTAAATTTATAAAGTTATTTCGTATTTGATATAAATAAAGCTCGTTACCATATGTAGTTACAGCTTCTTCAAAACAAGCATAAAACGAACCACTACCCATTTCAACATCAACTGTAGGATATCCTAAACGTGAAGCACAAAATTGTGCTACTTTATCAGCATCTGTAGAAAATTGAGTATCACTATCATAAAAGCCAAATGGAGTTTGACCACCTGCGAATGTGGAAGCACCCGTCCATATAATAGGGGTTTGAGACATAATTAGATTTTGTTATAAATATTTACCTTCTTGTTGTTCCACTGCTACCCGCGGTACCTACAATTTGTTTTTTGTCGTATGCTTCGTTATAGTAATCAATAAGGTCTTGAACTACTTCGTCTCTATTGTTTGTCATCAAAGTAATGGATTCCATATTTTTGACCTTTTTAGCAGCATTATATAGGAATTTGAATCCTGAATCACCTTTATTTTTAAGGTCTACTTGATGTGTATCACCACACACTATCATTTTGGATCGTTTTCCAATACGTGTTGCGATCATTTCCATTTGATCGTGTGTAACGTTTTGTGCTTCATCTACTATAATAACAGAATCTAGAAATGTTCTACCTCGCATAAACGATACAGGTACAATTTCTATAGTACCATCTTCAATACATTTTTCTATTTTGACTTTGTCATATAGTAAAAACATATTTTGATATATGGGTTGAACCCAAGGGTCCATTTTTTCTCTTAAATCTCCGGGTAAAAATCCGATTTCTTCTTTTGATACAGTTGGTCTGGTTATGATTACTTTATCATACATTCGTCTGAATAGACCATCGAGTGCGACATTACATGCTAATAACGTTTTTCCAGAACCTGCTTGCCCTGCTAGGAGGGTTATTGTATTGTCTAATATTTTAGCTTTTGCTTCTTTTTGCTCTTCGTTTAATTGTAATTTAAAATTAATTGGGTTTTTAGGTATCCTCTTTGGACGATATACTTCGTCCGTATGGGGTTTACTTGCCATAAACGGTTTGTTAAAGGGTTAATACATGTGAAAGAACGTTCACATATAAATATTAACCTACCCTTATTATGTTTGCAATTACCGAAGGTGTTTCTGGTTTAACTCCATTACCTGGAGTTTCATTTAACTGTATAGTATTACTATCACCTGTCCAATATAATTCAATATAATCATCATCGTTTTGTGCAACACCTACTATATTCACAGTCATCAATTGAGCAGATGGAGTACTTTCATTCTTTCTTGGCTGTAAAGACATTTGAGTTGCTGAGTTTGGAAAATTATTTCCATTGTATTTTATCCAAAAGTACGAATCATGTACTGCGTTTTCTGTATTTTGAACTTGAGCAACAAAATTAAATTGATAAGTCCCTGCTTTTTCCATTACTAGTTGAGAACCCCCCGATAGACTTACTCCATCTTGTGCCCACACACTATTAAAAGTAACTGGTTGTGCTGCTCCAGATACTGCTAATTGTTGAGATGCTGAAGAGTAAAGTGATATATAAGCTGATTCAACAAATGAGCCTGTCTGTTCTGGTGTAACAAATGAGGAAGTAAGGTAGGTAGCTAATGCCGAGGCCGATATTTCGGTGCTTCTATTATTTTCATCTCCTATCCAAACGTGTTCATTTGTTAAAGATGCTGTAAGTGATCCTGATATATCAGTTGAACCTGATCGGATAAGTGATCCAATATGTTCTAAGCTACCAGAAAGATATTTAAATGAGCCTGTATCTGCTATAAATGAGTTGCCGGGTTCTATTAGTAACATACCACCGACTGATATCTCTAAGTTACCACTTACATTTGAAATAACAGCTGGTGGATCCCCAGGTGTATCAGATTCTACGTAGATAGAGCCTGATTGTAGATATAGTTCGGCGAATGGTTTGTCTGCTGTACCTAAAGTTGAGCCAGAAGGAAATTTTGGAATTAAATCACCTGATATTACCACACCAGAGGCGGTTAAAGGAGATTCGTGATTTCTAACATTTGTGATATAGCTTTCGTTAGTAATTTTTTTAGTTTCACTCCCAGCTATATCTACTACAGCAAATATGTCATTTAAAGATGCTGAGGAGAGTTCGTTTAATTCTGTTATTTTCTTGTCAGCCATGGTATTAGATTGTCCAAATTAGTTTATCGCCATCTTCTTGTAACACATAGTCAGCGTTTTCTTGTAATATAAAATAAGTATCAGTTACTGGTCCTCCACCCTCACTTGTAGTAGAAGATGCTCCTTGACCTCCACACTCTATCATATATCTTAGTTGCATTTGACATTTAGATATATAATCGTGATAATGAAACGACTGCTCGTTAATAGGTCGATTCTTTAGATGTGGGTTCCTTTCAAGGAAGACTTTAAATGGTACTTCTTCTATTAACATATATACTATAAATATATTTTAAAATAAAAAAACCCGCCTTACGGGGCGGGTTCTTTTAAATAAGTAAAATTATCTAGTCTTAGATTACGTTTAATCCAGATACATTTACTTTACCATAGAATTCAGGACGTACCATTTTCTTAGCATAACGAGTCATGATACCTTTTCTTGGAGTGAAGGTATTTGGATCGTACACTAGAGGTGTCATGATTAATGGAATATATGGAGCGTAAACTGCACCACTTTCTAGGAATTGATTTCCTCTGAAGCCCATCAAGATTGTTGATTCGTTCATGTATGGGTTCTTGTAAACTTTGTAACGGCTGTTTAAAGCACCGATTTTCTGTACACCGAAAGCATAAGTAGCTTTAGTTACATCACCATCAGTATCAGCAGCAAATCCTGGAATTGATTCTAGTACAGTTGCTACAGTTGGAGATACTACCATAAAGTTAGCACCACCACGTAGAGTTTTCTGGTGAATCAAGTTAGAGATTTTCTGTAATTTAATTCCAAGTGTTTGGAACCAGCTCATTTGAGTATAATATACACCGTTAGTGTTAGAATTGAATCCTGTTCCTGCAGAGTTGATTTCCTCGCCTACTCTCGCAGACCAGTTAGCAACTTGAGAAGTAGGTACATTTTGTACTAACATATCAAGAATTTCAAGATCGATTTCCAATGAGATGTATTCTGAAAGGATATTAGTCAATTCAGCTTCAGCATCTAGTGAATGGAAAGCGTTAAGGTCTTGAGAAAATTCTGGTGTCCATTGTGCTTTTAACTTACGTGTTTTAGCAGCAATAGTTTCACTTCTTAACTGTACATCAATTTCTGGGATAGAGATCTCAGTTCTTGCTGGGTCAGTTGTAGCTAGTGTTGAACCATCTTCATAATCACCACGTGCATTATCAGCAGTTTTCTTAGAATAGTATACAGATATAGTATCATCTAATAGGTTAGTAGCAGATCCAGATACTACAAATACTAAGTTACCACCACTAAGTTTAGTAAATTGAGATAAAGTATTAGCCTCTAGCCAAGATCCTGAAGAAGGTACGAATGAACGTACTGCATCAGTATCGATATCAGCAGAAATAGAAGCTGTAGTGAATGTAAGAGTTTTCAAATAATCAGATCCAGCAGCTTGAGCTACAGATTCTGAGAAGTTTGAATCAAAGTTTGCGTCAGCCCAAGAAGCTGTAGCAAATACACCAGCAGCAGAAGCAGTGTGCTCATTGATAGAGTATCCAAATCTTCCAGCTCCATAAAGTCCACCTTCGTTTGTGTTACCGAAGTGCTCAGTTGGAGTACCGTACATTGAATTACCATCTGTAAATGGTTTTTGAGTTGTTCCGTATTGGAAGTCTAGATAAAATACTAGTCCAGCAGGAAGGCTCATTGGTTGAACAGAAACAAATTCTTTAGCAGCGATTTGTCCGAATACTTTACGTACTAGGGGTAGAGCTACTGCAGCATACTGCTCACCAGTTCCGGGAGTAAAGCTTGCGCCAGTTCCAGTTTGGTTTGCTTCAACAACAAGTTGTTTAGCTTGGTTTTCTAACATGATTGCCATGTTAGCTTTATCAGTGTCACCAGAAATTCCTTCTAGTAACCCTGACTTGTCCCACTTTCCAGCAAGTCTAGCAGCATCTTTTTGTACTGACTTGTATGGGTTAGCGGTCTCTAATAGTTGGTTTACTACGTTTGACATTTTAAATAAATTTTAAGTCGTTATTAAATAATTCCGGCTAGTTTTTGCATTCTAGCTACGAAATCGTTACTTTCAACAATAGGTTTCTTAGGTGCAACTCCAGCAGCTTTAGAAGCGAATGAACGAGATTCGTTTACAGGCTTTTTAGCTTCTGTTGTTACAGCATCCTTGATTGTTTCAAAAATGTTTTTAACTTCTTTCACAGATTCAGCTCTATCAAATGCATTGATTACTTTTACTTTCTGTGATTCAGTTAAGGTTTTGCTACGGAACAATTTGTTCACGTATAATAGCTTAGCGTTTAGAAGGTTAACTTCGTTAAGTTCTGATTTCAAAGTGTTGATTACAGTAATAGCTTCGTTTAATTCAGCTTTAACTTCTTCAACTTCTTTTTTCTCTTCAACTTTTGTTTCGTCAATTTCAATATCTCCGTCTTCGTCTCCGTCAATAGCAACATCCATGTCACCATCTCCATCTACGTCAACTTCCATATCTTCGCCTTCACCAGCACCACCACCCATTACATCAGCAAGGACGTCACGGATAATGTCTTTAAGCTCATCTACTGTAATTTCACCTACTTCGTCTTCAGCTTCAGCTTCCCCAAGGGCAACTTCTTCTTCAGCTACAGGCTCTTCAGCAACAGGTGCTGTTTCTTCTACAGTTTCTTCTGATACTTGGCTTTCAGCAGCTTCAAGTTCAGCTAATAATTCATCTAGGTCAATTTCTTCAATTGAACCTTCTTCCATGTCAGATGCTTCTTCTACAGCAGCTTCTTCCATGTCTTTTTTCTCGTCAACTTTTGCTTCATCTACGTCAGCTTTAGCTTCGTCTACGTCTTTCTTAGCCTCTTCCATGTCTTTAGCTTCATCTACATCAGATTTTGCTTCATCCATGTCATCTTTTTTGGCTTCGTCAACGTCCTTCTTAGCCTCGTCCATATCGTCTTTTTTAGCTTCATCCATATCTTTTTTCTCATCTACATTTGTAGTTTCTTCTACAGTAGATTCGTCAAGATCTTTTTCCTCATCTAGCTCGTCTGCTTCTTCTGAAAGCTTCTTTTCAAGCATAGATTGGATTTGTGGAGTAAAAGCCTCTTCAAGAGCGAGTTTGGCATTGGCTAGAGCAGTCTCACGAATAGCTTTAGCTTCAGCGATAGCATCGTTGAAAAACTTTGTGTTTGACATTGTAATAAAATTTTGTCGGGATTACTTATTAAGGGAAGTAATATAAGAGTTTATATCTTGAGTGAGATATTATTGGGAATATCTATCTTATCTGTAGATAAATATATAGGGAGTATAAAAAAATAAGGAAATTTAGCGTAGGCAACAAATACCTGACTGGGTGCAGATAATATCTGAAACTATCTCGTGTAGTTTTGTGTATTTGTTAGTAGTATATTTTCTACTTTCGTTTAATCCTGTAGGTTTCATAAAAGCACCATGTGTAGAAGGGGTAGAAACAAAATCCCAACATAATAGTTCGAAATCATCGTCTACTTCTACTCTACCTTCACCTAAAGGTTTAACAGAACCCATACCACGAGATGAAATACCAACAGTAATATTATTATTGAATAATTCTTTTAATATATTGCCTGATGGGGTTGGTAAAACTTCAATTTTACCCATTAAATCGTTTCCATCCCAATATAACTCTTTAATATTGTGAGAAGCATTTTTTAAATTAATGACAGATGATTCTGGGTGATCTAATTCACCTAGTGCTCTATTTTCAGCGATAGGGCCACCTATATATTTGTCTACTTCTCTTTTTAGTATATCAAATGGATAGCGTCTTCCGTTATGGTTAAATTCTTCAGCACGCTGAACAACACCTTCAACCATCATATTTTTATTACCAGAAATACCCTCTGTAATTTGGGTATTTTTAGGTGTAAATACGGAATATTCTATTAATAGTTTTTGAGCCATCTTACTTTTTTACTATACGAACGTCAGCATCGGGGGCTTTCTTTTGAACATTAATTGCATCTTGTTCATTGTCTACCTCGATTGCTTCTAATCTAAGTGCTTCAACTTTATCTTTAAGTTCATCTACATCAACACCATATTTTTTAGCGTATTTTTCGTAGATAGCATCTCTAGTTCTACCTAGTTCTTCAACACTTTCTTCTTCTAGTGGAGTTGAATCAGCGTTTACATCAGCTACTCTATCGTATTCTTCTCCGTGTTCATTTACATCGTCTAAATCTAAGTAATAGTTTTCTCTTTCGTCTTCTGATGCGAATCCATCATCATCTCCTTCACGGATAATTTTGCCTTTTTGCTTTTCTAAAGCAGCAATAGATTTTGCGTTTACTTCTACTTCGTATTCGCTATCACCCATAGATGCTATTCTCTTTTTAGAGTAATAGTTAGGGTCTTTAGTAAGATTTTTAAGTACTTTTTTCTGTGCTTTTTTAACGTCGTCTTCTGTAATATCTACATTACCAACAGCTTCGTTTTCAAGACCTAGTTCAATATCCATACCTCTAGCGTATTCATATGGGTTAACCATATCAATAGTTTTAGCAATAATATCTACTTCTTGCTTTCCTGTAGATTCTTTTGTTTGTTTTTCAGATATCATACCCTTATTTTTAAGGATCTTTACTGTATCTGTAAAATTATTAGATGAGGTAATCCAGGGCAATCTAGCGTCACGACGCACTTCATACAAGAACTTTTGTTCTGTAATTTCACCAGTTACCAGTTTGGTATATAAGTCTTGTGTTGTCATGTATATAAATATTTATTTACCTTGACCTCTGTAGGTCTTAACGTAATTTTTACTATTTTTTATTTTTGATGTTTTGCTTTTAGCGTGTACACCTGGACGTTTTTTCTTTGGCTTGGATAAATAGTTACCAAGCGTTAAACCTTTTGCCATTATTCAGTTAAACCTTTTATTCTATTATTTAATTCTTGTAATTTTTCGTTTATTTTAGAAATGGCTTCACGAGTACGATTTAGATATGACATGCCTTCATTACTTGCTTTTAATTCTGTGCGCATTCTTTCAGTAAACGCCACTACTTTGGTCATTTCGTCAATTTTACGTCTAATTTCACGTACAGCTGAATGTAATTGTTGTGTAGGTGTACGGAATTGAGATTTCTTTTTGAATTGACTATAACGAGCTTCGTTTATAGTGAATTTTTTGTATTCTTCAGGGTAATTTTTTCTGATGTGGGTGCGATATCTGTTGAATTCAGTTTTGATTCTAGCAGCAATATCGTCTACCACTTTGTCGTCTGTTTTTTGATCGAGTTTAGCAATTACTTTACGTAAATCGTCAAATTCTTTATAGACAGAATCGAATGCGGGAACATATTCTACATCCCAAGATATTCTTCCTGTTTCAGGATCGATATCTGTTACAGTATATTTTGTACCCTTTTCAGTTTCAGTATCTCCTACAGTATATTCTCCTTTTGAAAATTGAGATAATTCTAATACAGATGCTGCGTCTTGAGTATCCATATCGTATCCTGAATTATCGCCTATGTTTGATTGACTACTGGTCATGTCTTTAATAGGGCTATATAATTCTTCAATCGCTTTTTCAAACAATTGTTTGTAGTCAATGAATTTCGAAGGTCGGTTTGGAATAGAAGGATTGGGGTCAGTAAAAGGTTCGCCTATTTCATCTTTGCGTATTTTAAACGCTTTAGGTGAGGCATATTGCTCGCCGGAGCCAGCTGCAAAGGAAGCACCAGTTCCAGTGGTGCTCATCTCTTGCTTTAAACCTGTTACTTTTAGTTTCATACTGTCACTATTTCATTAGAAAGATCGAGATATTGTAGTAGCGCAACTAAATGATCGTCTTTTAACTTTCTAGTCTCTAGGATAGGATCGATAAGATTTATAACTTCTTGAATTTTTATTTTAAGTGCCGGCTCCTCTATTTTATCTACGTTTTCTTTCAGCGTAGTAGATATACTTTTAAACTTAGAATTCAAAAATTCTTTAAGCTTTGGAGCATCCGTAGCACTATTTATATATTCTTTTAATACTTCTTTTTGTTCTTTAGATAGCCCGTCAAATTTTGTGTTGTATTTTTCGAGCATTATTTTGTAGGTAAGCGCACGTGTACCTTTATCTAAGGCCATTAGTTCTTCTACTAATGGAGATAAAGACATTTTAGAATCTGGGGTAGATGTGATGTGTTCTAAAATGGTAATTTTTGAGGTAATAATTGATTCGGGGTTTCCGAAGCCTTTATTGTTTGATGATTCAAACAGAACATAAGTAGAAGCTAGTAGCTTATAATTTTTAATTTTAGCTTGAAAGAAGTCATTTAAATCGAAATTTTCTTTAATTTCTTTAATTAAATTGTATTTTTCTTTTGCTAATCTATCTCTATCTAATTTTTTAGATAGTTCAAGTACTGTAGATAATACAGTCTCTGCTTTACCTTCCGATAAAGAGATTGAATTGTTGATAGTCTGATAAAGTTTATTTTCATTAGCTAACTCGCTTTTAGTAAAATATTTTTTTACTAGCGAGGCTGCTTTAGAATTACCGCTTGATAGAGTATCTGCAGTAATTTTTCTTACTAACAGTTCAAACAGAATTCCAGTATTCTTGTACTTGTTATGTTTTATTTTCATAAGTAGTGCGCTACTATCAATAAATATTAAAGCTATTCAACTTCTTCACGAATTTGGTCCTCATCTAGTAAATTTTCACCTTCAAAAAGTGATACTTTTTGTTTAGGAAACATTGATTTTAGACTTCTTTCGTTTTTAGCGAATACAGCTTTAGTGTTTAAATTCTCAATCGTTAAACCAGTATTAGATAATCCAGGTCTTTCTTCATCTCCCATTCTACCTTTCATTCTGTCTTTACCTAAGGTATCTCTACCTAAATTACTGTCTTGGGTATTGTAGTCTGAAGCATTTTCTCCGGGGCGACCAAGTGCATCATCTGGATATTCAGAATCGTTTACATCATATCCTTGTGGCACTCCTTTACTGCCTGGGTATCTACCTGCTCCGTATAATGAGGCTAGTGCATGTGGTGTTCCATATGCTTCACCTGATTCTGCAGGATCGTTTCCTTCTTCAGAAATTTGATTTCTTCTAAATGCACGTTTTTGATCTTCAATAATTAGATCTCTATATTCTTGATATTGGTCTTCACTAAAGTGGAAGATGTTATCGTAAATCCAATCAGAAGGAACTAATTTACTATCTGTCATTTGTTGAGCTAAATCAACTTTTTCTTTCAATAATGCTATTCTTTCTTGGTCATAAATGATAGAAGGAGTAGTTAATGATAATTCAAAGTTTGTAAGTGAAGCTCCATCATACCCCTGAGCATATAAGTGTACTAAAGCAATTTTAGTTAATTCAGATATTAATATTTTTTGAATACGTTCTACTGTACGAGCAAATCTAATATCTTCAGCAGCTAATGTTGCTTTACCCTCTAAATCACCTTCATATCCTAAATAGGCTTTCGGTACTTTAAGTGCTGAAAATAATTTGTCTCTTAGATATGTAACGTCTTCAATAGCAGCGTAATCTAGACCTTTTGTGGTCTCGATTCTTGTAGTTGCATCTCCACCTCTAACAGGAATATAGAAATCCTCTAAGATGTTTTGCATATTGAATTTTAAATTGTAATCACCTGTATTTGGATCAACATAAGGTGTTTTCTTCATTTTGTTGATCATTCTTTGCATGTAGGTCTCTACCTCATTTGGTGGGATATTACCGACATTCACGAAGAAAGTACGTTTTTCAGGCGCTCTTACAATACGGTGGATTAACATTGCATCTTCCATCAATGTCATTTGTTTCCATACTTTTCTACCCGGTTCAAGATATGATCTTCCGTAAGGTAGATAGTTAAAGTCTGAAAGTAGGCGGAAGTGAGCCATCTCGTAATTATCGAAAAATACTTCTTCGCCTGTATTTACACCCATTGAAGGTGATATTTGTTGGAATCCTAGTGGGTTTTCAGATACTGAATAGCTAGGATCATATTTGAATTTTACATCTGATGGGTTTTGAGGATCGCTACCTTCTACTCTAATAATAGTATAAGAAGAAAACGGTACAACATTATATACACCAAATTTTTCAGATATTTCTAATTTAAGATAAAAATCACCATATTTTAACATGTTACGAGTCCAAGACCATAGGTTAAACTCGATATTTAAAACATCGTAAAATAGGTTATATAATATTTTTTGTACAGTTTCATCTGCAGAGCGAATCTGTAATACCTCGCCCATATCATTTCGTAAGCATGATTCATCTGAAACAATATCCAAGGCAGAAGCAACAATTGAATCTGTATCCATCGCTTCATAATCAGTATATAGCTGAATACGGGTAGATGGGAAATTAATTTGTTGTTGGTTTGTGAAGTTTAGACCACCAACTGTACTATATAACTTGTTAAATCGGTCATATAGTGAATTTGTTTGTAATTGTCCGAGAGATTGTATTTGGTTAGAATCGACTACTTTAAGTTGATTTCCTCCTACATTTCGGATTACTACATCCGTAGAGAATAATCTCCTTAATCTACCAAATAATGAAGTATCTGCCATTTTTATTGTATATGTATATAAATATTAATTACCCTAATAACCAGGAGATGTCCTCTTTACCTCCACGTGGGTTTTCCATTTCATAAGGATTTTTTATTTGTGGGTTTCCACTATAAATTCTAGGAGCTTCGTGATTAGTAGAATGTATTCCTCCTAATGTTGCACGAACCATATCTACACCTTGTTGTCTAAAGTGTAGTGCTGTATCTCTTAAAAACATTGATATACCAAAGGCCATAGTTAAATCATCGTTATATCCTGATAGTGCTTGTGCTTTACCATGTTTCCAAATAAATGTTCTTAATTCCTCTAACAATCGTTTAGAACGAACTGTTACAGATTTTTCATGAAGATACGAAACTAATTTGGAGACAACAAGTGGTCTTGTCTTCATTGATGTAGTAAATCCAGGAACCATACCTTGACCATTTTCATATCTTGAAAGATATTGATCAGCATTGGTCATTGATACATCCATTTTAGGTGAATAATATAGGTTTCTGTAACCTCTATCAATTAATTGTTGTATTACAGCCCACCCAATATTAGCGTTTTCTACTACTAGTAGAGCATCGTTATATTCTGTAGCTACGGCATATAGTAAATTACCATAGTCTTTAGTTTGTACTTGTGCCTTATATTCGGCAACTTGAGTTGCTTCCTCTATATCAAATACGTGGAATGCTGAATAATCGTTTCCATCTCCACGGGCAACGTCAGCTACTACCATATAGTCTCTTGAATAGTCTGCTATTTGCCACACCCAAAAGTTACCATCCATTCCCCTGCGTTCAACAGGTTCTTGAATATATGTTTTCTCATAAAAATTTAATATATCTGGTTCTACTACTGTATCCCCGGAGGTACTAAAATCGCAATCACATTCTTGTGCTGCCATTCTAGGCCCTAATATAACGTCTTGCTCGTCTCTCCAAGGTTGGCTACGCTCTGGATGTACAGTCCATGGTAACCTAATTGGTAAGAATGTGTTTTCTCTTGCTTCTGCTTTAACCCATGTAGAATGGAACCAGTTTCCAGTACCATATGGGGTAGATAATGCGATACACCCACCCCCAGTGGCTAGTGTTTGTTGAGCTGAGGCAAATATTTCATCAATTCCATCAATAAAGGCGGCCTCATCAATTAGTAGCAAAGATACTGCTTCTGATCGACCAGCATCTGAACTTGCGGATGTTGCTTTAATTTGTGAACCATTTGCTAGGCGTAGCGATAGTTTGTTGTGTTCGACTGTTTTAATCCTCAACCATTGTGGTAAATTATCGTAGGCAAAGCGTACCTTTGTTACCATGTTTTTGGCTGTTTCTTGCTTTGTAGCGATACACAGCACGTTTTTATCTTTTTGAAATAACATCATCCATAAGGCAAATGCAGAACATAAAGTAGATATACCTAACTGTCGAGACTTATTAATAATAATATAGTCTTCATTATGCATGTGCATAAGAACTTTTTCTTGGAAAGGGTATAGATTGAATTTAATTCTACCTCTTTGTGGGTGTTGAATCGTATAATATTTTTTCATAAAATATACCGGATCTTTGGCACATTTTATAAATTCACTTTTAATTATACTTTTTAAATTTTCAGCCATGTGTTTATTGTACTAAAAGTAGAAGAATAGCCGCACCTCCAATTGTAGAGGTGATTTTATATAATTTGGTTTTTCGTCTTTCTTTTTTTAATGACTTTTGTAGAGAAATAGTAGCGTTTTTTTGAGAATTTAATTGGTTATCTTTTTTCTCTAACATGCTTTGGGTATTTAATACCTGTATTCTTAAATTAGATACCAATTCTCCTTGAATAATTAATTTTTGATTTGTCTCAGATAGGATGGTTTGCATTGATTGCATTTCTTGAGTTAAACCATCGAACTGAATTAAGTCTTTAATTACCAGTTTCGCTACTGGTTTTATTAATTGAATCGTTGAGCTGCTTGTATCGCTTTGCGAAAAACTGTTCCAGCTCATCATCACCAAACTGATCAACAGAATCAAGTTTGCGTTTAGTTTCTTTTTTGATAACATTTATTTGACCTTTTAAATTTCTAATGGTATTATCATAAGAAGCCATTTTGGCTTCTAATTCCTTTTCTACAGTTTGTAAACTGTCGTTAACCTCTTGTAATTCATTTAATTGAATTTGTAAAAGGTTAATTTCAGTTTCATATTGGGTTATGTCTATATCCGATTCTTTATTTAAGATATAGAATATAGCAATAGCCGCAATACAAATTATAACTGTATTTATTCTGTTCAAAGCTTAACGCCTTTTAGTTTTTCGTATTCTTTCTTAGCTGCTTGAAATTCAGGGGTTAATGCTTTAAGTTCTTCTTTAGCCGTTTCCTTAGCATCACCTTCTGCTGATTTGAATTTTTCAAGAGCATCCTTCATTTTAGAAGTAATTTCCTTATATGCTTTAATTTTAACATCTTGTCTAGATGCTTTAGCTTGTAATTTTTTATCTACAGTAGGTGTTTCACCTGGGATTTCAAGTTCAATATCGTCATCTTCTAGCTCGTCTTGTTCAGACACATCTGCAGGATTAACTACAACATTTGCAATTCTATCTATATGACCAGGGATATATGCTTTAACTTCATCTTCTAAATCGAGATTTCTTGCTTGCATATATATTTCGTTCTCTAATCTTTCAGCTTGATCTAAGTATGATTTGTCTACCTCACCATATCCTAGAGCTTTTTTCTCCATATTAAAAAGAGCATCATGTAATTTAGCCATTGCTATAACTGATGCTTCTTCTCTGGCTGAGGGTACACCATCTGTATATTGACCCGCCATTATATTTTTAAATAAAGTTGTAGCAGCGGGGCACATATCAAAATGTTGGGTTCTATATCCGTATACATCTACTTCACCTGCACCTTCGTTGAAGGCATCTTCGTGTAATACTGTATTTTTCCAATTACGGATGCTAAAATTATCTTGCATGATATAATATTTTATTATAAATATTTAAAATTGAATTACTCCAAGCATCTGCTCAATTCGCTCAAGTGTTGTACCCTTTAACATATGTACATTTTTACATCTATGTCCATAAGTGTTCATTGCTTTAATAATAGCCTGATCAATTAATTCTCTATACTCTAAATCAGTTTCTCTAACACCATTATCTTCCATAATAGTACCCTCAGGAGAAATATAGAAAATATAATCATATTGACCTACAAATACTCTAGCATAATCTTCAAAATATTCTTTATCTTTCCAATCAATTGATTCAGCTAAATTAGTAAATGCTATAACATCTAATACAGTTCTATCAGTTATAATATTTTCTTTTATTAATTCAGCAACACGTTCTGCTAAAAATATAGTTTGACCATTTAATGTTGAATCAGTATTCAATGGAATACCTAAATCACGCAAATATTCACTACGTTCAGTAGCAAACTCAAAACCTTTAAATTGACCTAATTTCTTTAATTCATTAACTAATGTAGTTTTACCTACACTCATTGTACCACATAAACCTATTTTCATACTTTACTATTTTAATAACCAACTACTACTTTGAATTTTATCACCAAACCCATCTATTAATTTAATACCTAGTTTTTCACAAACCACGCTTTCTGGTATAGATTTGTTATCTTGATCACCACCATTTGCGAAATGTAAGTCCCAAATTTTACCATAATCATTGTAAATTTGTCTTAGGGTTTCGCATTGTGTTTTATCTAAATCTTGTGAGATTCTTGCTTCGCTAACGTATTTGATTGATTTGACTATTTCTAGTCTTTCATTCTCGTCTTGGAATTCTTTAGAACCTTTTAATTCTCTTTGTAAATCAGAATTTACAATTACAATTAAATAATCATCACTAAATTCTCGGGCCGTTCTAAATAACTCTAGATGGCCCTTATGGAGTGGGTTGAAGTACCCACTCACTATAACGGCTTTTCTCATATTAAAATCTTGATTGTACTTGTGGATTCTTGTCCGGAGGGACACCATTACGATCTCGTCTAAATTCTAACCAATCGTCTTTAGTTCTTTGGATACCATATAGATAGTATTCAGATTTTCTTCTACTGCCATCATTGTAAACTATAGCAGGACCATTCCAATTGTGAAGTTTGTTGTTGAAAAAGGTAATTTTAATTCCTTCGGGGGTTGTAATTGATCTTGTTGACCAATCTTCTTTTACTTTAGGCATATATATAACATTTAAATTAGGCGTAAATATACGAATGCTTTTTTAAACATCCAACTATTTTCGCGATCTTTTTCCCTTAAGGTACGCATTTTCTTCTTCAAGATATTCTATTTTTACCTTTAAAGCAGATACCTCTGAGGATAAACCCGTAATAATGTTACGCATTTCATCTTTTTCTTCAGATGATTCGATTAATAAAGTCTCTAATTTTGCTACTCTAGCTTGTAAATCAGCTATAAAGTTTTCGTTTGCCTTTTGTGGATTTTGAAATCTAGCAGCTTTAGATTTTAATTTAGTCTCATAGAACCTCCAAGCCCCAACACTACCAAGTGCTGAAATCAAGGTTAATAGAACGTGTATTATGTTTTCGTCCATTGTAGAGGGTTTTGTTATTGTACATATAAATATTAGGCTTGAACCGGGCCTTTATATTTACTTAAAACCTCACTACGCAGATCTAAAAATAATTTTATTTCATCTTGTGTACCTTTCTCATAGAAAGACATTACATCATAATTCATTAGAAAATATAAATCAATAGCCTCTAACAAATCGCCAAGTTCCTTATTTGATAAGGTCTTCGGCAACGTAGATTCCTTGTGCTCCACTGACAGTAATTCCTCGAGCTGAGAGAGCGTCTCCGACGAAGTGGACATTTTCATACTTTGTTAGACTTAAATTGTTATAATTAACTAATGGTTCTGGTGATAAATATTTAACTTCGGGTATGTAAATACCCCAATCGTGTTGTAATGTTGGGAATACTTTTTTCATATCAGCAATAAAATCGTCTATATATTGAAAGTATCCTTCAAATTGTTCTCTAACGGTTTCTAGCTCTTTGCTATTAATTTGAATAGCGGATACATCTACACCTTCAGATGTGGTTGATGGTCTACGAGATGGGCTATAATATAAACCTGTACCTTCTTTGTTTACAGATTGTACTACATTTCTTGACCAGTCAAATGGTTTTTCAATACCATTAATTTCCATTAAGATACCAAAATTGGTCATATCGTTTCTAAACGCCTCGTCTTTCTTAGCGTGTCCATTGTAACTATGGTCTCCATATGTTTGCTCTACGGCCACATAAGCTGCATTATTGTTTGTACAAAAAGAGCGAAGCGATACGCCAGCATCTTCAAATTTGCGATAAAGTTTGAAATCATATGATACATCGATTAGTTTTTGGAAGTGTTTTTGTGGTGCTTCAAAGCGTACCCCAATTTGTACTGATTTTGGTTCAGTAGGTAGCTCATATTTTTCTGCTAGTTGTTTTCCAAAGTCGATACCTGATTTTCCTACACCAAATATAAGTTGATCATAAAAAATATTATCATCATCCATTTGGGAAAATTCAGGTTTTACAGAACGCATTGTAATTAATGATAATTTAAAATCAATATCTGTAACTTTAGTTTCCCAATGAAATTCTACACCATTTTCTACTAGAAAATCGTACCAATTTTTACCTATCTCATGTAGGTAATCTGTACCTACATGCCATACAGGAAACAAACGTAAACCAAAGTATGGTTTAATAAAATCTGGTTCTTCTACTGGGTTTGAACATTGTACTTCTTCTGGTTTAGGGTGAAAACGTTTAAAGTTAGTGATCACCTGATCCATCAATTCCATGGCTTTATCTTCGCCTGTGTACTTTGAGAGTTGACCACCAATTGCTGTATGGTAAGTTAATTTACCATCAGACCAACCACCTGCTCCTAAGAATCCGGTCATTACGTCTTCGTATGGTCTTTCGTATGGGTTTTTTCCCATATCAATGATGGTGATTTTACCTTTAAAATTGTTGTCAATTAGTTTAGTGGCAGCGTTTACACCCGCTACTCCTGCTCCAATAATTACTACGTTTTTAGACATTTACTATTTATTTAACTGTTAAATATACGAAAAAAGAGCTGTGGCTCCAATAAATGGGCCACAGCTCCTATATAATTTTTAAAATCGACTGGCTATGAATCAGTCTAAATGTTATACTACGTCGTTATATGATAATTTTACCCCTCTAGATCTAGGACCTAATTTTGCTTTATTAGCTGGGAAGATTCTAAAATCTAAACCATAAGACATTTTAGCGTGTTGTGCTATAACAAATACAGGTTCTTGTCCTGTTTTTTCAATGTCTTCTAGTGTTCTATAGATCCCAGCAGCTTGAACAGTAATTTTATTACCATTTAATTTAAAATCTTTATCGTCTTTACTGAAAGTACCACCTACTACTACTGTTTTGGGTGTTTCAGGTCCAAATACTACTCTTTCTTCGAATCCTTCTGGGAAGTCATCTATAACAACTAAGGTGATTCTTTCACCTTCATCGTTAAACATGAGATATTTTTCTCCTGCTACTTCTGTATTACGTTCTAATTTAAGACCCTTTATGTTACCAGCCAAGGCTTTATCAATGAATGTTTTAATAAAAGGAGCAAATTCAGGGTCCGATTTTACAGAAGCCCATCTAAATCCTTCGGCTTGTTTTAAAGATATGTTTTGGAGTACTTTACCGTCCGCTAAAAATTGAGCATCTGATTTGTCTCCTTTACCAGCACCTGCTGTTGAAGAATCTCTTACTTCAGTTATACCTTTAGTAGTTAATGTTTCGGAGTTTGGGGCAACAATATCAATATCTGCTGATCCTCCAGCCTCTGCTATTTTTTCATTAATATTTCTAATGAAATTATCCTCGTTTTGTTTACCTGCTGAACCTAAACCTTGAACATTTGCTGGTTTAGCATAAATTAAGATAGGTTTAGCTTGATCTTCAGGTTGATATTTTAATCTACCTACAGAAGCACCTTTTAATTCAAATTCAAAATCGTCTAGTTCAGATGCTTTTTTAAGGAAATCTCTACGTTCGCTATTGTCCATTAAAACTTTAAAACTAGTAGATGTCATTTCTAGAAAATTTTTATCTTCTAGATCAAAGTTTTGTTTTAGAATGTCTTTTGCTTGTTGAGCCTCGGGAGATAGGGCTTCTTTTAAAATTTTAAATTTAAGAGGTGACTTTTTTTTTTCTATGTCCTCTTTTAAAATCTTAAACTTAAGTGGAGTTTTACGTTTTGGCTTTTCTTCCTTAGTTTCCTCTTTAGTTTCAGCCAATTCTTCATCGTCTCCTCCTGCATCGTCAGCTGGTGCCTCATCTGGTGTTTCATCTGCGCCTGCTGTCGTATCATTTTCTTCTTCACCTTCTGGTCCTTTTGCTCCAGGAGGCATACCCATTGTAAGTAGATCTGCTATTGCTTTAATAGCATATTCTTCTTCACCTAAGTTAAGTAGGTAATATTTTTTTCCTTGTATTTTTGCTATGTAAGAATCTCTAGCATAGATAAGGAAAAAATGTTGACCATTGTGAAGTAATATTTTGAATGTAGTTGGTTTAGGAGCCATTACATAGATTCCAGTAATGTACTCGTCAAAACTATTTGTCATTAAATCTTCTAGAGTAGCCTTTAGTGAAGGATATTTTTGTAGAATGTATTCCTTAGGATCGTCTTCGAATTTAACGATCTTTTCGGCTTGAGTTTGCATGAAGTCTTCTACTTCTTGCTCTAAAAGTTGTATTAATTGTTTGCTATTCATTAAAGTGCGTCTGAGAGTTTGATGTTGTCTTCAGCTAATCCTTTTCTTTTTAGAATATCCATTGCTCTTTGAGCTGTATCTCCTAATTCTTTATCTAATTCAGGAGCATTACCAAATTTAGTTGGTCTAGATACTCTGTTAGCATATTGGTTTTTCTGGCTAGATGAAGAATATCCTGGGTTTTTCATTTCCTCTACTTCTTCACCCATAGCATCTAGCTTAGCTGTTTGTTGTTCGCCATCTAGATAATCGAATGCTGAGTTTAAATAGTCAGCTGCTTTGGTTAATTTAGCTTGCCACCAATCTGGGAAGTCAACTTCGTTAGGTAATGAATCAAATTTGTCTAGTTCTTTGTATAACATAGCTGCCATTTTAGCTGCTCTATACATTTTTTTCTTTAACATGTTTGGTTCATCATCCTGATGTCCTACGTCTAAATCTTCATCCATATCATCTCTACCATCTAGCATATTTTCTAGCTTTTTAATAGCCATTTCTAATGCTTCGTCTTCTGATATGTTAGCAGTATGGGCTAGATTTCTGATTACTTGCTCTAGATCTTCCATAGATGAAGCTACAAATCTATCTTCTTTCATGTCCTTTTCATCACTGCTTGGACCAAATGTTTTGTGAACTAAAGTATCTAATTTTTTATGGAATGTTTCTTCTTCTTCTTTAGATGCCTCGTTTGTATCTTTTTTAGACAATGCTTTTTTTAAGCTATCGACAGTGATATCTCCAGTCTCGTCTCCTAATAGATCAACTAGTTTAGGTAATGCTTTAACAGCACCAACCGCGGCTAAACCTCCCATAATGATTGAGGTAAGTGAATCTGGGTCAGCGATGGCTTCGGTTTTACCAGTTGCTTTTTTAATAGCAGCATCTTTTGCAGCCCTGTAATCGTCTGAATCTATATCTCCGTCTCCATCAATGTCGCGTTTTTGGCCTTCTAGTTTAGAATAAGCACCAAGGTTATTTTCGTTGATGAAAATTTTTAAGTTGAAGTTATCCATTGTAGGTATATTTTAATATAAATATTAATTATTTCGTCTACCTCCACTAGAGTTGCGACCTACATTTACACGTGTTTGCACATTTGGTGTAGTTCTTGTTCTAGTTGGGGTTGTATTTCGTTGAATGCGTTGAGGTGTTCTAGGGGTATATTCTGATCTGCTACCTCTAGGTGTAGCTACTCTTGGTCTTTGAGGTCTTGTCCGTGGTCTTGTTTGTGGTTTAACCTGCGGTCTACTAGGTGCGCGATAACCCCTGCTAGGATTAGTATAGCGAAGATTATTACCCCACCAAAATTGATTTGGGTAAGCAAAGAAGGGTTGTTGCCATCTCCAATTAAAATCGTAGCGCCAGTTGTTCCAGTACCAGTTGTTATTGTAGTTAAATCTTGTATAAGTGTTATACTTTTGTCTTTCAAATTCGCGTAATGGTACAGCAATTGTATCACCTTTTTCGGTAATTGCTAATACGCTTTCAACACGATACGAAGTGTGTGTGAATGAGCCACAGCTCATTAATGAAAATGCCAATAAAACTATTAAATATCTCATTTCTTTTTTCCCCATGATTTACCTTTACCTTTGTCTTTACACCCCGCTGGTGTAGGTCTACAAGATGGGTATTTTGCTCGTTTTTCGCCTTTTTGTCTTCCACAAGGTTTGTAACCTGTGATTTTGCCGTCTTTACGGATTGGAGAATTACAATCAACCCAACCACCTTTTTTACCAGGCGACCCTTTACGAGAAAACCAAGTACGTAAGGTTTCTTTCTCGCTTAATAGGACTTCTCGAATTAATTTTTTTATTTCTCCTTTTTCCATATCATTCCTTTTCTACATTTTACGATCAATCCAGAACGATAAGCAGATGATTGTGGCATTTTTCTACGTGCTATTCTAAGGCAGCGGTCAGCTTTTTTTTTTCTTCTTCGTTTACACCACCTCTAGATATAGAATCTGATTTAACAATGCGAACTATTTCTCCTCTATCGTCATCATCTGTATGGAACACTTCATAGTCGAATATTTTTTTACCCGATAATTCAGTTCCAAAATTCATTAAATCTTGTTGTGAGCCACGAACATCAATACGATCAGCCATTGTGTTTACATCAAAACGTAAATCGTCAAATTTACGAGATAGCATATCTGCTATTTTATTTAATGTGCCTTCGTCTTCGTCTAAGCCTACAGGACGTACTTTATCGTCTATTTCTAATTTAGAAAAGAAATCTTTAGCTAACTGTTTGTACGTTTCTCTATCTTCACCTTTTAACTCTCTAAATGCTTTTTGATAGAAATATTTTAGATTACTAAACCATCTCGTAGCATCTGCCTTATCTTCACTTAAACCTTCTTTTAAATCAAAATCAAACGCATCCGCAATTGTTTTTCTAAACTCTTCTAATTCGTCGTCATTTAGTTTTCTGAATGTAGTTGCTCTTAAATTATCAATAAGTTTTCTAGCTTCAAGATATCCTTTGCTTAAACCACTATCATCTAATTCAGACATAGATTTCTTTAAATCTTTAACGTATTTTTCTCTACCCTTCTCTAAACCTTTAGTTAGTTTAGAAGGTTGATCTGATTTTTTAGATTGAGGACGACCATATTTAGCTAGGTTAGTAGCTAAAGCGTATTTTAGACTTTCGTCCTCTTCAAATATTGAATTAAGTACTTCTTTAACTTGACTTATTTTCATGGCAATTACAATTTTGTCCACAGCATCCTGGCTGTTTTATTTTATTTCTTGTAGATACAACTAAGTAACCTACTGCGGCTACTGAAAAACTAAATATAATGATTAACTCAAGCATATTCGTTTATTAATATTTTTAGGCACCCACTACCTTTAATTACTCTGTGCCATTTACCTTCTGGTATAAAGATACAATCATCTATTGGCCTAGGCAACTCGTTGTCAAATTGTATTTGCCAATCTGTTTTTCCTATTGGAGTAATGTCTCTATCTTTTCTATCACGATGCCATACTAGATCAGCACTTTCTGTATCGTGTGAAAAATGTCTAACGTGGTATCCTTTATATTCGTAGTCGGTGTAAGTTGCCATTTTAAACTCTTTTAAAGATTTTAGGATATGTGCGAACATAACTTGTAAAATCTACCTCTTCATCTCCTACTTCGTCAAATATAATATCTTCAAAGTTATCAGCTGTTACTATAACATCTGTAGGTGTTAGAGTAAACTCACCTTTATCGTCATCATAATATGCTTTATCTACAGCTAGTGTTATAGTGTCACTTGGTCTTTCATCTTTAAATGGTGAAGAATCTTGTGATGCGCCTAAAAATTTATCGGCTAAAACACTTACTTTTCGCATATCATCAATACTACCATCAAATTGTACAAAAATACCATCAACTTCAGCTGGTATACCCATTTGGGATAGGAGATCTTTAAATTTAACTGCATTTTCAGGTGTATTTAAATTAACACCAAAATCTCCGTCAATTTCTTTTAGTAAGCGACCTTCAGCTAAATATTTTTTTAAATTAAAATTTTCCATTCTACCAAAATGTGTTTTTGTTAGCACCTAATCCTAGGGCCTTCGCGTAACGTGGTAAATTGCATGACCAATAACCTGCTTTTGTTCTATCTTTCTTTTTGTCGCAATTGTGTCGTGCCGCAAAAGCTCTACGTGCTTCTGGGTTGTTAATTTTTGCTCTTAGGCCACCAGACCCGAATGATACTTTTTTAACTTTGTCCCCGTCTTTAACGTAAACATAGTATGCTTTTGAACCACCACGTTTTGGTTTGTTTAGTGGAACGTCTTTACCTTTAAATTCGGCTTCAAATATTTTATTTGTAAAACCTTCATCAGCTAACATCTTAATTAGCTCTTCTACTGTTTTAGCAGGTCCGATTTGAAAATCGTATTCACCATCTACTGTAGCTAGATACCCATCAGGTGTCCATCCAATTGCAGCGGAATTTCCTCTACCATCATCGTAAATACCTAAGGCATCTTCTCTTTCATTAATAAAAGGAATATCTAAAGCAATTTTTTTGCCTTCAAATATTCCATATTCGCCTATGTCAGTGTTGCGAATTAAATCTCTATCAAGTTCGTTTACTTTTAGAACGCCTTCGTTGAATAATTCTCTTGCTTCGGCATAGAAGTCTACGTATGCTTCTGAACCTATTCTAAAAATACACTCTGATAGTGGTTTTTTGTGTTGTTGATGGAACATTAAACCAGGAGAGGCAATCGCGCCTTCTTGGAGCATAATGCCTTCTGATGTTTTAGATATTTCTTTTTCTTGGAATGGAGCTAAATCTTTAAAGTTAAACGATTTAGTTGTTCCAGTCTCCTCTAACTCTACAGTGTAGAACGGATGTTCTGCCATTGTAACAGTAGCAGTGTCTCCATCTACCGTAGTTACTTTATCCCCTATAGAGAATTTTGCTGAAACTCCAACAACGTTTTCTATAGCCTCTCGGATTAAGTATCTGAGTTTTAGCTTGTCCATAGATTACTTATCTTCCTTTTCGTCTTTTTTGTCTTCTTTTTCGTCTTCTTTTTTAGACTTTTTAGATGATTTTTTCTCGAAACGTAAACCTTCTTTTTCTAATGCCTCACGTAGTTTATCCATTTGCATTTCTAGCATGGATAATTTTTCCATTAAACCATTAGATTCAGATGTAAGTGCTTCACGCATATCTGGGTTAGAAGTTGCTTCAGACATTTTACCTTCGATTTGACCTTTAATTTCGTCAATTGAAGCTTCCATTTGCTTAAGTTTGTCTTGACCTTTTTTATAGGTTTCTTTAAGCTTAATGTCTCTTTCTTTAATTACTTTATTTGCAGCTGATTTTGCTCTGCTTTCAGATTTGTAGATACCTGAAATGTCTTCACGAGTTAGACCACTCATAGCAAATTCAAATACGTCTCCACTTTTTACTAGTTCTTCAACAGAAGATTCTTTAGTAGGTTTTGTAACGTAGTAGAATTCAGCAATTTGATCTTCGATTTTAGCTACTTTTTCTTTTACAGGAGCTTGTTGTGTTTCCTCAGTTTCGGGAAGATTACGCTCAGATAGCCAATCTGTAATATTTTCTTTAATAAGTTTACGTAGTTCTTGTTTTTTCATGTTTGTAGAATTATTCTATAATAAATATATAAGGATATTACAGCTCTAGTTCTTTTAGCTGTTTGATGTTTTCCTTTAAAATTTTAATTGTTTCGGGATTTATTTTAGCTTTTGACCAATTTTCTAAATCTCCAGCCTCAGACATAAATGTGTCTCCTTTATCATTTATATATGCCTCTACGGCTTGCTCGTAGTCAGTAACAAATGAATTTTTATTAGCGTTCATTAATTTTTTAGCATACTCTTCATACCCTCCTGTAGCTTTTAAATGTGCTTCATATTCAACTACGCAATCGAAACATTTGCCGTGTATAGACCACATCTTTTGATTCAATTTGGTAGATTTCATTGCATTTTCACATTTAGGACATTTTAAGGGCATGTTAACCATTTCCCTTAGTTTGTCATGTTTGGTGACGGTTTGTTTAATACCGTTTTTTATAGTCCAGGTTTTACCTGATTCTTCCCATACATCGCCCTCGCCATGTTCTACTGATTGTTTTTGGTAACCTGCTTGAACTCTAGTGCGTTCAGCTGTATTTCCAGAAACTATATTGCGCATTCTCTGGATGTCGCGTTCAGAGAATTCTTTATTTAAGCGTGATTCGCTCATAACCCTAATTTAGATAACTCGTTTTTAACTTGTTCTGTTGATTTAAATAATATACCAATTCCTCCTGCTGCTTTCCAAGCTGCTATATTATCTTCTCTATCGTCTATTAATATTTTGTTTGGTCCAGCATATTTTGCTTTACCAGATGCTTTGTACCCAAATTTTACTGGTACACCAGACATGTTTCTTTTAACCCATACACCTTTTCCTATGCGAGATGATTCGTCTCTGGAGGGAGATGTTAAAATGGTGGGTTTATATTTTTTGATATGTTTGTATAGGTTTTCTCCTTCAGGCATCCATGGCATTCCAGCCCAAAAACGTACTCCAATTTCTTTATCTATTAGATTCCAAAATTGTTCATCTGCTTTTTCTTTACCAAATTGGATTGTCTTTTGAGAAGTGTATTCGTCTGGGGTTACACCAGCGAATTGTTCAAAACGTCTTTCAAAGTCTGTTAACACCCCATCCATATCGACAAAAACATCGTATGCTTTAGCAAGATCTTCTTGCAATAAATCCATTAAACTACCCTTTATTCTATTCATATATGTGTGGATTTTCACGTCCAAATTTTCTCATTATAACCGCCGCTAACGAATTAGCTTCATTTTCATCTGGTGATCCGTCTTCACCTGATTTGGGTGTTAATCTATCGTCTAGATTTTGCATATGGTGAACCATCTCGTGTGCTACGGTTCTTAATATATCAGCCATGTTACGATTGTGAACAACAACCATTATTTTTTCTTCTGAAGGTAGATAACCACCAAAACTGTGATATTCTTGAGTATAGTCTGGTGAGTTGATTAGTTTAATTTTAGGTTTATTTATAGAAAGATATTCGCTAACATAATTTACAAAATCTCCTATTACTTTGCCTTTTGAATTGTCCCAACCTTCGTTTAGGAATTTTTTATATCTAGCTTCTTTTAGATAATCTTTACGTGGTGTATTATCGTGTCCACATTTGTGACATATATACAAATCGTCTCCACCATCTGCTATTTCCCATTCCCATCCACAGTTATCGCATACTATTTTATCACCTACTATTGATTCGGATATAGCTTCATTTAACTGAAATATAGACATAAAATCATCTACATTAAGACCATCAGGTATAAAATCATTTACAGTTTCTAAATCATTATCTCGTATTGCTTTACGCAATTCAGTTGCTGAATATGTTCCTTCCATTCCAGCATCGAATACCTCTACGTGGGGATATTTTTCTTTATCTAATAGTGATTTGAATCTATCTTCTTCCCCTTTACCAAATACAGCTCTAACTAAATTAGCTGGGTTGTCTTTAGCATAATCGTAAACGTCTTTTACTGGGGTGGGTGTTTGAACAATCTCTACATTCTCTAATTCTGGGTTATTTTGTTTATATAAATCCCAAACTTGTTGAGCTTCTTCTACAGAAACACCATCTCTTTCTTTTGTAGACATAAAGACAATAACACGATCTATGTCTCCTTCTTTTGCTCTTAAAGCAGTAGCAACGTGTCCTTTATGAGGTGGTTTGAATGCACCAGGATATAGAGCAACTTTCTCTACAACTTCCTCTAATAGGATAGATTTCGCTATTTGACTACCTATTTTTTCTGGGTTCATGAGAAAAATGAATTTACACGAGACTTTGCCTCGTCTTTAGATACGGAATTTGATTTGATATCTTCTACTTTATCTGATTCTACAAAGTCGTTGATTTGTTGTGCTAATTCTGATTTTGATTTTTCAGAGCGAGCTTTCTCTTTATCTGTTTTTGGTTTTGTATCTTTTGGAGCGTATGGTGTGATGTATTTGTCTACTAGAGATTCTAGTGAGCTCATAGGTTCACCTTTTTCTAACGCTTTATCGTTTACAACAGAAACGAAATTGTCTCCAAATTCTTTTTGATACAACTCGTAGTTTTGAGTTATATTGTTCCAGGTACGTAATACAATAGCAGGTGATAAACTTCTATCTTCACCTTGTGAGCGCTGAAAGCGTGTCTCGTTTCTATCTAATGCTTTCTCTAGTGAAGCAAACACATATACCATTAGTATATCGTAACCTAGATTTTCTAGTTCTTCTTTTAACTTTAAAGTTGGTCTAGAAGAAGCAGCTGTACCATCTAGTATAAAATTCTTTTTACCTAAGATGATATCTCGCATATAAGGGCGAAATTCTTTATTTGCTGCTGCCATTGCTGAGGCTGCTTTGCTTCTTTCTTCAGCATCTGCGTTTTTTAAATCTAAAGACACTCCCATATCCTTTAAATTGCGCATGTAGTAATCGTCTACATTTAAGATAAGAGCATTTTTAACTCCTTCTATAAAAGACGATTTGCCAGCACCAGGGGAGCCAGCGAGTATAAGTGCCTTAGGATTAACGGATTGTTCTAAGATTATATCTCGTAATTTATACATAGGGTTACATTGTCAACATATAAATATACGAAAAAGAGGTGAGGGAGCCTAATAAATTTATTATTGAAATGAAATATTTTGTGTACGCATTACGGGGAAAAAGGGACTTCCATCTAATGTACGAAGATTATATAAAAAAGAAATATAAGTTAGTCTGTCTTCTCCATTATTAGGTGAAAAAAAATTTGCTGAGTGGTATTGACTGCTAGAGAAACAAAAAATCCTATTAAATTTATCTTTAACATCTAAAATTTTATTAAAGTTATTATTTTCAAATATAGTTTTTTGTTCTAAAATATTAAGAGGTAATTTACCAGTAGAATGATGGATTTTTCTATATTGACTATAAGCTTTTCTTTCAGGGGTAAGATTAAAAATATTAGATGAATTTATTTCATATAAGGAAGTTCCACAGTTTATTGTATTTTCTTTACTTAAATAAATTATAGCTGTAATTTGAGAATCTGTGTCTTGATGTATCCACCCGTTACCTTCAAAATTTGGAATTAATTGAAATGAACTACTAGATTCCCCTATAACATTATTAGAATCTGCAAAAATAGAAATAATTTTTTTTGTTATGTATTTATGGAAAGGAGGGTTAATATTTTCAAGTAATTTAGTTCTTTTTCCAGGATATCTACCATTTTCACCTAATTTAGAATAATCTAAAGATAAGGCCCAATCTTTAATTTCATTAGGATTTTCTAAAAAATTATCTAGTATAGTAGCAGGGATTAAATTCATTTTTTCTTAATAGTTGTTGGCCATTTTTCTGAGATAGGTTTGAGATTAGGGTTTTCTAAATCGAATAAAGCACGTACATGGGAATATATTTCTAAATTTTCATCTACAGTACGTGGTGATTCATATACTTCCCATTTTTTACCTTTAAGTCTTTTACCTGTTTTATCTGGTCCTCTTGATTTGGATTTTAACCAAAGCACACCTACTCTATCTACTTTTTGATCGTAACATTCTTCAAAACAGCGCGTATAAACCGCGGTCTGTAGGTCATACGTCGTCTGTAGGTGATTAGATGTTTTCAAGTCGATTACCCATAGTTCTCCGTTGATTTTGCACACAAGATCGCACGTTCCAGCAACCTTAAGTGTATCTGAGTATAAGAATACTTCTGTCTCTAATAGTTCAGCTCCACTAGTTTCCCAGAAATCTACAAATGCTAAGAACATTTTCCAAACTTTAAGATCATATTTAGGATTTCCACCTTCATCCATTAGTTTAATTTCTTTACCTAATAGATATGCCTCTGCTAAGTTATGTACTATTGTACCTTCATCTGCAGATTTTTTAGCTATATAATCAGCTGAGTGGCCTACTTTTTTAAGCCATTCCTCAAAGTGTCTTCCTTTAGGATAGTAAGATAAAACATAAGTTACAGAGGGGTATGTTTTTTCCCCATCCTCATAAAAACGAGAATCGTTTGTTGTAATCTGCGTAAATGTTCGATTGTATTCCTGTTTAGGAAAATTCGCTTTACGTAATATCATATAGATAATTTTAAATTAAGGAGTGAAGAAAATGTAAATTCTTGTGCTTCCTGTATTTTATTTGTAAATAAAGCAAAACCCATGTCGGCAGGGTCTTTATCGTCTAACTCTATTACAAATAATTTTTTACCCGCTTTTAATAACTGATCTGCTATTTTATAAGTTGCCTTTATAGCGTCACTGTCTAAAGCTAGGTAAACTTTTTTAACATCTGATGTAACTAATTTTTGCATCAGTTTTCTTGAAATGTTTTTACCAAATAATGGTATAGCATTTCGTTTTATAGCGATAGCATCAAATGCACCCTCACATAATACAATAGGTACATTCCAATTTATCATATTTTCAAACCCTATAAGATTTTTATCTGAAGATGGTGCATCATATTTTCTAGATGGTTCTCTTTCAAATGAACGAGCTACAAAATATTCTAATGTACCTTCAGCACTATATGTAGGTATAATAATTTTATTTGCATAACGCCCATTTTCACAATACCCAATTTGATACTTTAAAATATCAACCATTGTTAAACCTCGTTTTTTAAGGTAAGCTAAAGCATGCCGGGCATGTATATCTGATTTGGTTAGGTTATATAATGGTTTATATTCTTTAGGTAATTCTACATTACTACTAGCTACTATAGTATCGTATTTGTCTGTTGTACCTAATATTTCACTTAATTGAGTACGTTTTTCAGTTGATACTTTTAAACGTTTAAATAAACTAAATAACGTTTTACCTTTTGCATCACAAACCCAACAATGCCAAAAATTTTCGTTTTTCTTATTTGGGATTAAGTTAACCTCTAGTTTAGGTGTTTTGTGATTACAAAAAGGACAATTAAAGGAGTGGTTACCTCTAGCTGTAGGATTGCTTCTACCTAAAACGGATTGGACTAATCCAAGTAATATTTGATTAATCATTAAATAATGTTACTGCTTCTTTTCGACAAGGATATATAGTTCCATCTTCACCTTTTACTGAATACCAAGTGTTAGATACAGTTCCATATGTTTCGGTTCTTATATTTATTAGTTCACCTATACCTTTAGATATGATAAAATCGTATTTTACTTTATCTCCAATTTTAACTTTTTTCCTAGCCATAACCTATCTTTAGACGTGAATGTACGTTAAGTGTTTGGGTTGACCAAGTCTTTTCTGAAAAATTTACCTAAAATGTTATCATTAATATATTCAGTATTCTCTAGAACGGAATTACTGAATTGGTGTTTTGTTTCAAGATACGTAAGATGTTTTTTATCAAATGCAAATTCTAATATTTTTTTAGAAAATTGATCGTCTTTACCTTCTTTAACTAATTGTTTAATTCTATTGTGTGAACCATAATATGTTAACCAATCAGATTCAGTTACTATTTTTTGTTTTAAAGGTGTTTTACCTCTTAAACCTTTAGTTTTCCTTTCTTCACGTAACGTCTCTAAGGCTTTTTTACCTAAACGTTTATTACGTTCAAAGTATAATACTTTTTTACCTAGATATTTTTCGTTTGTTGGAATGTACGTAACTTCGTAAATGAAGCCAAATGTATCTTTGGGCATTTGTTCAATGCTCCCTATAACCTCTCCTTTATATAACCACATATTGTGTTTTTATTGATCGTATCTAATTACGAACGTTGTATCTACCTCATTTGAGATAGGAATTGATTGGCCAAATTTACCAACCATTAATAATTCATTATTATCATTGTAAAGCCCTATAGTTGTAGCATAAGGCATAAAATCTGAACCAGTAGCAAAATCTCTTAATAAACCCGAACTATCAGTAGCGATAGTAGGATTTTGGCTCATGTTAAATTCACCAGCATCAACAGTACATACAATCTCGTTTTCGTAAACTGTATAGTTATTTTTAAATAATATTTTATTTGGTCCTACTGTTATAGCCATAATTTATTTTTTAACAAGGGGATGCTGTATCAATTATAGTACCACTTTGTATTCTTACAAACGTACCTGAGGTTGTTTTGAACCATCGGCCTGTGCTTCCTCCTAATGGAACATAAGGACTTGTAGCATAATATATAGTTCCTGAGGGTCCTAGTTTATAAGTAGCTAAGGAATTTCCACAAATTCTATTTAAGGATCTAGGGTTAATATTTTCTGGGGTGAGTAGTGGGTAAGTTGAGTTGCTCCATCCAGTAGATCCATAAGAAACATTACTAAGTTCTGTTCCACAAGTTTCATATCCTATAATTCTTCCAGCACTTAAAATAACATTGCGTCCTCCTCTACCAGTTCCACCTAGGGGGTATCTACCTGAAAGACTTGAACCTTGTAGCTTATTATCTTTATATGAAAAAGTATTTGAACCAGCATTTGTTTTGCTTCTTTTACAAGCAGATTCTTGATCAGGGAATGATCCTCTAACAGTGTATATTGAAATAGAAGGTAGTATACATCCTCCTCTATTTTGAATATATCCATCTTTATTAACAATTAAATAAACAGTTAGACTTGTAAGTATATAGTTTACAGAAGAAGGAAATACTGCCCTTGTATTATCCAAGGCATCCGCTCTAGAATTATAAAGATATCCGTTTTTTTTAAAATAAGTTTTTTCTCTATAATTTACACCTGTATTAGCACAAACGGTGTCTTGTGTAGAATAAGGTACAGAACCAAATTGAGTTGCAACATAAGGTGTAGAAGCTGGGGCGGGTCCAGGTCCTGGGTCTGGTTCAGGTTCAGGTGTTGGTGGGGGTGGAGGTGGGGTATTTGTTAATAAAGTAAAAGTAGTAGTTGTAGTAGTACCATTAGCAGGTAAAACTAATTGTCTTATATTAAATGTTACTCCTTTATCAGGTGTAAAAGTTGAACTATTATCTGAATTAGCGGTAGGGGCATCATATCCTCCTCCTGTAGTATAAGTTTCTTTTTCTATACCTGAAGTAGTTCTTTGGATAAAATTTCCATAAGCACTTCTAGATCCTCCTTTTATCGTAACTGTTAAATCTTCTGAACGACCTGTAGATGTCCAGGCACCCGGATCAGGGGATGTACTATAATCATAAGTTACAGAATTTCCAGCTGCTATTTTATAGTCTGCATTTCCTCTAGTGCTACGAATTTGTACCTCCATAGGAGAGGAAAGGTTATTTTTAAATATAACATTTACACTACCTACTGATAAAGGAGGAGGTAGTAAATCATATGTAAATGATAAAGGAGATGAATCTGGGGACTGGTCGGGACCACTACATGAAGCAAATGCTTTAAAATATACTGTACCACTTACAAAAGAAGTTGTAACTGGTATGAGATCTCCTATAGAAGAAGAAAATATTTCTGATGTTCCAAAGTTAGGGTCATTTGATACAGAAGCAGTTATAGCTAAGGGGTCATTTGATCCTAAATAACTAGAGGCTGTTAAATAATTTATAGCAAATCTCCCTCTACGAGAACCAGTATTTAAACTAGTTAAAAGTGGTACTTGACAGTCTTCAAATCCAGGTTCACAATCGATAGGATCATATGCTCTATAAAAATAATCTTCGTTGTTTAACGAAGCGCTAAAAGGGGCTACAGTTAAATCAACATCAAAAGAAGCCGTTACTACACTACCTGAATTTGGTCCAGAAGTAAAGTATTGTCTTACTGTGGGTGATATTTGGTAACCTGTATTAGCCATAAATTACGTTATCTATAAAGTATTGTCCAACTGCTATTGCTCTAGAATCTAATTCTGCTTGTGAGGCAGATGATCCAATCGGAGACATAAATAAATAGTAAACTCGGTTAACGTCTTTTAAGTTTTGAAGTTTTCTATTAAATATTTCTCCACCACCCAATCCAGCGGGTAAAGGCATTTCAGCATACTCATCTTCATGTAATATCATAATATACATAAGATCATGTTCCATTCGTTGAGAACCTGCAAATATTTTATATTCTCTGTGAGTATATTTAGTATTTGTTCTAGTTCCTATAGGGTCATTTTCGTATTCATCAGCATCTGTGTATGAGAATACTTCTAAATATTCAATATTATCTACATCAGCTGTCATTAACCAAATTTTATCTGTGCGTTGGGTAAAATAATGCCCATTATCTCCACCAAATATACTTGCTGAAATTGATCCACTAAATATAGATCCACTAGTATACTCTACGCTTGAGCCAGAGATTGTGTTTATAATATTTCCAAAAGCGTAACTATCTCTGAATAGTTTTTTATTTGGTCCTATAAAGCTACCTGTATCTCCATATTTTGTATCTATAAATTCATTATCACGTGCTATAAAGTTAGATCCACTTCCATCACTACCAGTTGTAATTAAGGTAGCAGCACTAGCTGTAAAATTATCTCTAATTTTGGATAATGGAATTTGACGATCAAATTTAAAGTTTATATCTGTAGTTAATTCTTCAGTATTAATTTTAGAAGCAGTTAAATGCAAAGAAGATATTCCATAATCCGGTCCAAATGTTAAGGATACATCTAAGTTTTCCTCAAAATGTACCATATTAGCATTACCCGTTAATAATACTGAATTTGTTATTTCACTACCTGTTATAGTAGCAGGTGTACCCGTATCACTTGATCCACTAAATTCTCTTCTTAAATAAAAATCATCATTAGAACCCGTAAATATATCTATATAAATTGTATCATTTCCATTCCAAGAATAACTTCCTGTAGCGCTACCAGAGGTGGCTAATTCAACAGGTGTTTCACTTCCAGAATGTATTTTTACTGTTACCCATTCTGCACCTGTTGGTTCATTTGTATAGAAATTAAGGTTACGTTGTGATACACTACCTGTACCATCTTCACAAAAAGATTCACTTGTTTCCCATGCTCTGCTATAAATTTCTAAACTAGTAGTATAAGCATAACAATTTAATTGATTATCATATAATTCTATACTAGCAGAACCTGAATTTAAATTATCTGCTGGGAGGCCAATTGTAATACCAGGAGTAGTAAGTGATCCACTGTATATAGAGAGATCAGTAGTAACAATATATGAATATAATTCAGTACCCCCTGTTATATTAGTTATATCTATAGATGAAGATTCTGGGGAGTTATAATTTAAACTAGCGGTATACGTAATTTGGGTTGAAGAAGTAATTTCATAATTAAATGAATAATTACATCCATCAGCATCAAATATATTTAATATATAAGACCCACTTGTAGCATTAATTACATTTTGTGATGAAGTTGAAAACCCATCGGGACCTGACCAACTCCATGTTAGAGGTTCTGTTCCTCCCGTTAAAAAATAATCTTGAGGTTCATCATTTTCATCTAATTCATCTAAGATAATTTTACCACTTGCTGTTCCAAAACAATCTATGTGTGTAATTGTATAACTTGCTGTAACTGGGGTTGTTTTAGTTACTTCTATTATAGAAGAACTAGTACATAAATTAGAATCTTGAAGATATACCGTATAAGTTCCTACTTCTAGTCCTGTAAGTTCACAAGGTGTTTCTAAGGAGTTAGAAAAGGATGCTGTTAAGGAAGCTGATATTACTCCTTCTGCCCCACTTGCACTTACAATTATACTACCATCATTTGTACTACAATTAGATACATCATTTTGGAATATATGGCTATCTATAGGAATAAAGGCAGTATTAATTGATTGAGTTACAATTTCACCTGCATTATCTTTAATACTTAATACTAAAGAACGGGTTGGGGTTAATGAAGCACTTAATATTGGTTGAAATAAATCGTTTGTAGGTGTATAATTTATCCCATCTATAGACCAGCTATAAGGTGGAATGCCTTTATCTATTGAAAATGTTACTGAAGATGATATATCTCCTTGCCAACATGTTTGAGTTACTGAATTAACTGATGAGGTTAAAGGTTCAGATGTGATATTTAAATAAAGTGAAGCTGTGTTGCTTGTTAACCCTAAAGTATTGTCTACTGTATATTGTAAACGATATCCCCCAGGTATAATACTATTTAAATTAGGGGTAATTACTATATCTCCACTTCCACTTATACTATAATCAGGGAATGAATATCCTTCAATAGGAGAAGTAGATACCGATCCTGAATCTAGAGATACACAATCATCAAAGTCTCTCTCTATAATATTTAATATTTTTTCTTCTTGGGTATTAAGAAGAGTAATATAATCATTACGAGCTACGGGGTTACCTTCTATAAAGCAAAGGTAATCTACATTTGTAATTACAGCTAAACCATGATTGTAAAATACATTTCCTACAGGTGTAGCTAATCCTTCACCTGAATAATAGCCAGGAGCAGCTGAATAGAAACGTTCACCATAGCGAGCTATTACTTTAATATAGTCATAGATGTTTCCTTGACCATCATCTGCCATATAAAAGTTAGATCCTGAAATGACAAATGTATTTGGTTTAATTCCTTCACCATATTTGTCTTTTGGGATAGAAATTACTCTAATTTTAGCAGCATTTTCTATAAAGTAAAGTGCATCACCATATTGGGATGAAGTAGCATCAAAATCATATTCTACTGTTTCAAAATAAGGAAATTCTCTAAAGTTCGGGAATGTACCCGAAGCCATAGTATTTTGAATATAATTATCGTATGAAGATGAATGCCAAAAATAATTTACGTTATCGGGATAAATTAAATCATCAGAGTCAATATCTTGATCTTGAGAGGATTTTGTAACGTAATTTTGGTAGTATAAGTGACGAATTGATTCATAAATCAAACGTCTATAATTTCCATCAGTAGTTAAGTTATCATTTACAGCATCAAAGGGTTGATCTGTAGTGATAGGAATATATTCCCCTATATAAGTTTGAATGTTATTATCTGCATATGAAGATGAATCGTACTCATACTGCTTATTAGCAACGTATGGTACTGATTTTATTTCAGCAGGGTTTAGTTTTTTGTATGCAAAACTCATTCATTAAAAATCTAATTTTACTCTTACTAGAGCTTCTTTTGTAAAATCTTTAACTAATGGCTTCGATAATTTAGCTACAGATAATAATTCGTTAGCATCATTATACAAACCTACAGTTGTTATAAAGGTTTGGGGATTATTGATCAAACTTGAATATACGAACTCTCCACTACCACTAATCATAGATGGGTTAGTAGAGTAGTTAAAATCGGTATTTCTTACTCTTACAAAAATATAATCAGATGTTATAGTTTCTTCTGAGTTAAGTGAGAATGTTTGGGCTAGTTTAATTGATTCAAATAATTGACTGTGGTTAGTTATAAGAGCTTCATCTGTTAAATCATTATTTACAGTTATACCTAAACCTCCTTGTGATCCTGATAGAGCAAGTGCTCTAGGGTTTAATACAATTAAACCAACATCAGGTAAATATTTTCCATATGATCCTGAAGGTGTGTATCCTGCTGTTGTAGTAGAGGCTGAGATTGGAACAGCAGTTGTAGCTGAACCATTTGATCCACTTACAATATCGAATACACGTCCTGCATCTGTAAATGTTAATGTAGTTACGTCTTTAGAGTTGTCTGTTAACTGTAAACGTGTTACTTCAGTTCCATCTGAACCAGATAAAACAAGATTGAATGTACCAGGGAATAGTTTTTCTTTATATCTTGCTCTATTAACATTTAATACATAAATGTCTCTTGAATCTGTATTTCCAGTTCCAAAACTAAAGTTAGTATTTTCGTCTCCGTTTACTAAAGTTCTAAATTGACCATAGGTTACTTTAGAAGGAGAACTTCCAGTTACTAAATTGTTATAAGGGGCAGATCCTGAACCTGCTACTTCACCATAGGCAATTGAAAATTGTACTTCAGCATCTGATCTTAAAGAGGATGTTTGGTAGACATCTAAATAAGTGTTAAATGAAGATGTTTGGGATGAAGTAAAAAATTGATTTAGTGTAGGTGTTTGACCTGTCCACAGAGTAGAAGTGATAGAATCCGCACTTACTACAAAATCACTAGCGTTTAAACTTACAAAGCTCATAATATTACGATGTTACTTTTGTTATGTTAAGTGGGATTGTTAATCTTGCTCCTGAATCTCTACCTGTTACTGTTAAGATAGTGTTCAATGTATTTGATGTTCCAAACAATGTATTAACTGTAGTTGCAGTTAAATTAATTGTTGTTCCAATTACTGTTCTAGATACGTTTGTACCTACAGTAGTTGTTGTATTTAAGTTAGCTGCTGTAGCAGTGTTTACACCTACTCCTTCAAAGTTTGAAAGTGTTCTTGAATCTCCAATTGTAGCTGTATATCCACTAGCTTCAAATGTTGAATCTGTACCTAAATAGTTTAGTGTTTGAGGTGTAATTGACAATGAAGAACCTTGTTTTAATGTAATAGTTGTATATCCTAGTTCAAGTACAGGTAATTTAGCTGTACCTCTAGGTAAAGTTAACAACTTATATTTCATTGTTTGTGTTTCATCTGGGAATGCTTCTAGAATAGGCATATTTTCAATTGCCTCTCCGTAAAATGCAGAACCAGATGGGTGATTTGGATTATACAAAGTATAATCGATTTCGTCATCTGCTAAAGAGAATTGTGTAATTCTAAATGAGCCATCGTTTCGAGCTAACAACTCGCGCCCTTTTTTAGTGAGGATGGCATCAACAGTAACTGTGTTATTATTTAAATATCCCATGGTTTAGTCTTGTTGTATATAAATATAGTGTTTTTTAAGTTTTTATGATATTAAATTCTGTGATTTAAGTTCTTTTACAATGTTACCTGCTTTTTCTTGTAAAGCTTTTGGTATATCAGCTGGTAAGACAATTCCTGAAGAGGTTCTACCAGGTTGCTTAGCAAAGTCAAGTACTATGTTTGTCTCATCTTGTACTTTTTTTAATATAACAAATCGTTTAATTTGTCTAGCATCTTCAGGTAAAGTTGCTCCTGGAAAGTCTTCACAGGCTCTAGCTGGGATGTCTTTGTCAAATTCAATTGCTAAACGGTTTGTATTTGTTACCTCGTCTCTTAGTATAACGTTTACACGTTTTACTTGACGTTCAAATTCTTTAGGGAATACCCCACTTCCTGTTCCGGGTTCACCTGCGTTTACATCTACAAATCTAAATAGGTCTCCTTCTTGAATTGAGAATGCTTCATCTATTATACCGTATGAATCTGAACCACTAATATAAACTGAAGAGGTTTGGATTATATTTTCATACCAATATGACATTGAAACAGATGCTGTTAATATGTTGAATGAACCTGTATTATTTCTTACAAAGAAAGCGTTTCCATTAGATGCATCCCCTCCATCTGTAATACTTGAAGTTAAAGAAACTACAGGATCAGAAGGGAAATAGTAAGTATATTTTGGTTCTGAGTGGTTAGCTGATTCTTGTCCTATACTAATTGAAGCACTTACAATTTGTGGATCTCCAAAACTAGTTTCAAACCTACCGCCCATAGCAGAAGGTGAATCATCTAATATGGCTGCTATCTCGTTTGTATTTTTAGGTAAAATAACAGAGTTAGTTACGTGATAAGTTGCTTTAAGTAAAGTAAATTCACCTAAATCAGTTGAAGAAGATAGTATAGGTTGTGAACCATTAAATGGATTCCAAGTTATATCATTAAACGAAGCAGAAACATTTTTAGGTATATTAATTTCAAGTTCAACTTGACCTTCAACATTAATTAATAAATCATTATCCCACCAAATTGAAGATTGGTTTATAGGAGTATTTCGAGTTAATGTTATAGAAGGATATCCTCCTACATTAACTACATTACTACCACTTGTTATTTCAATTGTACCTAAATTAAAGTTTCCTATTTTAATAAAGTCTCCTCCTAAACTAGTAGGTATTTCTCTTAAATCTTCTTTTGTTATATTAGAGATAGATCCTGAGATAAAGTTATAATATAAAGTAGAACTACCAGTTGGGTTTTGTAGTGTAGGTAAATAACGATATCCACCAGCATATACAGGTTTTAAACCATCAAGATATTTTTGATCTGAAAATTCCTGGTTATTATCTAATGAAATGTTAGCTTGTTTTTTAGCATTGAATATATTTTGTACTTCAAATATAGTTTCATTTTTACGAGTTAATTCTGTAACATTTGATCTACCATCAATTAAATACTTAATATATACGTTTGATCTATCTGGGAAGAAAGAACCTGTTTCTACTACTTCTGAAAAGTAAGCAAATTTAAGTGAATTTAAATCTATGGCTGCTGTTTGTCCATATGAATTATCTCCTAAAGTATAAGTATTATATAATTTAGAAGTAGTTTTACTACCTAAATAACGTGGATTTATATTACGTCTTAAAGTATAATTACTATCTTGAATAGGAGCATCTAAAAATGAAGTAGCAGCTTCTGTTATTTCACCAAATGATCTACTTGTAATAAACCCAATATTAACAGGTGTAATTATATTCGAAGAGTAATCTAAGTCCATATATTGAACTGATTTTCTTGCTTCAGATATATTATTAAATGTAGGGTTAAAAGGTATAGCAGAATAAGAAACATAAGTATCATTATCTGCTTCTACTCTAAATAAACTTAACTCGGTTACAATATTAGTAGTAGGTTGAGAGTAAACTGTAAATTCACTACCACTATATTCACCTGTAAATGGTTCTCTATTATCTGTATGTGTATATAGCACATATGAAGCTGTAATTGTATCCGCTGAGCTAGATGGGATACGAATTGCTTCAGTAAATGTAGTATTTAAATTTTGACTCATTGGGTTTGAACCAGTAATACTAGGTACTACTAAAGATCCACTATAATCATATTGGACAAAAGTAGGTTCAAAGCGTTGTTGTTTAGTTCTTTCTAGAATAGTAGGTTTGATTACTAAACCAGTATTAAGTTGTGTTTTAGCAGGAACAAAATCCTTTAACATTTTAAATAAAGAACTATCAAAATATGATAATAATTTAACCGATTCTAAAACACTTGTCTTTTTATAATATTTTTGGAAATAGAATTTTTTAATTTCTTCTAAACCAGGGTAAGTTAATGAACTTGAGTTAGTTGGATCACCTATATAAGTGTCAATATCAAACCATCCCATTTGATTTTCAATATCTCTATCTATACTATCTTGAGGTGAAACAGCAATTTGGGCTATATCTAAATCTGCTGTAAAATCTATATTTGAACTACTTAAGATATTTTGTTGTACAGAAACATAAGCTGAGAGTGTTGAACCAGATATAATTTCGTTGTTTGTTACTCTAATTTTATCTTCGTTTAGAGTAAAGGCACCCATATCAGGACCTTGAATTAAATCTATTTTACTTTCAGATACAAAACTATTAGCTGTAAGGTTTGTTATTATACCGTAATTTACAGTTGAAGAACCTGTTCCTAAGAAAGAAGATGTTGGAGCAGAAGAACCTGTAACCATGGGGTGGACAGATACTCTTCTTGAACCCGAAATTCTATCGTAATTTCCTAAAGGTAAACGATAAACTAAATCATAGTATGAGGCTGTAATATCATTACCAGCATATGAGGTTGGGTTAAGTACGTGTTGGTCAAATACCGATTGAGATAGATTTGTAATCCAATATCTAAATTCTTGGTATTCACCATCAAATATAACACCATCAGGTGCTATAACGTTACTACTGCTTGCTCCACCTAAGAAACCATATAGTTGTTGGTTACCCGAGCTAAATGTATAATTTGACCATCCTTCATTATATGAAGAAGAAGTTGAACCTGAGATAAATAAACTAGCTGAGCCTTGTTGCTCTATAAATCCACTATGTCCATCATATTTGCCTTGTTTTACTATAAGTTCATAAAACGCATCTGAACCTGTATCTTGTAGGTTCATTTTAGATGGTTGTCTATCTAACTTTAAGTTAAAGAAACTACCTGTAAAGAAAGGTAAGAAAATAGCATCTGTAGAAGCATATCCTTGTGAGCCAGATAAAATAAATCTTAATTCACCATAATGGTCATAAACACCATTTGAGGTAGCAATCGATTCAGAGGGGTATAAAAGTTGAATACCAAATTGAGAAGATGAATCGCTATTATTTACCTGAAAAAGGGATTGAGTATGGTGAGATGCTGAAGGTATACCATTTGTTTTAAATCTAAATTCGATTGTATCTGGTACTTGATCTTCAGCTAATACTCCATTCCACCAACCTTCAATGTTGTTCCAATCAACGTCCATTTCTTCCCAAAATTCCCCTACCATAGGCATTATAGCAGGTAACCAAGGAACTTCTACTACACTAGATGTGTTTGTAGCTAAAGCATAAACGTGATTTTCGTAATATTGAGTTGTTTGAGGTACGTTTTTCTCTATACCTCCATATTCGTGTATTCTTAAAATGGTATCTTCAATACCAAAACAGTTTAAAAGTGCTCTTAAACCTCTATATGAACCACGAGTTTTTAATAGATAAGGTAAATTGTGGTAAATACGTTTATATATCTCTTTATTTACATTATCATATGTAATAGGTTCATTTGAAGCTGAAACGTAGTTTTCTATTCTATATGAACCAGTATCTGGTACAAGTGAACCTGATGGTGAAAGTCCTGTTAGAGCAGAGAATAAGTTTTCGTTTGTTTTATTTGAGGTATATAGTTTAATACCTAAAGAACGAAGTGTATCTGCTACAAGATCTTTTGAAATACCATAGTCAGGTCTGTTATCTGCTTCTTTTAGATCCCCAATTGCTTTAGTATAAGTCCAAACATAATCGAAATGTTGACCTAACATTGCTACAAGTAACTCTAAGTTTTGATTTTGTGGATCTTCTTTTATATATGCAGGTAAAGTATTCCAAATATAATTTCTGTTATCATCATCATATAATGAAGCAGATAATATTTGACCACCATAGTAAGCGCTATCTTCGTCAGTTGAACCATACCATACTGAAGATGAATCTGAGGTTACAGCGTAATTATCATATGGTAGGGTTGTATTTGACTTAGGCCAAGCTTTACTTCCAGATTCAAAGTATAGATAGTATTCATAATTGTCAAATTGTTCAATTAGGGTATCTATATTTTCTTGGATAGTTGCTTTTGAAGCCGAAATAGCAGATTGATCTGTTAAAGCATCAAGTGAATTTAATTGGTTTAAATCACTTTGATAATTTTGTATTTGGGTTAGCTTGTATTTAAAGTTAGCTAACCTTTCATATGCAGAAGAAAAGTGAACAAAGTTTGTGTAGTCAGTATGATCAATATTAATATCGACACTTTTTTCTTCTAAAATTGATTTTACTTGTTGGTATGAAGAAGTTAAAGAGGTATCTAATACTTCGTTTAAGTTAAAGTACGTAGTAGGCATATTGGTTGATTTGTTCAACTCAATATCTGTATTTGGGCCTCTTAAATATTCAACTTGCTCTTCAGTTTCATCTTCAAATTCAATATTAACATTGAAAGCATAAGGGTCGGATACCTGTTCTACAACCCATAAAGTATCTTTTACATTATAATCAGCTGGGAGAGGTTCATATAATTTAATGAATATTCCTGGTTCAGCTGTATTATCTGTATCTAGTAAACTATTAACTCCAATTAATGTTCTATTATTTCCAAAATTAAGAATAAAATCAGAATAGAAACTTTTAGAGTTTTTAGATGTAAGATAATTTAAGTATGAAGTACTTACAGCATTGTAAGATAAATCGTTTGTAGAAATTTTAACTTCAGTTCTATCCGAAGAAATTTCTTTAATGTAGTATCTAGTGCTTGAATTACTTAAAAATATAGGTCTGTAAAAATAATATACAGTATTATATTTTCCTATATCAAAACCAGCATCTTTTACATCTTGGGTAGGGTCTAAATATAATGTATCAAATACACTAGAATTATCTTTTGTAGTTTGGACTGTATAATTTTTAAAACTATAATTTACAGCCAGTAATTGATTTGTAGTAGAATATACTTGATATTCTACCGTATCTTGTTCAGCACCAAATTCACGATTAATTGAAAACTCATTTAATAAGTTAACATCTTGTGTGGTGTAGTCCTGCGCTATGTAAGGATCTAGAGGGTTATATACAACGCTAGTTTTTTCCATACTATATTGTAGTACTCAAGTTTACAATTTCTTGTTGTGCTGTTATTAGTTGAGTTCTTAAATCATTGATTTCATCAAGCAATGCTTGAATTTCTTCTGATTGACCAACTACACCTATATATCCAGCGCTTCGATTTACTATTTCTTCATGAGAACCAAAGCTACCTCTTTGAGGTATTTCATAAAATAAACGATCATATTCAGCAAAGAATTCTGCTACAGTCATAGGTGCTTCTATTTCTACAGCTTGTTCTGGTTGAACTAGTTGTCTAAATTCAGTATCTACAACGTTAGGATAAGATATTTTTCCAAATACCTGTTTATTAAGTTTTACCTCTTGTTTAGCCATTATCTAACTACTTTAAAATAGTTTCCTTTATCTTCAATTATCATTGTTTCACTTCCAACTACAGTTTTAACCATTAGTTGATAGTACCTTTCTGGTTCTAACCCATCCATGTAAACTGTAAAATAGTTTCCGTCATTGTTGGAGCTAATTTTTGTATATGAAGTATCGAAATCTACTACCATTTCTCCTGTTTTTGAATCTTTTAGACCCCAATAAGAGGATGTAGGAAGTACTTTAGCATCTAAATATACAGAACTAGTTTGGAATGACCTAGCAGGATAAGTATCTCTTGCTCTTAGTTTAAAGTTATATATTCCACTGTCTTCAAATTCTTGTTTTAAATTTGTAAAAGACAAAATGAAATCACTACCAGTTACGGGAGGTAATGTAGTTGAATAAGTTGAATCGTCCCACTTAAATTCTAGTGTAGGTGGGTATATTGTGTGTGTATCTACGGAAAAATAAGCGGTTTCAACGTATGAAGATGAAAATTCGATACTCGCACTGTGTTTAACTATGAAGCCGTGATTATCAATTGAGCTACTATTCCATAGTTTAACCATGTCAGTAACATCCATTAAAATGTCTTTATCACTTGTGTAAACAAAATCTTGAGATGAACCTGATTGATCTGTATACCAGTCTCCTCCGTCTGTAGTCCAAGCATTTGAACCAGATTCGCTTCTCCAACCCCATGAAACACCATTTGTAGTTTGTGGAACATCACTTACTCTACCAGTTCCCATATCCCAAGCTCCAGATATAGGATATGCTTCTAGGGTATAGTTTAATGGCGCGTTTTCAGCGTATGCCATGTATAATTTCAAGTTTGTTTGGAATGCCGCGTCGCCTATTGTATTGTTAACTACATTGTTTATATCCGTTGTTTTGAATTGAACTAACGCACGTGTAACAGCAGGCAAGTCACCTTGAGCAGATGACTGAACATTAATTCCATTATAATTTGAAATATCTAAAATCTCATCTAAACCTGTATTTTGAGCAGGAAATTTAGATTGGATAAAAGCATCTTTTTCGGGAAATATTTTGTATACTGCCATGTTATTAGTTTGTTACTATTCGTCCTTTAATATCAGTGTCTGGGTATCTTAATTCAAATATTGAAGGGTCTAAAGATGGGTATAAAATCTCGTTTATGGTTGATCCTTTTATATCGTAAGCATATTTTGAATAACCTAAAGATTCTCCTACTTTATTTACAATTTGTAGTTTTTTAACTGTTTGAACACCCTCTACATTATCAATTACGTTACGAACGTTATTTAATAAGATAGGTTGGTTGATTTGCCACTTATCAATATCAAAATAAGTTTTAAGGGCATCTATACAGTTATTAATAATTAATCTATTATTATAGTTAGGTTGAATTATAATATCAAATTCAACTCCAATATTAATTACAAATGCATCTTTTATTCTAAGAGCATCTGTTAACATTCTATATTCGTTTAAGAATGTTTTTAAGTTTTCCTTTAAAGCAGGATCAGCTACTACAAGATTACCTTGAGAATTACTTGATAAAATATACATTGCTAAAGCATTTGTATCATATCTTTCCTCTTGTGATCTATCTCTTCTACCATTCTCTTGTGAAACATATACTTTAGTTACTTTACCAAATTTAGAAGGTAAAGATAAACTTCTAATAGCATAGTCGTCTTTAGTTACAGTACGTAACTGGGTAGGGTATTGAGCTATTGCTTTACGTCTAATATCTTCATTTGTATCTCCATCTCCACCTCCAATAGCAGGTTTAGTGTTTGTAAACGCTAAAGAATTTCTAACTGTAGATTGTAGTGTAGAATCTAAGCTTGAACCAAAGAACGTTACTGTACCAGAAGATAAAATTGTTAATGATTGAGCTGTAACGTTTGAGGTAGCTCCTCCTCCTACAAGATATTCTACAGTTAAAGTAGTATTTGAAGGTGCAATGCCATAAGTTTTAGTATATAAGAAGTTAGCTGGATCCCAGGCTGTGGTTAATTTATCCGTGCCATAAGGTAATCCTAATCCTATATTATCTGAATTTGGGGTAATGATTTCATCTGGGTTTGAAGAAACACCTGGTCCAAATTGTATTTCAAGTTTATTGTTTGATTTAAAACGTTTTGTAAATCTACGAGGTGCTTTTTTAATTTTTAAAAGATAAGGTGTAGTTCCATTATATTGATATAGTTGTGGATCGTTTGCTGCTGTGTTAGTAACAGGATCAAAAATGGTTTCTTGGGCTAAGTATGGCACTTCATACCATCTATTCCCATCACTATCTGTTGTTTTTACAATTTCAATTACATTAGTATCTTCGATTTCTACAGTAGAGAATCTTTGTGGAGTTGTAAATGTAAATGTTTTTGTTTTAAGTGTACCTGCTGTTGCTTTAGCTTTTTTCTTTAATAGATAAAAATTAGGTTGGTTAGCACCATCAATAGAATAAACAGATACCTCAGTTGGATCTGCACTTCCAGATATTGTAAAATCTACTTTATTTTCTATATAAAAGAAAACACTTGTATTGTTAGAAGATTGTAACTGTGCACCTTCAGATAATATCATTGCATAGTTCCAGTCTGGTTGGACTGAACCTCCGGCTGTAGTAGCAGGTAATGTTTGGTATATATCTACATCAACTGTAGAAGCATTTGTTACTTGAGGGAAATAACCGTGGTTATAAGCTAAAGAAAGTAAGTTGTTTCTTTGTTTAGCATACTCCAAAAAGTTTTCTTGAATTTGATTATCACCATAATATGCTAAAACATCACCTACATATGAGGCCATTTCAATTAACATCAAACCAGCGGATGTCTCTGAAAAGTCATTGTAAGTTTCAGGGTAATAAACTTGAGCGAATTCAAGTAATTTTTGCTTGAATCCGTCGAAATCTTTATTTAAATATTGTATTTGTTTAGACTCCGCCATTGTTGAGGTTTATTTGTAATTCGTCTTCAATATTTGTATTGACTACAGTATATTTTAAATATATAGTAATAGTTTTAGAATCAGGTTCTAATTCTACATTTAAACTTTCTATTTGAACAGTAGGAAAATATAGATCAACACCACCATAAATAAGATTTTCAATCTCGTCTATTCTTTCTTCTGTTATTTGATTAAATAAAACCCCAGGTTCTCCAATTGGATCTTCTAAAGAAGGAGCTAAACCTAATAACCCGGCTCCAAAACCAGGATTCATTACTCTTTCTCTTTTTCCTGTTAAAATAAAATTTAAAAGGTTTGATTTTATAGCGTCTTGAGTTGTGTAGGTTGTATTAACACCTGTAGGACCATTAAAGGGTACAGATATTCCTACTCCCGTTGAAGGGTTAAGATCTAAAACATCAATATTTTTAAATATGTAAGCCACTATATTTTACCTTGTTCTTTCATTTTACCCATTAGCCCCGAAAAATCTGGTACGGCATCAATGGATATTTGATTTATATCTGAAGTTTTGGGTTGTGATGCCATCATTTCATCTACAGATTTTACTACTTTAGTTTCACCTCCAGGCATCCCACCTTGAAAACCAACAGCGTCTTGTGCACTATATCCACCACCATTAATATTTCTCCACCCACCTTCAGCATGTGTTTGATTTAGGATACTAGCTATAGCACCTGCTCCTTCAAATAAAGGTTGGGTTGGTTGTTGTGGTTGTGGTTCTTCAGTTAATTCAGATAATGAAGGTCTTTGTGTTTTTTGTTCTACAACTGGCTTCTGAACTACTTTTGTTTCAGTAACAGGAGTACTCATAATTAAAGAAAGTTCTTCCTTAATTACATCTCTTACTTCTTCTCGAATAATTTTTCTAAAAGCTTCTATTTTCATGATTATAAATATTTATATATTACTCTTTTTCTTTACCTCGTTTACGTTTTACTTTAACTTTAGTACCATCTATTTTAATTCGGTATTCTTCTCTAATATCGTCATTAGAAATACCATATTCTACTTCTGTTTCGGTATACTTTTGTCTTAAAAGTAATTTAATCCATTTTGGAAGTTCTTGTTTTTCTATTTTATTAAAGTATTTCTCAAATGAAGGTAATATTTTTCTAGCTATACCTGGTGTTCTAGCTACCATTCTATCGTAATCGGCTTTAGCTTTTTCTTTTAACCCATTATACCACTGATCTGTTTTGTTTTGAACCTCTTTTATTTTATCAGGGTTAGGATCCATTTCACTTAAAATAGATTCTTTTAAATTTGCTATAAGTTCATCTTCAGATAACTCTTCTACTCCAGGTTGGCTTAAAATTTGGGATAATTGATTTGAAGATGCTCCACTTAATACAGAATATGTATTTGATATTTTAGCTAAGGAAGGATTTGATTGAATAAATTCATTTAAAGGTTCTCTAACTAATTTTTGTGTATCAAGGGGCCTTTGTTTGACTGAAGGGTTAGGTTTTGAAGAAGCAGCAGTATTGTCTTCTAAAGAACTATAAGAAGAATTTCCAACTCTTCCTTCTATTGGTGTTGGATCAGGATTATCTTCTAATTCGGGTAAAGCAGCTGCTCTATTAGCTTGTTCAGCTTTAATATTAGATATAGCTATTGGGTTAGCACCAGTTGTTTTAGCTATTTCAACTGCGGAATCATCATCTATTTCGTTTGGATCTTTATCTGAGGTATTAACACCTATAATACCGGCCTCAACGTCACGTTTTAATTTAAATTTTAATTCCTGAATTATAGTAGATAAATTAGTAGAGAAGGTTAATTCGGTTCCAGCTACAATACGTTCATTTGAATCTAAAGCTACACCTCTTCTTCTAGTTAATTTATTATCGTTTTTATCTATAGGTCTTTCTTCTTGAATTTTTAAAACATAACCTAAGTATGTTTCAACAAAATTACCAAATCGATCTTCAGGATCTACTTGTTTTTGTAAATCAAAAAATGCTTTTTCAGCTGCCTCTAATAAACCTTGGTTAGCAGCTGTAAATTTATTGTATGTATAATATCTTAATTGATTACCTTCAGCAAACAAATCTCTTAAATCTTGACCCCTAGCATCATCAAATACAACTCCGGTTGCTAAAGAAACTAATTTACCATTAAATATTATATTACCATCTTTATCAAATCCATAAACTGAACCAGGTAATACCATTAATGAACCATCTTCTAATGTTATAACTGTTACATCATCATCTGTAGAATTAATTATATTAGTTACAGCCCCCGATTGACCCCCCGGACCCTTACCTTTAGGGGTTACTGAAATTAGGTTGTTAAGAGCTGTATATGAACCTCTTAAAGCTTTTTCTATAAGATCTCTATCTTCATTTGGGAATGTTTCACAACTATCTAGTTTTTCAGCAAATTTAGCTAATTCTTTAATAAAGACGGTTAGGAACTTTTTAATTAAAGTTAAACTACTAATTACAAGATCTATATTTTTAGACAATTTATCTAAGAAATCAATAGCAGTTTGAATAGCATCATCAACATATGCTAACTTTTCTGTTACTAGTTGTATTGCCCCAACAGGTATAAATGCAGCAGGTAATGCTTTAATAACAGCTTTGATTACTTTAATTACTACTTTTAATACTTTAAGTACTATAGTAATAATTTTAATCATCATGTTTACAGTACGAAGTAAAGCTAAAATAAACGTGATAGCACCTTCTATATATGTAGCAAAATCTACTAATGTTTGAACAACTAATCTTAAACTAAATTTTGGTTTTCCATTAGGTCCTAAAGGTGCATCAAATGGAATAAAATCTTTTAAAAGTTTATTTACATCTCCAATTTGTTTTTTAAATTTTTCTTCTACAAAAGAAGTTACATTTGTAAAAGGTAAAATTTTAGATTGAATATCTCTTACAATTCTTACTCTTTCTAATACTTGTTGAGCATTAAGACCTCCTTCTAAAGTTGCTTGCAATCCTCCTACATCTGTAGCTGCGTCATTTATAGGTGCTAACACACCTTCTTGATTATTTTCTGGGTCTCCTTCTAATATTTTAACAAATTTTTCAAATGGAGCTTTTAATTTAGCTACAAAAGGTATAGTATCTGGGAGTTGAGCTAAATCGTTTTTTATTCCTTCAATACCTAATTCTCGTATAGTAGTAAGTAAACCATTTAATTCAGTAGCTAATTCTCGTACATCAGTTGTAGAAGGATCAGCTTCAAAATCCATAGTAAACAATTCAAATCCTCTTAAAATAGGATCACCATCTTCATCTTTTAAAGTATTTCCATTTTTATCTGTAGCATAAGGAGGATCTGATGGGGAAATACTTGTTACTTCTATTATATATCCAACTCCAATAATTTCATCAGAAAACAAACCTAATTCTTCACCTGTAACTGGGAAAGATTTATCTATATTTCCTATCATTTTAGATCCTATTTTTGGATCTTCAGTTTGTTTAAGAACTACTTGAGATCCTTTATGGACAGGTGCATTTACCTCTCCTCCAGGTTGTTCTCTAGGAACCACTAAAGTAATTTTTCCAGGATTAAAAGTAATTAAGGGGTTTTCTTCTTTTAAAGGATCAGGATAACCGTAAACCCCCTCTGCTGTTTGATTTCCTTGAACAAATTGAAACTGTTTAAAAATATTTAATAATTTACCTACCTGTCCTTCAAACTTATTAATACCATTAGCTACATCACTTCCAGGAGGGAAAGCTTGGGTAGCTATAAATTGAAGTGGATTACATATATCGTAAGTGTTAAATACTTTAATGGTTTCAGTTATAGGGACTAGAGCGGGGTTTTCTCTTATATTTTTTATCCCCTTTATAAATTGTTGTCTTTCAGCTGAATCTGAAAAGTTAACAAATGTAGAGGCTGTTTTGCCTTTACCATAGATAATGTTTAAAGTTTGACGTTTAATCCCTTCTAAAAACTTAGTAGAAGAATTATCGGTATTATTAACAGCTTTTTTTAATCCGTTAGGCATTATCTAGTAAAGTTTGTGGTTGATAATATTTTTGATAAACCATCATTTAAACCTTTAATTGCTTTTTCCATTCCTATAGCTGCTGTAGCTACCCCAGTTACTTTTGTTCCATTACTATCAACAGCATCCTTCATATCAGGAACTACAGTTTCGGTCATTATAACACAAAATTGATTTAATAGATTTGCTAATTCATCACCATATACTAAAGGATGTGATGCATCTAAGCCTAATCTTATTTCAGGTGAATTAATTATACATTTATCATCGCTATCTAAGTTAATAGTTCCACCAGAAGATATGCCCACTGCTTTTTTTCCTACAATAAATGTTGAATCTTCCTTAGAATTAAGTAAAACTCTATCAGAATCTATAATAATTTGGTTACCTCTATACGGAAATTCGGGTTGGTATTTTTTTTTCTTTTCTTCAGCCATTTGATCCTGTATTTTCTGTTGATAAATCTGGTTCTTGGTTGATAATATCCGAAACACTACCTGTAGAATCTGCTTCTTTAGGTGATACTGTTGGACCATTTACTTGTACTTCTTGAATTAACTTCGTAGTATTAGCAATAGGTGTAGCATCTACACCAAAAGACGCAAAATTTGTTGAAGCTAGTGCAACAGGTATGGTTTGTCCTGAGGTAAGGTAAATTGATGAATTATCAGCTTGTATATCCTCATATATAGGAAACCAATTATTAAATGCATCTTCTGAACCTTGTCCATTTCTTAATATAGTAATTGGTTTGCCATCTGAACCTTCTTCACTCCATGGGCTTTGAGTATCACTTCCCGATACTTTAGCTGTAGAAGAAAAACGAAGTGAATTCCCAAAACGTCCTTCTATTAAAACATCACCTTCTACAGGATATAAATTACGTATTGTAGATTTTTCTATAAAGGTTTTACCTGGGGATGGTTCTACTACTACTTGTTCTTCTGTATTTTCTATACCTAAACTTACAGCTTGCACATCTATATTATTTTTAGTTTGTGTAGCTGAACTGTTAGGTGAAGGGAGCATATTCAAATGACTTCTATTCCAAACTGTAGTTGTAGAATAAAAATATTGAACTGTATCGTTGTCTCCTGCTTGAAGTTCTTTAGGTGAAGGACCAGGATGTATAAGAACAATCTCGTTTAAAGCAGGGATTTTTTTAATGTTGTTATCTAAAGGTATAGCTATATTACCTTGTGGAAAAATATTTCCGGGTTGATTGGATGAGCGGTTAAGTGTTTCAAATTTGATACACCCAATAGCCGACCATCCTCCAGATGTTTGAAAGATAGATTGACCATCACTAGATGGTTCGATATTAACATCAATTACCCTAGCAAAAAATAATTTGTTACTATCCGTTTTAGATAGTGAGGGTGTTTTTGATGCAATAGCGGAGTTCCCTAAAGTAGGAAAATTTTTACTCATCCTCTACCTTTATTTCTTCTACTTTTTTATCTAATTCTTGGAGAGAGCTAAATAACATCTCTTTGTCTTCATCTGAAAGTATCTCGTCTGTATCAGCCATCTTACTATTCATAGCACGTTGAACGATACCTGCCATTTTAATTAGGGCATCATCGTTTTTGATGGCTAATTCCATATATTCCTTAATTAATGGAACAATCATTGTTGCCTCACCTGGATCGGTGATTAATGGTTTTAGTCCTTCAATTAACGAACGTAATTGAACTTCTTTATCCTTTTGATTAGTATGTATCTCTTTTAATAAATCAGAGAAACTTTTCTTTCCAAATAAATTTACTTGCGAAAAATCCATAAGCGGTGCTTTGGATATAAATATAGATATACTAGAGATTTAGAACCTCATACTAACAGCTCCCGTTTCAATGTATTGGGTCATCAACTTTTTATATACTTTTCTCATTTTCTTAATTACTTTAGTAATTTGAGGAGTAGATTGATCTGTCATTTCGCGTATATAAATATATATAGCTTTTTTATTAAATAATTCTATATTTTCTCTTTTACGGAATAATTCCATAATAGCATCGGCTGTCCGAGCATCTTCTTCCTTTGGAAAATGATCAAACAAATATAAATCCATGTATTTTAAAAGATATTCTATAAACTCGGTTGCCTCGTCTTTAGATTTATCTAAATCTGAATGGTTATTAATGATATCAATTGTAATTGACTGATCGTTATCTATAGCATCTACTTCGGCTCGTTGTTTTAGTTTTTTATAATTATTATTATTATATAGAATTAAATAACGTTTGGCGATAGTACCGAAATAAGAAAAGGCTTTACCTTTATCTTGTTTATATAAGTGAAGTTTCTCTAAAAGGAAAGCTGTTACTTCATGTTGTAATTCTCCTATAGTTTCTACCTCTGTATAGTAAAATTTGAATGTATGAATGATGTTTTCTGTTAGCTTATGGAAGCCATACCATATACGTTCGTTATATATTTTATTACGCAAACGTTCATCAGTAGTATTTAAATACTCGATGATTGCTTCCTCAGTATCAGCTGTAAAATATTGATTTTTTGTTTTTGGTCGTCTTTGGCGTAATGTACCTTTTTTGGTATACATAGGCCCCTCGTCTCGTTTTGGAGGGGTTAGAATGTTGCCCTGAAGGCTCTCGTCTATTGGGAGATCCATTTATCTTTGGGTGTTGTACTCGTTTATAAGTTCTTGAATCTCCTTTATGCCCTTAAAAAACCACCCTATTTCATCGTCTGATTCGAATATTTGTTTTGAATCAATTTCCTTAATTTTACGATTAGATTCGGTCATTATTAAAGACATAGCATCTATATACTCGTCTCGTTTATTGACAGCATCTTCTAGTTTCTCATTTTTACGCATCAAATTCCAAATAATATAGGAAATGACCCCGAAAGTGAGGATACCAACATTGATTAAAATAATAGTGGTTGTAGTCATTTAGAGATTCTTTACTAAATCCATTAAATTGTTATCTTTAGAACCTATTTTATCTAAGTTAGTATTAACTCGATCCTGTTTTGTAGTTTTTTCCTTAGGTTGGGATTTGCCAAATTTATCCAACCATTCGCGTTCAAACTCAATTCGCGCTGCCATAAGGTCAGCCTGGTGTAAAATAAAGGGAAGTGAAGTACGAGGTTTAGTCTCGGGCATAAACCCTTTAAGGTAAGATTCATTTGCCTGATCGTATAAACCATCGTGTGTTTTTATAGCAATCCACTCGTTAGTTGTAAGTTGGATTCCTGCTTGTTGTAATAAGAATAAAGAGCGGTCTGGGACCGTCATGTATTCGTTTGCAGTATTAAAGGTATACATTTCACCTAGATTTTTCTTTCTCCATTCATCCTGAGATGGGAAAACAGAAGTGTGTTCTAGAGATCCAATTTTACCTAAATCATGGTTTAAAGCGGAGACAAATAGCTCTTCTTCAGTATACGTATCTCTTGTTCCCATTTCCTGCCATATAGCACTTATTTTAAATGCGGCAGTAATTACACGTATAACGTGTTCAACATAACCCCCGGGAAAACAATTGTGATACGCCTTCTTGTGAGAGGCTGGGAGCAGGGCAATACGTTCGTCTAAACTATTATAAAAGTCTAGAAACTGCTGTTTACGATCCCCAGTAACGTATTTATCAATACCCTTAAGGAGTACCTCATAGTTATCCTTAATTTGCTCCGCTGTTAAAACCATTATTGTTGTGTTTCGTTGTTTAAATAAGTTTGTGACTGCTCTAAAATTTCTTTTATATTGTCAATCGTTTGATTTACTTGAACGTGTTCACCACGTTGTGAGTGATGCTTTAAAACATTAAGCTGGTTAGCAACTTGTGTTAATTGTCGTTCTATTAATTCTTTATATCTCATAATAATATTGTGCAAGGATTTCTATAGCTTCCTCGATTGTGTTAAATATACGAACGCTATTTAGGGATTCCAAGTTTGTTTCGGATAGTATATAAATATATTCTCCTGGGGATTTTCTGAAGTATATAATAGGATAGGATTCGGTTTTAAGGTTATTTTCTAACCAATCACCCATTAAAACATTTGTATCAACATCTATATCTGTATAGGGGATTTCTAATTTGTCAAGGGTGCCCTTTAACAAATTACAATAATCACAATATGGAAGTGAATAAACCGTTATTTCCCCCTCCCCTTTTTTTCCTATTTTCTCTTCTACCATTTTTATTTTTTAAAATCAACCGTACCCCCAAGGTAATGGACATTTTTTACTTCTCCAAATCCTTTATTAAAGACTTTACCTTTTCTATTCCTTCTTTATATTTGTTTTCTTCAAATAAAGGTAACAAATCTCCTTTTAAAGAGGAAAGTATTTCTTTTCTTTGATTTTCCTCTAGAGTTTCATATGCCTTTTTACCATTTACATCCTGATATAAGAAATCAAATGGTTCTAAAGAAGCAGCTAAAAGACCAAATTTCATCTTGTTAACTTCTTTAAAGTCTTTTTCTAATTCGTTAAGTGTATCTTCTAAATTAAACATAATTTTCTCCTAATTTCATTACAGCTTTCTTAGCTTCAGTTAATTCTATTTCAAAAAATTCTCGGTTATTATTAACGCGATACTCATTTAAATAACGGTGTACCTCACCTTCTAATTGCTCACCGTTAAAACACTTAAAAGCCCACTCTACTTTGTATGGTAATGCGACACCCGTAGCACGAGAAATTTGCGCTGCTCGAGTATCAGGATCTAATTTAGTATACCCTATTTTAAGTAGATTAGGGGTAGTAGGGTTAGATAAAATATAAACCCATTGGTCTCCCTCTCCCCTTTCAACAAACATATTTTTCTTACGTGGGGTATAATAAGTAACATCCTCCCAACCCTCACTAGAGGGATATTTTTTATTAGTAGAGGGGGTTAAGGTAAAAAAAGCAGCATTCTCTAAACCACCACCGGTATAATCTTCTTTAATCGAAATATATTTTTCAGCTTCTTGTTTATTTATTCTTTTTAACATAACTTTTAAATTTGACTCAGTAGACTCCTCAGCGAAAAAGCTAACTTACTATGAGTATATTCAACAATACGTATATACTATCTTGGGCGTAATTCAATTAATAACGAATCTTTAACGTGATATTCTCCATCATATGATACATCCATATAAATTTTAACTTGCTCGCGGTTTATAATTGCCGATCTAGGTATTGGTCCAACCATTTGTTGAGTAAAGAGAGCCAATTCGGATGGTTCGTATTGGTGATTACTTGCAGGTTCCACAAACCTAACGCTAGTAGGATAAACATAATAAACAGGATAATCATGAAAAATACCGTCGCTATAATACCAATGTTTATCAGTAGAGAAAGTAGCTCGTATATTAGCCTCACCATTGTATTTCTGATGTTCGGCCATATCGGTTGATTCGGCATAGATTTTTGTGTAGGTAAATGATTCAAGAGTATCTAAGTAAATTGTTTGTATATAGTCCTGGGAACCATTAGTAGTAGCGAAGGCTCTAGCCTCAACACGCTCGTGTTCATAGTATAATTCTTCTTCAAATTGGGGTGTATCGCATGATATTGCGACTAATAAGCATAATAATAGGAATAATATCCATTCACCTGTTTTCATATATATAACCTTTTAAATTCGGGTAAATATACGAACAAAAATTTAGATTACCAAGCGTCTCCCGAAGTTCTATGTATAAATTTTTTGTCTGTTATATATCCCCAATTAAAACATATTCTTATATTATTTGAGGTTTGAGGAAGAGGTCTATGTAATAACCAATTAGGGAAAAGGTATATTTTATCTTTTTGAGTTTTGATTTTAATAGGTGGGTCTGAAGGGATAGCTATTTCAATTTCACCACCCTCATCATCTTTTAAATCATGGAGATAAAAAGTAGCAGTTAAAGCAGTCTGTGTAATTCCTTTATCGATATGGGAATGGAATACACTTTTATAGTTAATTTTATCTTGAACATATAATGCTATATTCACAAATTCTTTAGGAAAAGGAACATTATACCAATACTGAATAAGTTTATAAAAATTAGGAGAGAGGTAATTATAAATTTTTTGGTTTTCTAATAAAATATTATGAGTATCTTTAGGGCGTGGTGTTGTTTTATAAAGCTCAATTAATTCATCCCCATATTTTTCTAGCACTTTACTAACAGGAAAATCATACTCATGAAAAAACGGATTATGTCTAATAAAATTCATCGATATAAAAATTTTTTTTAAAAAAGAAGATTAAGATTTCAGTCCTCACGTCGAAAAGGATTAAAACGGGTTTTACCCTTACGAGTATATTTAGTCTTAGGGGTATAGGGAGGAGGGGTACGGAGCGCGGCGTTCCATAGATCTCTCTCTAATTCTACTTGTTCTAAACTAATTTTTTTCTTTTTCACAATTTCCACATTTTTCTAAATAAGCTGCGTTTAATGCTCCGCATGTGCATGTCCATGCATCCTCAATAAAATCCCATTCTCGGCCACTGTTTATCATAGTATATTCGTATATATTAATCGATGTGTAGATCTGTTATAGATCTCTTAATCCATCAACACTCCTTTACCCGGCCCCGCACCATCGATGGACCGCGGCTAACGTGGGAGCATCCCGCTAATGATCCGCTATCGGCCCGCTATCGGCCCGATCTTTCAAAAATCCTCATCTTCTTCCAAAAAATCACTTTCTCCGTCAAGATCGTATATTCCGTCGGTCTTGTCGTCAATTATGTTATCTAGCGCGACTAGTATGGATTCCAATGGATTTTCCACGTTGCCGGTTAAATCGCTGGATAGATTGCCATTGTCGCTGTCTTCGATGTATTCTTGTACATCGCCCAATATTCTGTCCAGTTCGTCGTATATTTCGTTTAATGTTGCCATATTATAATTTTATGACATTAAATATACAAAAAGGATAACCCCCGCCCAAGCTAGTGAGCGGGTAAGTTGTGGTTGCGGGTAGTAGAACAATTAAGTGTGAAGCGGAAATATGCTACTCCCAATCCCAACGAAGGGCTATCCATAGGAAATGTATTTTAAACGTGTTGTAATCATCTTGGCCATCGGCCTCCCAATATTGAGCTCCCACTAGACAACCTGCTCGGGGGTGCGTTACCTCCAATTTGAACCCCAATGGTATTCCCTCACCTGGTTCTATTTCAAAGTCGTCTAGTGCGCTCATGATGCTTTATTTATACGTTAATGTACGAATTGATTATGCGGCAACCAACAATCCCATTGATGATTTTACACGTCTACCATCTTGCTCCACGATAACCGTTTTACGGTTTATCTTAGATATCGTCCATGTACCTGGAGCCTTACGATGGTTAATTTTTACTTTAGATCCAATACGAAACTGACGTGCCTCCTCATACACAGCATCTTCAATTAACATTTGAGCATTACGCTTCAGTTGTTTTAATTGTGCTAAATCTAATCCTAACGCTTTTAACTCTGAATATGTCATAACCTTTAATTTTAATTTCACCGTAAATATACGAATGGCTACTTGCGTAGCCAAACGTTATTTAATTTTTTTTATTTAATTTTGTAATAAGTTTTATCATTAATTTTAATAAATTTAGACTTATCAAGTAAATTCAATCTTGATTCAGTGTTGAAATAATAAAATGGTTTGTAATTTTTGGTAATTGATTTTAATGTGTTCATATTTTCGCTTTTAAATTAACACGTAAATATACGCTGAATTATTTGCTTTTCCAAATAAAACGCGCATTAATTTGTGAACAAGCGTATATACTTTTGTTCATAGAGAAATTTGGTTGCATCAACATGCAAGTGTACACACCGGTATTTAATACCAATAGGTGTGGCATACCGACTTGTAATACACTATATTGGGTTGTACGTGCCCTTGTGTATAACCCACCGGCAGGTGTAACCCATAGCTATATAGGTAACGCGTTTAACGCATTTAAATTATTAAATAACGGGGTATGGTGGTTGAGGATAGTGAGCGCATTAAATCGCATTTACATCATGAACACCAGCGTGTTTATATTGTAGTTAACGAGCAATTCCCAGCCATCATTATACGATCTTCCCCCTTATGAGGCGGCACACTATGAACCAAATTAGCATCAAATATCACTAACATATCATCCTTAGGTACTATATTAAATCCTAAATGATCAAACACTAATGGTGAGGTACTTTGACCTACCTTAATGTAATAACAAAACGCTATTTTATATTCATTATGGTGGTGTGGTTCCGCGTATTCACCTTCCTTATATACGGCGGTCCATGCTTCATCGATCTGATATTTGTATTGTTTTAATAGCCCTTTGCCGTATTCTTGGTTTATTTTAATTTGGATATTATTGATGAGTTTATTGTATGTCTTTGTTTCCTTCCAAACGTGATAACTAGACATTTGACTATATAAACTTGTTTGATATGAAGAATGGTTTAAATTATAAGCCTCCTTAGCCCATTTCTCCCTCAACTCCCCCGAGGCTCCTAATTGTAACTCTCCTATAACCGTTGGTGCTTGTAAATAATAATAATTCATTTTATATGCCTCCTATATCATATCGACTTTTAGGATATCGTCGTTTATAACGTTTGTATACATTTAATTTATGGCATATTATGTTGACCAACTCGCCTGTTGGATTATGCCATTTAACTCGGGTGTTACGTTGTAGTGCTTTCATCTAACGTGTTTATGGTTGGTATGGTTTAGGATTGTATATACGTATTTGGAATGGACACATCCATCAAGAAACTTTCGAGTCTGAGTCTTATTCGTTATGTTCACCGTCGCTGGATTTATTGTATGCTTTTTTATTAATTATTTTCCCCTACCCGATTTTTTTATTTGCGTTTGTTTAGCGCTTTTATTTTTGTTTGGGGCCATTGGTTTACCCTTTTGCCCTTGCGTTTTATTATCGTGTTTATTCCCGAAATACTTACTGCTCATGATGCTTACCTTATATTATAATGTTTATCCCCTTCTCTCTTATAACTTGTTGTTGTTAAAAAATCGTGTTTACCCTCAACTATGTTTTTAACTAGTACAGTCATTATTTTACCTGTGTTATCATCTATTACTACATGACCTTGTTTGTTACCTATTTCTAAAACCATATTATTATTTTATTTACCTATAATATTACCTGCTATTGTTATTCTATAATCATCCGAACTATAAAAGGGATGTACTGTATGATATAAATTTGCAGGAAATATTGCTATAGTACCTTCTTTTTGTTTATCTATGTAAAGTGGGATTGATTCTACTTCATATCTGTTTTTAGGAAATGCAAAATGAAAATCACCATGAGTTGAAGTAGATTTATTAGGTTTAGAACTATATTGTTCTTTTTCTTCTATAATTAAATAGGGTATTTGATACCAAATAACAAATGAAAGTAAACCGCCATGTCTATGTATTGGATTATATTCATGTTTTGATTGATAATTTATCCACAACTCATCCAATGATAAAGAAATCGAATTTGAATTTTTCTGTGAAGTAATATAGTTACTAGCTTGTTCAAATTTATTAACTAATTCATGGATATATTTTATATTCTTTAACTTTGGGGATATAAAATATTCTTTTTGTATTTCACCTGCTAAGGAACCATTAGCTTTATTACCTATAGAAAAATTATTTTGAATTAAATTAACATGTTCTTTTAACTCATCTAATAATTTTTTTGGTACTGTATCTATAAAATATCCAAAATTAGGTAATAATTCATGGTATCCCAAATCTGTATTTGAATTGTTAAGCATTATATACTAGGTGATTTAATTGATTCACCTTCATGCCATTCATTAGTAAAATGATGTACACTATAAGATAAACTGTGTTCTTGTTTTGAAAATAAATCGTATGGTAAAATGTCAATATTTTTATCGGTATTATTCATTATCCAATGGTTTAAATAAAAAGATAAAGCCCAAGGACCAGTTTTCCAAACTACATTTACCCAAGTATTGGGATATACATCTTCCTTCATTACTCTATCTTGAATAAATAATTTTAATGAATAAAAAAAGGTAGAAGTAAATTGGTTTCGGTTTGCAATCATGATTGAGGGTTCTACTCCACTTGAACAATATCCCCCTGCTAAATATATTTTATTAGAATCTAATAGTGAAAAAAAGTCTCTTTTGACTTCTATATCCATATCAAAGTAAGCTCCCCCATATTTCTCTAATAATAGATAACGAAAATAATCCCATTTATATATGTTAGGACATTTATTTAATATATTAAAAAAATCTGGGTCATCATTGTTTAGTTCTTTATCAATTTCTTCATCGTGCCATAATTTTATTGTGTATGGAGATGAATTAAAAATTTTATAACAATGATGCCATATTGGGTTCCATTTATTTTTATCTTTAGGAGCTATTAAATGTATATTCATTTATTCAATTCTATTTGAATTAAAAGCTATAGAAATTCTATCCACATCAGTATTATTTCTCCCTACAGAATGAGGGAGTGTACTAGGAAACAATATCACATCTCCTACTTTAGGAGAATAATTAAATACACTACCAACAAAATGAGGGTTATATAAATTTAAATCTCCACTATCCTTAGTACATTGCAAATACATTACTCCCGAGAGTTGGTTATATGGAAAGTTTCCCATTCCTATAAAAGAATGGGTATGAATTGAATTATAAGAATATTTAGGTGAAATATTTGCCCATACTTCTTCTACTTTATATTCTTCTTTAAAAAATTTGGATATTTTTTTATTTAAAAAAGGTAATAATGAGTTAAATAATTCACTATTTGTTATATCATTAGATTGCCAACCACCTTGATTACTTACTTCACGCCCTTCTTTATCATTTTGCTTTAATTTATATAAACCATCAATTAATCTAGCAAAATAACTGGTATTTAATCTAAATTTAAAAGTATTAATAGCAAATAAAGGGATTACTTCCAAAATAATTGAATTAATAAAATACAAAATGCTAATACTACACAAATAGCACTTTTCATCTCAATTTTTTCACCTAATAATATCCAAGTTAATAAACTAAATAATATTATCCCTATTCCAAAACCGATTAGCCTACTAGGCCAAACTAAACCATCAAATGCTTCTGCTAGATGTTTAGTTGCTAAAATTGAAACATATGATACTAAAACACCTGGTACTGCAACTAATAAAGGGTTATCTTTACTCCAACTAGATATAAATTGTAAATGTGATTGGAACCAAATTAAAATTTGACCTACAACGAAGTAAATAAAACCTAATGTTAATAATCTATAATCCATTAAACAAAAGTACCTGCAACTGCTATTAAATCTTTTTGGTTTTGGTTTTTAGATATTCTATATGGAACCCATCCATCAAATATAACAAGTAATCCAGGGGTTGAATCTAGGATTTTAGTTGTAGGGCCATTTATGGCAGATAGATCTAGTAATACTTCTCCACTATTATAATCAGCTTGAAGAAAATAAATAAAGTGTGAACGTGGATTACCTTTAAATATATTAAGTGTAGATTCATTAGGTTTTACTCTATACAAAAATGCACTACTAAGTTTTAACCCATGTTTTAACCCTGTTTTACTTATAGAAAGAAGTAAATTTGATAAAGATGTTTCTGGTTGTAAATTTAATTGAAACTTGCATTCATTATCTATAGAAGTTAATTCATTTAAATTTATATCTTTAGATAAAATTTCATCATTATCAGTATTAACCTTCCATAATTTAGTATTTACTGTTAAAGAAGGAATATTTCCTAAATAATTAAAATTTCTTTCAAGTTGATTATTATTTAAATCTTCTATCTCAATAATACTATCTTCAGTATTGAACTCATTAGTAACTACAGAATCTTCTACTGGTTCAGGTTGAGGATAATTGTTTTGGGGATTTTCTGAGAGATCTGTAGTAGGTTCTTTCCAATTAAAGTTAGGGATATCATTTGTTGATTCTGTGGATTCTACGGGTTCTTCCCAATTAAAGTTAGGGATATCATTTGTTGATACTGAATCATCCCAATTAATTTCATTATTCATTTTAATTTCCTTTTTGTTTATAATAATTTATACGTGATTCTTTTTTTGGTTGGTTTGTTTTTGGTGTTGACTTTACAAATGTAGGTAACCAATCCTTCAATTGTAAATAACGTTGTTTGGATGATATTTTGCTCATATTTGTGCTTTTATTTCGTCTATTTCTGTTATTAAGTTAGTTAATTTATTACGTACTTCTTGTACGCTACCACCCGAAGAGACTACTTCATCAATTAAACGAAGTATTTCAGTGTAGTGTTTTTGCTTAACATCAAAATAACTCATTAGATAACAGCTAAATATTTTGTTTCTGTGGTTTTGGTAACACGGAAGTCTTGAATAGTTCCCTCCTCACGTAACTTACTTACGGTTTTTGCTTCTGCTTCTGTACATGACATAGCATCTACTAAATACATTTCACGGATTTTGGTTGGGGCACCATTTCGTTTTGGTTCTCCTTCCAACTCAACTAATACTGAAAAATAACTCATTGTTTATAACTTTATTGATTAATATATTTAATATACGATTTTAATTCTAAATATCCAAATTTTCTATATCAAACATTTCATTTATTGACATATAGGGACATTCATGAGTATTATTATCAAAATTAAAATCAAACATATATGAATTTATAAGTTGATTGGCTTTTTCAGGTAATTTAGCTGTTATATTAGTATGCATCTTATAACCAAATACTTTAGGTGAAGTTCCTACCCAAAATACTGTTGAAGGCATTCTAAATGCTGCAGCAGCATGTTGTAGTGAAGAATCAATTAATATACGTTTTTGAGAGGCTGCTACTAAAGAAAATAGTTCTATATTACTTAACTGCTTATCTAATCTTTCTACACCCTGTAACCCATACCCACCATCTTTTGTAACTTGTATAATATGGTAATCTTGGCTATATTTGTTTACTATAGTTTGGGCTATTTCTATTGGTAAATCTCTAGTCCATACATAAGGTTTAGGGGGGCCTTCAGAAGATAAAAAGGGACCTCCTGTAGTTTGTAATAATAAAACAGGTTTTTCTCTTACCCATTGTAATTGTAATTTATTTTGAGCATAGTTAATAGAAAAATAAGGAATTTGTTCTTTATGTTCAATTCCTAATAGATCACACCAATTTTCAATTAGGTGTTTTTTCTTAGTTATATGACCTGTTTGATCATAAGGTTCATGTTTAAAAATAATAACATCTTTATTTTCAATATATTTTTCGTAAAAATAAGGATGGTTACCTAATGAATAAACTTTATCTATATAGGGATGATTTAAAAATACTTCCGGCCAGGAAACTACCATTATAAGTTTCCTTCCTGGGTATTGTTTTTTTAGATCTGGAATTAAAGATGTAGAGGCAACATTCTTACCTATCCCACCTTGGACGTGCCAAATTAAATATTTTTCTTCCATAACCCATTTTTTATAACTAATGTATATGTTCTACTTTGTACTCTAAATAATCATATTCAGGGCGTTCGTTTTCAAATTCGTAACATTCCCAAACGTTGTTTTTTGTAAGATAAATATGTTTAATAAACTTAGAAGGTATAGTAGCGCCCGTTGGTAAAATTGAATCACTAAATTCTATATCAATAGTAACTTCTAGTTCTTCAAAATCATCCCAATTACGTTCTGCTTCTTCTAATAATCTCCATTGACCTCTATTTAGGTACTGATTTTGTAAAGCACAGTTTAAGTAGCTAAATGTTTGTTTTAAGTTTTCTTTAGAATCACTAAATGTAGCAGCAGGGGCTAAATGCCCTTTATCCCATACGTTTCTATAATAATCTTTATTATCTGAAGTATGGTAATCATCTTCAGTATAAAAGTTCATAGAACCCCTATCTACATTCTTGGGACGATTGGATGATTTGTAAACTAATTTTACAGGTTGTTCTTTAGTCTCGCTATACCAAACTTTAAAGATTGAGGTTTCAACTTCAACTAAATCCCTTAAATTAGGTTTAACAAAATCATCTTGCGCTGTACAACTTAAATAAGTTAGCGTTAGTAAAATCGATAATAAATTTTTCAATTTATTTCTTAGGCTTACGACCAGTTCTTGGTTTACCTTTAACAGCTTTACCTACATCACCTACTTGGTTAGCAAGTTCTTTAGCTGCACCACCAATGTCTTGAATTTCTTCTTTGACACGTTTAGCTCTACGCTTAACTTCTTTAGTAGTTTTCTTAACAGCTGCTTTAGCATCTTCTACTGTTTCTTCTACTTCATCAGGAATTCCATCCTTGTCTGCGTCGCTGAATAATCCAAAATACTTGGTTGCAACCCATATACCTCCAGCTATAACTGCAAGTACTAAAATAATAACTAAAATAGTTTTCATAAATTTAATTTAATTTAATACTGATAATTTGCTATAAATTATCTCTTTATAATTCATCGATAAATATTTAATAACTGCCAACTTTGGCGGTACTTTTTTTTCTTCAATAAGTGTAGTAATTATTTCAAACATAAATGCTCTAGAATGTATATGGGATAATTCATCTACACCATCAGGAATATAATGTTCAATTTGTTTAATTATAAATTTTTCTAAGTAATCCGTCATCTTCTATTTCTACAGGTTCTAATTCTAAATCTAGAATTTCATTTAACTCTTCTTCAATTGGAGGTGGAATATCTAATTCAGCAAAACGCATTATATTAAAAGTGGGTTCATTCATACCCCCATTCATTTCGATTAATGGGTTTGATATTTCTTCTAATCGTACCCCAACTCTATTGTATTCTGGGTATTCCACTATATCACGTATAGTATAATAATCACCTTCTTTAGGGATGGATTGTAATTTACTTAATTGCTCAGCACTGAATTTATCATCAATGCAAGAGACAAAACTACCAACTTTCATAACATTTAAATATTTAATTTATAATTAGCAAATTGTTTCATATACGATGTTATTTTAGTTCCATTACCGTCAGCAAAATTATATCCCTTACGAAAAAATTTTCGAACATTACCTGCTCCACCTAAATGAGCAGCAGCTAATAATCCACTTTCAGTAATATACACACCGTGTACTACTTTTCCACTATATTTTTTAATTTCTTTACGAAGCGTATGTTTATTCTTTTTTAACAAAATTAACATTGCTTGTTCTTGGAGTTTTGGACTTGCTAAAAATTCTCTATTAGAGACATTATTAAACCCAATTGCGTTTAGAGTTTTTCTACCAAACTGGTATTTACCTAAATAGCCAAAGCGATTTACTGCTTTGTAATTACCAGATGATTCTCTAAAACCAATAGCAGTTAAAAAAGTGCTATGGTTCTTAACTGTAGGTATTTCATTCTTTACCTCTAGTTTAGGTTTTACTACACTAATCTTAGCGGGTGTTACCTTAATCGATACTTCTCTAGGAATGTAAAATATTGATTGTGCTTCTACCATTGCTGAAGCTATCATCATTCCTGAAGTAAGTATAACCATTAAAATAGGTTTCCTCATTAAAAATTATTTCGTTAGACTTGCTCTGACTTTTTGAACGTGCTTACATCCTAGATTTCTATCTTTTGCTCTAAAAAATCCAGGACAATTACACTTCAAGGTAGCAGAATCAACCTGTATTACCATGTAAACTGAATCGCTACTTGATGATTCGAATTTCCATGTTTTCTTTTCAAATTTATCCTGTTTTTTTATTTTTGGTTTTTTCCAAATAATATCATTTAATGTTGTTTCAGGATGAACTTCTCTCCACTCGGGCATTAAATATGTTTTACCATCCTTTTTTAATAATGTTGGTGCCATTACAGGATGTGTATACTCGTATTTAAAAACATTAACGTGGATATAACTACCAAAACCTTCGGGATTAACCCCTATTTGTGTAGTTGGTTTATGAATAATACGTGAACGTTTATTTCCATGTTTATTCAAATTTGTAAATTGTAACAATGCCATAACCTTTTAACTTATCCATAAATATACGAAACCTATTTGAGAGAAACAAATATTTACCGCCCATCCCACCAAAATTCTTTATAATCAGGATTATCTTTATCTACCCAATGTAAAAATAAATGTGAACTATATTCATATTCTAATTCTTCTCTCCAATGTAATACTTCTTCACCTTTATAAAATACTGCATCCCCTTTTTTAGAATTACATTTTATATCTTTACCATCTTTACTTTGAATCCAAATAGGCCAAGATTTATCTATACTACTATCTATTTGTATTGTAACCGAATATTGACAAGAAGGTCTATCTGAGTGTTGTTCTAGTAGATTAGTTTTGGAATACTTCCTATAATAAGAATAAGTAGGAAACAAATTTTTACCTGCAATTTGGGAATAAATTGGGGTTAAATAAATAAGTAAACTTTCACCAATTGAAGGAGCATATTGTGAAATAGAATTTTGGGCATTAGTCTTTACTACTTCTTTTTCATCATTAGTTTCCATTAGAGCATCACGCTCTAATATTTGAGAACTTACTTGAAGATACTTTACTAACTGAGGATGAATTATGTTATTTACTTGACAATACCCTTTATTATTAAGTGATGTCCTTAATTGTATAACCTGATTTTCCGTAAGCATCAGTATAATTTACTTTTTAAATGCAATTCGTTTAAAGAATTCTACGCCTCCATCTACTTCTTTGCTTTCATCTAAACTATCTAAGTTAAGATAATAATCCTCTAATTCATCATCACCCATTTCAGCGTTTGACTTAGGCATACCTTCAACTTTAAATCCTAATTTCATAGCATAACGTTTAGCTGTATCAGTATTACCTGTAGGAAGACCTAAACTAAAATCATATTCTTCTTGATAATTTTCTTCACTAGTAGGATCTTCTCCAAATTTATAATCATAGATACTAAAATAATCTTTATCTCCTAGTCCAAATGTAACTTTAATTTCTTCATTTGATTTACCATCAGCAGAAGGACCTAAACGTTTAACTTGAATAGGATAAGTATCTATACCTAAGTTTTCGCCATCAACTTCATCTGCAGTATTGGCAATATTATAAAATGAATCTTTTATAGTACCACCTCGGCTCATAGATTCCATTAAATTAACTAGTTTTATCATTTGGATTGTTTTATATGTTATAAATATTAAATTTCTTCTAGAATATGTAATATATGATTTGTAGCCATTATACCTTCTTTTTTAAAAACTAATTCATTATCTTTAAAGAATAAAGTAGTTGGCAAAACATTTACTTCATATTTTTTTATAAAATCGTGATTTTCATGAAATATTATATCTTTAAAAATTATTTCTTTATATTTAGCTTCATAATTTTTATTATGATATTTAGATGCTTTAGAAAAAATAGATTGATATATTTTACCTATCCTATTTTCATGCTGGGTGTCTATGACTTGTACCACTTCAATCATATTAAGTATTTTTCATATAATTCAACATCATCACTATATAAATCCTTAATTTTTTGTTCATTAGATTTACTAATATAAATAGAAGAAGTATTAGTAGTATTTACTTTTTTTTCCATACCAAAAAATAGATTCATTTCTTTTAAATTATAAACTGTAAAATTTAAATTATAAAATTCATTTGGTATAAAACTTTTTTGAGAACTAAAATGATGGGCATCTTCTATTTTAGAAATAAATTTAAAATTATCTAAAACAATATCACAAATATTTTTATGATTAGTTTTTAAATTATATAACCAAGAACCTCCTAAATATCGTGGGGGGTTAATATTTGGATATATTTTATCTGTAATAACAGGTACTACATTATTAATAAAATAAAAAGATAACAAAGATCTAAATCTTTCAATTGGATCTCTTAGTATTAAAAATCCTCTTTTGTAATTATTAATTTGATTAGAGTTAATTAAATTTAATTTATTTTTAAATCTAAAATGTTTTAAATTGTGACTGCCATTTTTTGGGATTTCAACCCACACCATACTATTTATTTCCCAAATAAATGTATGTTCTAAACAGTAAGAACAATCACAAGCTATTTTCATTTAACTAAATATAATGCCCCCCTTTCGGGGGGCAAATTATTTATGCCGCAAACGTTAAAGCTTGCTCATACATTCTAGCATTGATATTCATATCTTGTCTAAAATTCTTGATTGGTCTTGCTTGTCTAAGCTTGCCACTTGGAGTTAAATACTGGAAATTACCTTCAACTATATTCTCTTGAACACGATTAAATACTTCCCATAAACCATTTCCTTTATCTTCTTTACGTTGTGGAGTTAAAATATCAGAAATTGCTTCATCACCAAATTTATTTTTAGAACCAGCAACTCTAGTTTCAAGTAACTGCTTAGCAAAATCTAATGTTTGTTCTTCAGTTAATTCAGTTTCTTTCATTTTGTTCATTGATTCAACTGTTAAATCAAGATTTGAAATCATATTTTTAATTACACCTTGCAACGTTTCAAAATCATAACCCATATGGCGAATTTTCATTGCTTCAAACTGCTTAGTAGCAATTACTAATCCATTTTCACAAATCATTCTAAACAAACCAGCTTGAAAACTGAATGAATTCTTACCATCATGTGAGTTGGTTAATAATATTTGAGGATACACTGTATCACCGTCTTTTCCGTTGATTACCACATCAGGATTACGGAATACAACTAAGTGTTTTTGATAACCTACTTGCTTTCTTGCTTTAACTTCTTTAGCATCTACTACATTCCATCCTAATAACTCTAAATCTTTAATTACTGTATCAGTTGGAATATGAGAATACTTATCTGAAGTATTGTCACTACCCTTTTTAGTAAAAATTGATGGAGCAGTTTCTCTTAATTCTTCTAAACTTTTAAAATTTTCGCTTTGATAATTTAACATAACCTTTGTGTTTTAATTAATTACTTATTTACCCTGTAAATATACGAACGGCTTCCCGGGTAGCCAAGCTGGATGTGCATTACTTTAAAAAGAAAAACGAGAACCTATAGTGTAACTCATTATAATAGGGAAGTTAGGTAATGTACTATAGATAGCGTTAGCACCCAAATTAATTCCAAATCTTTTAGTTAAAGAATAAGTAAAACTACTTCCCCCTATTACCATTACATCTGTGGACCATGTAGTTCGATTAGAATACATTTCGAGTGAAGCGAAGGGAGCAGACACTGCTAGCATGGGGGAAATAGTTAACTTATTTACTGGGATTGGTTTTGTATAAAAACCTGTAATTGATTGTGATAATATATTTTCATCGTAGTATATTAAACCTTTAACTACGTTTAATTCAAGTGATGTGATAGAAGTACCTAAAGCTATACCTGATGCTGAGCCTTTTTTACCTAGAAATACTACACTGTGGTTCATATTAGCCATTAGTGTAGTAAACATTTTAGCAGCACCAGCTGATGCTGAATATACCCTTGATACTCTACCTTCTTTATTGATGTGGATTTTAGTGTAACTAGCTGTAAGCATAAATTGCTGTAGGTTAGTATAAACCATAGCATTTAAGCCGTATGTTTTATCGCCCATAAGTGATGAACGTGAAACACCGAACATAGTAGAATAACTATAGGTACCATCTAAACCTTGCATTGAAGCAACATTTGATGTTATGATAGGAGGACCTAATGTTTGTTTCTTTTTTTTCTTTTTCTTATTATCTTGTTCTTCACTATCAGATGATTCTTCCTCTTCATCACTTGATTCCTCCTCACTTTCTTCTTCAGATGATTCTTCCTCCTCAGATGATTCCTCTTCTGTAGATTCTTCCTCTGTACTTTCTTCTTCAGTAGTTTCCTCTGTTGATTCCTCTTCAGTGGTTTCTTCTACTTCTGATTCTTCTGTTTCTGTATTTTCTTCGCTTTCGCCAGATGTCTCATCCGTAGATTCTTCTGTAGTAGTCTCATTTTCTCCTCCCTCTGAATCGTTTGTTGAAGGTTCTGTTTCTTGAGTTTCAGTTTGTGATTCGCTAGTCTCTGTTGAAGTCTGTTCCGTTGTACTTTCATTCGTCCCAGTTTCTCCAGAGCTAGTCTCAGTTCCACTATTGGTGTCTCCCGTAGTCGGAGATTCATTAGTATTAGCTTGTGATCCAGAATCTGTAGTTGGTGCACTAGTATCTGTACTCGAAGTGTCCACGACTGCAGTACTAGCTTCAGGTGTACTCGTAGTAGGGGCAACGTTTGTATCAGTAGATGGTGCATTGGCTGTGGGTGTTGGAGCAACGGGTGCAATTGGAGTAGGGGGTGCCTCTACGACAGGTAACGATTGAGTTGCCTTAGCTGCGTTTTCGGCTGCTTGAGTTGCTTGTTGAGTTGTTTGCTGTGTCTGTTGCTGTGTTGTAGTAACATTCGTTTGGGCCGTTGAACAAGGGTTAAGTGTAGCCCACCATAAATACGTTTGCTCTAACCAAGATTGCAATTCACCATTTTGAAATTGAGCTGAGGTAAATGTTTTAGACTTGTTATAGAATGCTACAGTAGTCTGTCCGTTCATAGGTACAGTAAACACAGTTACAGCCCCAGTACACCTATCCATATAAGTTTGGATAAGGTTCTGGGAGAATAATGTGCTACAACCTAATAATAATATTAAGGTTAGTAGTTTTTTCATTAGTGGTCAAATATCTTCTTTTGAATCATTCGACGCACTATCTTAGCTACAGCTGTTTCTAATGCTTTTTTAGTAGCAGTACCAATTGATGATTGATTAAATGCTACCTCTTCTAAATTCTCATCGTTTAGTATAGTAAGTTCTCTAGTAGTAGTAGATTTACCTAACCCAGAACCAGTCATGTAAATTCCTGATTGGGCATCTACTAGACGCACTTGCATACCTAAACGTGTAACTAGTTTATTTGTTACACCGTCTTTAAGATTAATTGTTTCATCTTCTGAAATAGAGAAATCATATACTTCTATGTATCCAAAATATCTAGCTCCTACTATATTACCTTTTAATTCATATTTTTCGGTAAGTAGTCCTTTAGCAGACGCTTTATATTGGGTTACCATTCGATTTTTAATTTCGTCTTTTGTTTCAACGAATTCAAATCTGAATGTTTCATCCATAAAGGCAACTGTAATGTTAGATAACCCTAATCCAACACGATAGTCTCCTAATTCAGGATATTGAGCTAATATTTCTTCATTAACACCTATGCTGAGTATAGCAACAGGTACTGGTTCACCCATGTAATCGGGAATTGAGTAGATTGAGGCTCGTTTCTCAAATTCCGCTTGGTAATCCTCAGTAACTGTTTTACCAACAACTTGTCCGAAAGTACTTGTACAAGCTAATAATGCAAGTACAAATAATTTTTTAACCAAGGGTATCGAAAATGCCCCAAGTTACGTTGTTAAATTGTTGTGGATTAGTAATTAGCTCATATGCTACCATACCTAATCCTGAAAAGGATATAGCTAATAATACGTTTGCCCAGACTGCTATAATATAGTCTAAGGGTGTTTCACACTCACTCATGAGTGTTTTATAGTTTGTAATAAATTCTTTCATTCCGCTTCACTGGTTTTTTAAGTTAAATTTTATGTAACTAATTCTTGTTTAAATCTGTCCCAATCAAATGCTGAGCCAGGGTCTGTTTTACCTTTACCTTTGCCTCGTACATCGTCTCCAGATACATCTGAATGACGTACTACAGCATTAGCAGGTATATTATATTCTTTCATCCACCATTTACATACATCAACTGATTGTTTAAATTGTTCTTCAGTGTATGTTCCTGGAGTTTCTATTGCTTTACTAAATGTTCCAAAGTCATGTGTACCTGGAACTAATAATTCAAAGCCTAAAAAATGTGAGTTTAAACCTGATAATTCACCAAACACTGATTTACCAGCGTGGAATGCTTTACCAGGTGTCTCAACCATTTTTTCGTAAGTACCATCTGGTTTAATAAAACCGTGTACTGACAATTTAATTGATTTTAGAAAGTCGTGTGCATACATTGGTCCATCATCTAGCTTTAAATACTCAGCCATTGAGTGGACGATTATTCCTTTAGGTACTATAGCCATAATTATTCTTTTTTACCAAATATTTTGCCTGCTTCACCAATTCCAAATGCTCCTAGAGTTACTATAACAAAGGAATTGTAAACAAACTCGTTAATAACTAAATCTTTTCCAAAGTAACCTGTTGTTAAATCTGCAATTGCAAATAACACCATGATTACAAATGATGCGAAACCAACTACTGATTTTTCGTTGATGTCGTTTTCGTCTTTAAAAATGTCTTTGAAAGCCATAATCTAATTTTTTTAATTACCAATCGAGACCTTCATCCTTACGTTTTTCGGTTTCGGTCTTTTTTGGTTTAGGTTGAACTTTCACAACTTTTACCACAGTGTCTCGTTTTACTTCTTGCTGTGGAATATTGATAGTAATACTAGGTTGTTGTGGTTGTTGAATAACTTGCTCTGTTGGAGCAGATTCTTCTTCATCTACTATACCTACTATTTCTTTGAATTGTGTAATCACAATTCCACTTATTGCGGTTATAACTATACCTACACCTGCAATAATTTGTTTCTTAAATTCGTCAAAAAATTCTTTCATCTTAATCTTCTAATTGTGATGGAGAACAACCATCTACATCTACTTTATTAATCTCTGCAAGAGGAGTGTCTGGACATTTATCTAAAGCATTTAATACTCCGTCGTAATCATAGTCTGCTACAGCTACTAACATATCAATTAATGATTGATTGTGTTCTAAGTCAGCTAAAATATCTTGTAGTTGATCACTAGTTGCAGAGCTTTCTATTAAAGCTGTAACTGATTCTAAATCTGTAAGTATAGTTTGAATTTGAGATTCCCATTCTGTTACTTGTTCTTGGTAAACTTGAACATCATCTTCTGCTTCTTCAATTTGACTTTGCATAGTAGAAATATCAGTTAATATTTGATTTACATCTATTTCGCTCATAGCTGATTCTAGTTCAGCTAAAGAAGCATTTAGAGATTCTAAACCTCTTTCCATAGAAGGATTAGTACACGCTATAAAACCTATTATACCTAATACTGCGAATATTTTTTTCATAGTAAATTTATTGATGTAGTTCCTACTTTATCATCTTCTAAGTACAATTCTATCCTGTAGGAACTTTTAGGTAGAGTTGACGTGTATACTGTAAAAATGTTATCGCCAATTTTTCCATTTACTAATTCTTTAGCGACTACTTTTCCAGTTATATCTAATACTTTTATATAGTAGTTTCCTGTACTATTAAGTTTTACATTCATTTTTGCTGATGTTGTAGCAAAATTATTATCTAACTTTATACCTACATCTTTTTTAATTACTAAAGCTTTAGGAACAAAATCATAGGGCACCATTTCAAATTCGTAGTCTGGAGTGCAGGCTAGAAATAGTAGAAATAGAATTGTGTAATATATTTTTTGGAATTTTAAGCTCATTTTATTGTATTTTTAAGTTCATTTTATCGCCGTTTTGCTTAACAGCATCTGTGTTTTCGAAATAGAATAAACCTGTAGTGTTGTTTACTATTCCTATAGGGGTAAATTCTATTGTAAATGCTTTACCTTTTTTAACATTATCTAAACCGTCTTTTGATAAAGTTCCAAATAGTAACTCTCCATCAAATGGTTTACCAAAGTTTGTTAAAGTATTGCCTGTGTCATATATTATATTTTTAAGTACTAACTTAGAAGTATCATATTTTACTCTAGCTTGTAGGCCTACTATATCTTCTCCACTATGTGTTAATTCAACCTTAACTAAACCATTTTCTATTTTGCTGACCATATCTAAAGTGGTAGTACCTACTGCTTTATTACTTAAGCTTAAACCTGCCTTTGATGCTTTAGCAGTTAATGTAGCGGGGAACTGTGAACTATGTGATTGGTCTAAATCAACATGATGCCAGAAAGCAAAATCAAAATTAAGATTATCTTCTGTTGGAGTAAAACTACTATTCCAATATTGTCCTGTACTTTCACCTGTGTTTTTTATATCAAGTTCAGCTCCTAATTTCTCTATAGTGTAGTTTTCATATAATACTGTAGCTGTACATCCGTGATACCATACTCCGTTGTCATCTAAGAAAGGTAAACAAAATGTATCACCGGGTGCATCAGATTGACCACCATTTTCCTGTACTTCTATTCCTAAAACATAGGCAAATAAACCGTAAACATCATATGAAGTAAATTCACCATTTAAGTTAGCATCCGCTGAGAATAATCCGAAGTTGTTATAGGTTACATCTGTACCATTTATTCCTACGTCATTTAAATACTTAAACGATCTATAAGCATCTGTTACCGTATGAACGTCTGGTAGGTATGTTCTATCTATTGGATCTAAATTAGATGCATAATATGTTTTACCTAACTCAACATCTGATATTAGTGCATCTCCAGCTGCGTCTAAGGTTACAGGTAAACGACTATCTATTGCACCTTCTTCATATACTGTTACTTGAAAGTTTGTAGGATCTATTGCCTCTGGTAGATCAAAATGAAGTTTAGCATTGTAAGATACAGATTCAATAACAGGATGTGGATATGATGCAGCAGTAGTATATAGTGAAGTTACTTGGGTATCATCTACATTATCTATTGTTGCAAAATTTATAAACATATCTTGTTCTGTAATAGAAACTGTACCTGTTTTAACTTGGAATGCTTGAACAAATAAAGGTTCCTCAGTACGTATAGTAGATTCATCCATAAAAGCATCAAAACCTGCATCACTTAGCTGTATTGCTATTCTTACTACACTCCATTTAGCATTATATTCAGAATAAACATCATCTCCTGCTTGCCATCTATTATAACCTAATTTTAGGTCATTTGTTCTTTGGCTAATACTTGTATTTGAAAATGTATACCTTTCTTCTATAGTACCTCCAGTTGTTGTAAGATCTAAAGATGGAAAATCATATGCATCATCAATAAGTGATAAGATTTGACTATTATACTGGATATCTACAAATAGGTATCTACTGTCTGCTAGTAAAGTAAAGTCATCAGAACCTACAGCAAACATATGTAGGCCTACTCCTAGTAGTAATCCTTCTTCAATAGGATTGTTTGCATCTACTACTTCATTAGTATCATTTTGAAACATTTCTAATCCAAGCTGAACATTTTGTCCAAATGATAGTAAAGGTAATAATAGTAATAATAATAATTTTTTCATTTATAGTTTAAGTTTATCAATTAATTCAATACAAACCTTCTTTAAAGCTGTCGAAACATTTGTTTGAGAGAACTGACCACCTTCATCTATAATGAGAGTTGATGTGGATATTTCTTTAGCAGTACCTTTAGCTACTACCTGTTTTTTCTTTTTACCATTTTTAAGTAATGAGGCACGGGCAATAATTTGATATTCATCTACATTTTTACTGTAAATAGCTATTTGTACATTGGTTTTCTGTACATCAAAATATAATAAATCTACTTGGATTTGAGTTTCAGCATTATAGGATAAGTTGTATCCTTTATCTTGTATTGCTTCTTCAAGAATAGATTGAACACCAAAAGCTAGGTCCCTACTACCCGCAAAAGGACCTAGCTGAATTTTGTTGTTAACCTCTCCGATTTGTATAGTCTCCTGCCCAAACGCAAAGGACGATAACAACATTAACACTAATGTAACAGTTAATTTTAACATATTTCTCGCTTCGGGGATAAATATAAGCGAGAATTGGAATCACAGACGAGCTACATAATCTTCTTCGTCGTCTTCTACTAAACCAATGTCTTTGAAATGTTCAAGCATATTCTCATCCATTTCCCAATTTACAGTATCATCTTTTTTAACTGGTGCGTCTTCTTCAATGTTTTTTATTTGCTTTTCATTGAAAACATCACCAATGTATAGGAAATAACAGTTATAACATAGTAGTTCTATGTTTTCTATACGCCAATTTTCTTTATTTTTGTCTTTAAAATGTATTAAGAGTGGAGTTTTGTAATCTTGAACTCGTTGTTCGTTAAAACCACAGCTACTACAACATTCTTCTATATAACCTTCTTGTATTAATCTATCTTTATAACGATTTAAGTTATATGATTTAATATATAACTCACCATCCATTATAGCTTTTAAATCAGGGTCTTTACCACCTAAAAACTTTCTAATACCTTTACCGGCCTGATTTTTATGTAAGTCAAATAGTGTTTTACCTGTTTCCTCGTCAATATAACTTTTAGCATAACGACTATAATGCATATAGCTAATACCTAAATAACGAGCACAAGCCATGTTTGACTTAGTCATTTTCATAGCGTTTAATAGCTGTTCTTTAGTTATTACTATTTGCTTTCTACCCATTATTTGAATATTTCAGGTTGAACTCTAACAATTAAATCCCATAATTCCATAGCATCCTTTACAAACACCTCTTCACCTGTTTCTTCTATAATTAACCCGTTTTCACTCCCATCTGGGTTGTAACGTTCATAGAAGTAGAATGATAATAATTCGTATATTTCTTTACCAAACGCCAGTAATACAAGTGAATCTATTATCTGATAAAAACCTTCCTCATACTTAGACATATCAATCTTATGGTCCTTTTCTAATAAATAAGATTTAGTAATAGCAGCCTCGAATTGATTTATCACGTTGATAAACAAATCTCGTTTTTGATCGTAGGATTTTTTGTTTTTTCTCTTAATCGAAGTATCAGCTTGTAACAGCTGATCCAGAGATTGTTTTAGAGAGTGAAGTGGATCTTTTGACATTACGTAACATTTTAAGTGTGGTGTTTATATCTCTACACATTTCAAATTCATCAACTGATTCAAAGTAACCAAGTGAAGAGCTAAGGGCGTTTTCCCATCCTTCTTTAGGTAAAACAGCTGTAGCACTATTAGTATTTACATTACAAATCTCAGCTATGGATTTGTTTTGTCTAATAGCGTGTTTTATCCCAGCATATGTTTCTCTAAAGATATATGCTTTATTTTTATCAATAAATTGATTAAGTAGTTTATCGGAATTACCTACAACCCTTAAGTTTAATAACTTTCTTTTAGCCATTATTTTTTGAATACTACGTTTGCAACAAACGATACAAACGAAGATAATGGTACTTGAAATGCAGCTACATTTTTCTCAGGTGCATCTTCGTCTTCATCGAATTCAAGTTTAAACTCATTAAATTTGGGGGCTAAACGTGTAGCAACATCATTTTGTAGTTGTGCGAGTTGCTCTTCTGTGGGTTGGGTGATTTCAACACCTTGGTCATTTAATGGAAAAAATTTAACTTTAATACCTTTTTTAGTAGGGTTTTTATTTACATCAAAACTAACTTTATACTTTCTACCATCAATAGTAGTATTATATTTTAATACACCTTCTTGATTTTCACCATCTTCATTTAGAGGGTCATACATAGCTGTATCATTAGTAACATTAATATCTTTTGAGTAATCACCTTCTAAGATATCTGCAAGTTGTAATTTATCCATTAGAGTATTTTATTATAAATATTAGAGTAATTCATACTCCATTTCAATGGGTTCAAATCCCCATGTGTCGGCATTTTCGGTTTTTTCCTGAGCAGTAACTGCTCGGTACATATCGTTTACTTTTCTGTTAATGCCGTCTAAAAATCCACCTCCACCTTTACCATGAAATATATGGAATAGAGCTGGGGAGTAAATTGCTTTAAGTTCAAAGCCATGTTTAATAGCTTTCTTTTGAACGTTTGTATCACTATATAAAACATAAATAAGTTCTTCTTCAAATCCTCTTATCTCATTCCAAATATCCCTATGTGCAATTTGAAAATCACCACAACAATTTATAATACTATAGTTATCACCTTCAACTACAGATTCACCTGTAGTTCGTTCTTCACTATTTTCTATTAGGTGATCACGTAGTTTTCTCCACTCATTAAATTTACGTTCACCACCATGGAATTTCTCAATTTGTTCCCAATCAGTATATCTACGAGATATAGTATAAAATGTATTATCGTTTAGCTCGTTTTTAATCGTTTGTTCTAACTGATCTCTGCGTGGAGCAATTACATCAATATTAGTTGATACAATATAATCACCTGTAGCTCGTCTAATACCAATATTACGAGCTAGTGTTTCACAACATACCTGAGCGTGTGGATCGTTATTAGTTAATATAGAGGCTACCTCTGGGGTGATTACTATATGTTTTAGATTGCCTTTAAAATCTATTCTATCTTGAATATCCCAAAGTTGGGGTTTATTATTAGGTGAGTTCCAATCAACAAGTATTACTTCGTCAAATGTATCTATTAGTGAGTTCAGGCAATAAGTTGCTCTATCATTTAGATTACCTCCGTAATTATCATTTCGTGTTACTACTACTGCACTTAATTTCATTTATAATCTTCTATATAATCGCTACAAATACCTATAGCTTTGGTTAAATCATCTTTATTTAATTCGGGCATTACTGCTATACTATTTTTAATGGGTTGTTTGCCAGGGTATGCCCAAATATATCCTTTTGATGTCAATGTAATATCATCTTCTTGATGCCAAAAATAATTTATTAAGTTTTCATTTGGAAATTCATTTAAAGCAACCATTGCTTCTATATTTTTACAATGTATCCAAAGTCTATTATAATAACTATCAAATAAATCAAATGAAAAATCATATAAGGGTTCATCATGTCCTAGTTTAAATTTACCATCTACAAACCAAACATCAATCTCAACATCATACCCAGCTTGAATTGCCTTCCAAATATAATCTGGGTGGTTTTCATCGGGGTGCTTTCCTTTTAAATTACCTCTATGTGATATTAGAATCATTTATGGTGCTCTATATAATAACTGAGATCTTCTGGAGTGCCAAGCCCCCACATTTTTTCTATTTTAAAGTTTTTAATAATTTTTTTATCTTGAATTGCTTCATTATAAACAGGACAAGTATAAAATTCATTATTTACTCTAATATTTTTTTCAATCATTTGTTCAGCATAATCTACAAAATCAGATCCTTTTTTCCAATAGTAAAAACCAGCAGTAGCATTATCTGATATAGGTTTTTTTTCTGCTACCTCAGTAATATTATTTAATTTATCTAATTTGGCAAATGACCATTTTGGATGGGTTGCTTTAAAAGTAACAATACCCCCATCAGCATCTGATTCATTCATTTTATAGAAAAATTCATTTGAATCCCATTCAATATATTGATCCGAATTTGATATCAAAATAGGATTTCCATTATTAATATGCTCTTTAGCTAGTAACAAAGTACAAGCAGCTCCTTCAGTTAAACCATTTACCTCAACTATTTTACAATTGGGAGTAATTAGCCCTAGTAAAGCATCTAAATTATACTTTTCACGATGTTCTTTTTGAACAATATATATAAAATTAGCTTTAACATTTAAACTCTCTACTACTAATTGAATCATAGGTTTGCCCATTACATCAATAATAGGTTTTGGAAATGTATATCCCGCTGCCTTAAATCTAGAACCTGCTCCAGCCATTGGGATAATTACATTTAAATTTTCATCTCGCCATGCTGGTATAGTTTGTTTATTTCCCATTTGTATTTCGTTTATTTTATTTGTAATGTTTTTATAAGTTACTTCTTGTGGATTTTTAACACGTAGAATATACGACTTACTTCTTGCTGCTGCAAGTAAACCATATGGAGAATCTTCTACTATAAGTGTTTCTTCAGGTAAACATCCCATTTTAGATATAGCTTGCCAGTACATTTCTGGATGGGGTTTTGAATTTGTTACATCTTCATTTGATATAATTAAATCCATAAACTCGATTAGCCCCAATTTAGCTAGTACTGTTAATACAGTTTTACGAATTGAGTTAGAACAGCAAGCTATTTTATATCCTTCACTTGATAAGTGAGATATAGTACTTAATAAATTAGGATCAATTTCTAAATTAGATAGTGCCTCTAATGTAAATTTTTGTTTATCATTCCAAATACGCTTATGATCTTCTACAGGTAAACCTTTTTCTGTAGTTAACATATCTAGCTTTTGAGATGTTTTTAACCCATCATAAGTTGATAGATGTTCATTCCAACTAATAGCATAGTCACCTAAGGCCTGATTAAGGGCCTTATAATGGATGTTTTTAGCTTCAACTAAAACTCCATCTAAATCAAATATAATGAGTTGAACCATAGTTATCTATTTTTAAATTTCCCTTTCTAATTATCTGACTATAAAAAGGGTGATATTTTATTTTTAAGTTTTTTAAATTTAATGAATGATATAATAAATGATGAACTGAGAGATAATTATGTTGTTTAATTACATCAGGTATAGTTAAAAAAGTACTAGAATAAGTTTTAAAACTTTTATAATTACATATGGCAAATCTATCATTATACCCTTTTTCTAAACCTATACTACTCCAGTATTTATTTTCTATTTCTCCCTTAGGAATAAAAATATCATACTCTTTATTTAATATATCTTTAATAATAGGAGTATAATTTAAAGATAATTGGGGGTAAAAATCAAATCTTATTCTTATATAAATGTCATAGGGATCTTTAATTAAATTAAAACATTTATATATAGAATAGTACATAGGAATACTAACTAAAGGAAGTTTATCCGGGAGACTTACATTATCTAGGTTAGGAAGTTTTGATATATACTTGTCAATTATTTCTTCCCCATCATACTCAATTAAACATTTTTTAGGTTTATATAAATCTAAAGATTCAAAATCCTTCCAAGAATGTATATATACATCAGTTTCTAATAAGGGATTAGATATAAAATGTTTATATATGTAAGGAAAAGCATAAATATCATTTCGAGGTTCTCCTGATAGACATAAAGCAACTTTGATTTTACCAGTCATATACTGTTTTATCTTTATACCAATCTACTAAATTAACTCCACGTTTCAACCAATTTACCTCAACGTTTTCATCTAAACATTCTTGTAAAAAGAAACTAATACCCTCATGAACCATATTCTCATAACTTAAATGAAAAGTTATACCTTGGGTTATCATATAATTCCAAGTAATAAGTGCTTCAGGTGGTATGGGTAGCATATCTTCAATTTGGAAATTGAACATATCTTGTAAATCATCTATTTTACCATAAACAACGTTATCAGCTGGGTAGTCATGGCTATCGTGATAATAAACTAAATCATAAGCTATATCTTTTCTAACTCCTACTTTACAAGTAGCCATAAATGCTAATTTTTTACCTTGTAAACGAGGCAACAGTTTATCTAAATTAGTTACTATAGTATCACTTCTTACTTTTAATGCTTCATCTATTCCTAATTCAAACAAACGATTTACCCCAGCATATGAAGATGCTAACTGCATGTTAACATTCATATAACCAGGTATTATGGGTTTTTCTAATAATATAACCTCTATACCTTTATCTCTTATATAATCTAAACGAGTTATTGATTCGTCATTCCATGTAGCCCAAACTACATTTTCAAATTTAGAATAATAATCAGCTAATTCTTTATAATATTCAGTTGGTCCTTGTATTACAATACCTTGTTTCATAATTGTCTATATCGGTTACTAGGATTTAAAGCTTTATACAAAATATCTATATTATCAACCTTGATATCATATACTTTTAAAAAATCATTAATATAATTTTGATTACCTGAAAATAAGTTTTTATAATAAGTTATAGGTATTTTAGTTTGTTCTGCTATTTGGAATATAATATTATTATATTGTTTAGCCAAATTTATTTGGTCATTAACTAAGTCTAGAGGTAATTTGTTATTTAAAGTATATTTTTTATGCCATGTTTCATTTAATCGAGCATAAGCAAAACTTTTACCTATTTCATTAACATCTTCTCTTACTAGTAAAATTACCTTATTAAAGTTATTTAGATACTCACAATAAAATTTAATAGAATTGTCTGGGAATAAAGGGGTGGGTTGGAAGACTAAATTTTTTTCTATTACAACTCTATTAGAATGGGTTTTATTAAGTTTTTTTATATGTTTTTTTAAAGAACCACTATCAGGTATATAGGTAGGATACGAGGGGGCAAATACTTCAAAATATCCTTTAGAAGCATTTATGCTATTTTTTAAACCTTTATATAAAGATGTAGATCCAGCTCTACCACTACTTAAAATTAATATTTTCATTAGTACATTTCGTATAATTTCATTATACCTTCTTTTAAATTTATTTTAGGTTGCCAATATTTTTTAATAAAAGAATCAGGTTCATTCATAGCATTTTGTTGAGTATTATCTTTATTAGTTCCCCTAATTACTTCACAACTAGATACAACATCTAAAAAATCAGCTATTTCATTTATAGTAGTCCATTCAAAACTAGTTATACAGTAATTTTTATCTTTAGGTAATTTAAAGTAGCTTTTTGAAAGGTGTAATAAAGCTTCACAAGCATCATCCGCATATAAAAATTGTCTTGATTCATTTCCATCAGTTCTCATTTTTATAACACCTTCATGTTTAGCCATTTTAATAAAATCAGTTATAACATGCGATTTTTCAGGATCGGTTTCATATCCATAAACATTCCAAAATTTAACTACTAACCCATTTATACCCCTAGTTACTTTTTCTCCTAAAGACTTTAGTACTCCATATGTTGAATACCCCATTTCTGCCATTTGTGAAGAAGCAAATATAACGGGCTTATTATGTTGCCAAATAACCTTAAAAGTATTGTACATTATACCCATATTATTTAAAATGAACTGGGAGGTGTCTTGATGTTTTTCTAAGTATTTGGCTCCTCCTACATCAAATGCTAAAAAATGAACTATATCACACTTAGTTATATATTTTTCTAATAATAAATTATCTTCTATTCTTAAGTCTTCATATGGATCACGAATAATATCAAATTCATAAACTGTTTCTCCTTTATCTTTTAAATATTTTACTAGATGCCCTCCAATTTGCCCACTAGAGCCTAATATTAAATGCTTCATATTAATTTTTTCTATATTTGTTTTTGGGGTTTAAACACTCATACATAACATCAAAATTTTGGACTTGTATATTATATACTTTTAAAAAGTTTTTTACAAATTCTTTGTTTCCTGAGTATAAATCTTCATAGTAGGTTATTGGAATTTTAGTTAAAGAGCTAAAGTTCAATAATTGGATATAAGCTTTTTTAATATAATCCTTAGAATATTTTATCCATTTTTTATCTATACCTTTAGAAGAAAATTTATAAGGTTTATGAAAATCCTCTGATTGGAAAGAATAAGCTAAACTTTCAGTGGCTTTAAAAAGATTTTTTCTACTTAACAATATTACTTTATCAAATTTTTCTTTATATTGTAATAAAAATTCATTTGTAGTTTGTTCAATTAGGGTTTTTACTAAAGTATTTTTAGTATAAATTAAATCTTGTTTTTTTTTACTTAAATGAAAGGGTTCATAATAAACCTCAGATTCATTAAGAGAATTTCCTTCAGCAATTCCTTTTAAAAGATTAGAAGAGCCCGTTCTAGGTAAAGCGATAATTAGTATTCTCATTTATCTAAACCAAATTTACTAAATTTATACCAAGCCCTCTCATGTAAAAAATATAAAACTGTTTTTGTTATTACTTCTATTCCACCAATAGTCAATCCAATTGTCCAACTATCTGTAATAATAGATGATAATAACATAGTATCTAAAGTACCTATAATTCTCCAGCTAACCGTTTTAGCAATATGTCTTTTATAACTTACCATGTTTTTCAAAAGTTAAGTTAACATTTAATCTAACAGGAGTATCTGATTGTAATACTCCTTGGTGAGGGATTTGTCCATTAAATATTAATGCTCTATTTTTTATACATTGTATTTTAATATTTTCTCCTTCTGGGTCTAAAATAGTATATCCATTATTTGTATTAACATAATATAATAAAACTTTATGAGGGAAACTATGATCCGTATGTATTCCTGAAGGGATATTATTTGGTTGTTTTGGAACTAAATTAACTAAAGCTCTATATAAATTGTTAATTTGTGCCCTTTGTATTAAAGGTTCTACAATTGAAAAATATTGAGGTTGAGTAATTTTATTTTGATCATAAAGATATTGAGCAAAACTTACTCCACCTAGATTATCTCCAGGATAAGCTAGATAATTTTTAAAACTCCAAGAAATTCTATTTCCAAATAAAGTATATTTTAATTCTTGAAATATATCATCTCGTAAAAAATTATCTATTACTTTATAATTTACCATCTTGTCTCATTTGTTCTCTAATCTTTGTAGCAGATACCTGTTTTATATCTTCAGGTGGAACGTGTTCTATAATCTCATATCCTACTCCTCGTCCGTAATTTACAGATTCGATATCTGGGATTTTGATGATAATAACTTTATCTTCTGTTACCTCAAAGTAAAGGTGTTCTTTTATGTTTTGTATAATTTCATCCGCTGTCCAAGGTTGATCCTTGCTTGGTTCTACATCTCTAACTGCTATACAAACTTTTTTACCTTCTTTTAAACGTTGATCGATTAACCACTTATGACCATCATGCCATGGTTGCCAACGTCCTATAAATAAACTATACTTATCTGCCATTTGATATTATTTTTCTATATGATTCTTCAGGTTCATCATGTGTAGTATCAACGTCTATAAAATTATTTAACGGTGGTTGATACCCTTTCACATGGTATTGTTCTCTACCTCTTTCCTCGCTTGTATGAACGTAAATCTCTACTAGTTTATCTCCAAGCATTTGTTTAAATTCTTCTCTTTGGTCTATATAAGGTGAAACTAATGATACAACTACATTTCTTCCTTGATTGTGGAGATAATGAGCTATTTTTTGAGCTGTAGCTACATTTTGTACTCTACCTTCTATACCATAGTTTTTGTTATTAGTTAATTCTCTTAAATCGTCCCCATCGATATGGAAATCTAAAAGTCTGTTACTATGTAACATTTTTGCTAAAACGGTTTTACCAGCACCGGGCTGGCCTGTAAGCCAATAAATCATAATATGCCTTTTTCTTGTAATGTTTTAAGTCCTTTATCAATATACATTTTCATATTTGCCTCAAATATTTCTCTTTGATTTGGAACATCATTTATATGGAGTAAACTTTTATACATTTTAGTATAACCTCCATCACGTAATGGTCCTACTGGGTATTCAAATATAGTTTGACCCCGCATAACATATTGTTGGAAATTTATACCTCTACCTTTACAAAATTCAGTTACCATTAATGAATACCAATCATGTGGACCATATCCTTTCCAATCGTCTTGTATAGGGCATAATTCTTCATACATTGCTTTATTATATAAATCAAACCAACCTGCCCATTTTGGTCTCATAGTAGGGTCTAAGGTAATACCAGATCCCTTGGTTTTCATTTTAGCTCTAATATCAAATGTATCTACTTGATTCCAGTTATTATAATCAACATGAGACCAATCTGAGTTTGTTATTTCATCCCATGTAGCATCCCATAATTTAGATATTTCTGGGGTGATAACAAAATATTTATTTTTTATTTGTTTAGAGCTTTGTATCATTAAAGCAAGTAACTGCTCACTAAAATACATGTCAGGACAAATATTAATATAAAAGTCTACTTCCTTAGATACAGCTTCACGTTGGTGATCTAAATGGCCATATAATTCATTACCTTCATATATTGTGGCATTTACCTTATAATTTTTTAATAACTTAAGGTATTGCATAAATCTATCTATAAGTAATTGTTTAGGTAATTTACTTTTATCCCAATCAACTAAATAAGAAGATAAATTTAAAACAGGATTTATTTCAATAGTATCCTCTCCACTTAAATAATAACTTGACTTTTTTAATTGAGTAAAAGTTAAGAGAGCATAATCTAGCTCCCACGGCATACAATGATATGTTATTTTATAATGCATTATAAACGCGTTTTATTCCTTCTTCTAAACCTATTAATTTGATATCTAAAGGTATCCCTAAATTACTTCCAATATACGAAGGTGCTTCACGTCCATCAAATGCTTCAACAATTACTCTATGTGTACCAAGCTGGTTAATAATATTTCCTATATCAGTTAGTTTATGTTTTTGTTGATAAACTAAATCCATATCATCATCTAATGGATAAGTAGGATGGTCTAAATAATATTTTACTACAGATACTAAATCATCAATATAAAAGAAATCAAATGCTTTTTCTTGATGTATTTGTAAATCTTCTTTATTTTTATACCTTTTAATATTCGATTTAATAAATCGAGTATCATCTTCATCTATACCAAATACACCATATACTCTAAAATTATAACAATGTAAACAATCTTGAAGTATTCTACTAATTATATTTTTAGACATCCCATAAGGATCAGTTGGATAACTACTTGATAAATGATTAGTTTGAGAATTAATAGCAGTCATTCTATCAAATTCAGCCCCAGAAGCAAAATTAATAAGCTTTCCAAATCGGTCTTTATTATTCATTAAGTTAAAGAACATCTTTAGATTGTTATAAACTACATCAGCCCCATCTTTGCTAGTTCTTTTACCTCCAATTATAGCACAATGAATAACCCAATCAAAATACTTATTACGTAAATATTTTTCCACATCATATGAATTAGTTAAATCTAATTCTTGACTTGACGGAGAAAATACCTCGTGTTTTTGTTTTAAAGCTTTAATTAGGTTTCTTCCTATAAAACCATTACCACCTGTGATTAATATTTTCATTTTGTTCTACAATAATCTGCAAATTCTACTAATATAGTGCTTTTACCATCTTCTCTATTTAAGGCTTTTTCATAAGCAGGTATAATATCCTCAGGCTCATCTAATTGAATGATATCAAGATTTTGGGTTAAACTTTTAAATGCTTCTGTAAAATTACCTTTATGTTGACATTGAGGATCAATAGGTGATTCACTACCAACAGCTACTCTAATTATAACTTTAGGAGTTAATTTACCATTAGACATTGAAGAAAATTTATCTAAATGATTTACAATTTGATCAGTACCCATTAATAAAAAGTTCCATCTAGGAAATGTAGATACAGGAATCATTCCATCAATTGCCATCCCGTTAGCTAGACCACTTTGTAAGTGTTCTGCTACAGGTAATTCTAAACGTTTATTACTGGGAATATGTTTTAAACTATCATATAACCCAGTTCCTTCATATTCTACAGCTTGCCCTATAAAATAAGTTTTAGGATGTTCTGCTAATAGGCTCATTGCCTTTTTTATTTCGTCTAAGTATTTCATATAACTAAAATTGAACCCTTACCCCTGCTCCAGCATGAGGATATTTTTCATTACTATATTGGTAGTAAATTAAATTCTTTTGCTTTAAAATACCACCTTTGTACTCTGATTCAAGGTAGTAAGGTTGGGTTCTACCCCATATATCTGGTGTAGGTGTGCAAACTGATTTTCGGTTGTCTTCTATTATAAAAGTAATTGGTAAATCATGATTTAAACTATATTTGTAGGCTTCATGAAATATTCCAGTTTCAGCACTCATATCGCCAACCCAACACCAAACATGGTTCGATTTGTTTTGAAGTTTAATTGATAATGCAATACCCGCAGCTATAGATGGGATACCACCTACAATTGAGCTACAAATAAATTTATATTCTGGAAGGTTGGCTACCATAGATTTACCATCCATAATATTAGCTTCCATTACATTAGAGGGTATACCCTTTAATAAACCTTGATAATGGTTTCTCCAAGTACAACATACCCAGTCATTTTCTACATCAATATCCTTAAATATTTCAATTATTTTATCTTCATTTCCACTATAAAGATGTATAGGGGAAGTTATTTTAGCTTGATTAAATAGATTTCCTATTCTATCTTCAAACTCTATTAGAGTTTTTTTATCTACCATATAAAGTTTTTCTTATAGTAATCTACTATATCAGGTAATTCTTTATCAAATACTGCTTTAGGTTCCCACCCTAATGCTCTTAGTTTATCATCATTTAAAGCATATCTTACGTCTTGACCTTGTCTAGAGTAAGATAAATCTAAATGTTGTTCTATCCCTTGACTATAATATGGGAAATCTTCCTCTAATTTATCGTCTTTAGGATGATATAATGTAATGATTTTACTTACTGTATCCAAGTTACTTTGCTCGTAACCACCACAAATGTTATATATCTCATTTTTAACACCTGCTTCAATGATTGTAATTACTGCTTCAGCTGTATCATTAGCATGTAACCAATTTCGAATAGGTGTTCCATCATTATGTAATGGTATTCTTTTACCTAATGAAAGATATTTAGTAGCCTTTGGTATTAATTTTTCTACATATTGACCAATACCATAATTGTTAGTTGGTCTTATAATTACATAAGGTAAATCATAAGTTCTACCCCAAGCTGTAATTAATTGGTCAGCAGCCGCCTTAGTAGCTGAGTATGGATTAGATGGTTTTAGTAAGTCTGTTTCAATGTGTTCACCTTCTGTTATATCACCATAAACCTCATCAGTAGAAAAATGTAATAGTATAGGTTTAGCTTTACCTTCTGCTCTATAATTTCTAATTAATTCAAGTAAATTATGAACTCCATTTACATTAGAATGTAAAAAATCTTCGCTTTTAACTATAGAATTCCCAACGTGTGTTTCAGCGGCAGTATTAATTATATAATCACACTCATATAAAAAGTCTAAATCGTTTATATCGCTTCGTTCAAATGAAAAACGTGGGTGTTCTAGGAATTCATCATACGCATCTTCAAAGTAAGCATATGTCATTTTATCAACACCATAAACATGCCAACCTTTATCTAAACATGCTCTAGTTACATAACTTCCTATAAAACCAAAGCAACCTGTTATATAAACTGTTTTTATCATTGTTTTGATTTTTGTGCGTTAAAATAAATCCAATAGGGGTGTACATCACCTGGTCCTGTAGGACCAATTAAATAATTAAACCAAGGAAAACCAGCATTATGTAAATCTTTTTTTAATTGGTTTGGATGTTCAATACTAGTATCAAATGCTCTATTAGTACCAGGAGCATCATAATAGTTTTCATGATAAAATACTGTGGAAGGAGATGGTGAGCCAAACCCCATTTGAATGCAAATTACACCACCAGGATTTAGAATTCTATGAAATTCTTTAAAATAATTCATTCTAATATCCCAAACACTGATGTGTTGTAGGGCAACGGTGCTAATTATTAGGTCATAACTTTCATCTTTAATAACATCTAAATCTACACCATTACATACAAATAATTCAGAATTAGTTATTCCTTCTTTCTTAAGATATGCTTTAGCATTTTTTATGTTATTTTTACTAATGTCTACACCATCAATTTGACCAAATTTATCTCGGTATTTAACTAAGTTACGGCCGGGGCCACAAGCAAAATCTAATACTTTAAAGCTAGAATAATCAGTATTACCTAACCTAGTAAACAAAAGATTGTAATCCCACCAATTATTATGTTGATTAAAAGAGCCTACTACATTATCCACGGTTACACCATCACCTGTTGCAGCCGCTTCTTCATAGTATTTTTTTTGCATTTTTGTGTACTTATTTTTTGAGGTAAGTTTTTTATTCATAATCGTACCCAAAAAATTCTTCTATTTTATCACAAACATAATCTACATCATAAGTGTCCATTCCATGATGAGCACCAAGTAAAAACCCGTTTTTCATTACCTCATCTGCTACTTTAAAGGGTTGTAAATACTCTCTATATGCTGGGTGTCTAGTAACATTACCAGCGAATGTAACTCGAGTTTGGATATTATGTTTTTCTAAGAATGTGAGTAATTCTAATCTACGTTCTGTTTGTAATGGAATAGCTAACCAATTTGGTTTAAATTTATCATCAGGTAAAACTATTTCTTTAATAATAGATAAACGTTCCAAATAACGTTCTATATTTTTACGTCTTATTTCTTTATATGATTGGAATTTTTCTAATTGTACTAAACCAAATGCCGCATTTGCTTCAGCACATTTCATATTATATCCTAAAACACCATATAAAAATTTATAGTCATAAGGAATACCATCTACTTCATGTGCAAAACGCTCATCCATATTTTCACTATTATCTCCAATACGTCCCCAATCACGATACATCAAGGCACGTTTCATATGCTTTTCATCATTAAACATTACCATACCACCCATTCCACCTGCTGTAATAACGTGTGAAGCGTAAAAACTAGTTGTTGATACGTCTGTTGAAGGAGTATGCGTGATAGTATCAGCTGAATCTTCAATTACATAAATATCTTCTCGGCCAATACGTTTTAATTCACTACGTAAAGCTCCCCAATCTAAAACATTACCTATTAAATTAGGCATCATAATTGCTTTAGTATAGCTACTAATTGAATGAATAATTGTAGATACACTAGGTACATACGTTCTAGATTCACTATCTACAAATTTAGGTTTATATCCTAATTGTAAAATAGGAGCTAATGTAGTAGAAAATGTAAGTGCAGGTGTGATCACCTCACTGCCTTTTTCTAAATCTAAGGATGCTAATGCTAATAAACATGCTGATGAACCTGAATTGACAAACACACCATATTTTTTACCAAATTCTTTAGCAATTTTCTCTTCAAACTCTACAGTATAAGGTCCAAACCCAGCTAGCCATCCATCACGGAGAGCTTTTTCTACTGCTTTAATTTCTTCCTCACCATAAGATTCAAACTTATAGGGAGCATACCAAACTTTTTTTCTCATATGTGTTAAATGTATATAAAGGATTGTGCTTAGACAAGGTATCTTTAATCCAATTTGTATCTATTCCATACTTGTCTATATCGTCTATTATTATAACATGATCATTACGTTCATGTTTCATTATTGCCTCTATTTCTAATTTATACGGGCTATTAGTTTCATGTGCATCTAACCAAAACATTCCTCTACCATTAACCCATTCTTGTACTAATTTTTCAATATTATCTTCAGATCTACCTAAAAATAATTTTATTTGTTCCCAAGCATCTAATGGTTGAAAACGTTGCATACAATAGTCATAAAAACGTTCTTGTATCTCTATAGATACTATACGTTTAAAACCTAAGTCATAAGCTGATTGTATGGCATTTCCTATATGGGTACCTGTTTCAAAAAATACAGTACAATCTGCTTTATATTTTTTAAATAAGTATTCCATTTTCAGTAAATACTTTAGTTATATAATCAACTATATTTTGTTCATAATCAACATATTTTAATGCTTTTTTATGATTCTCCTCTATAGCAGGTAAAACTTTATTATAGTAATCAGCATCTAAAATATTATTTAGTTTATAGATGGCTTCATCTATACTTGTTATATAGATAATACCTTGTGGATTAAAAAAATCTTTAATATTAGAACAACCCCAATATATTGGAATAGTTTTTAATAAAAATAAATCTAATATTTTTTCTGTAAAATATCCTCTATGTTGGGTGTTTTCAATTGCTACGCCATATTGACTTTTAGAAAATACATCTACTTTACCTATACGGGCGTCATCAATATTATTTCTATCACCATAAGTGTGATGAAATACTTTATCTATTTTTATCTCATTTTGTCTAGCTAATAATTCGTGACGTAAACTATGTCCATATGTTTTCTGTAATTTACCTGCTAAATGAGATACTTGATGTTTTTTCTCATAAGATTTATTCCAAATATGAGGTGTAAACCAAGTATGTCCAAAGGGTAAAAAACGGGCATTATCACAATTATTTAAAACCTTATCATCCCAAGTTAAAATAAGGGAAAATAGGTTTTGATTTTGGATTGCCCAATCGTGTAAACCAAAATATTCATTTGGTTCTTGTAACACTAAAACATTTAAATCAGTTAAATCATCTTGAGACTGAGGGATGTCATCTACAAATAATGTAAAGTCGATATCCCTAAGATGTTGCATCTTGGATTCAAATACTTTAGCATCAAAATGTTTGATTTTTAATTTCATAGAATTTCCATCCAGTATTCAATCATTTCATCAATCATTGTCTCGAATGTGTAGTCAGGTTTCCAACCTAGTTTTCTTAATTTGGTAGAATCGCCCTTTAAATCTTCTAATTCTTCAGGACGTAAAAATTTAGGGTCTTGTGTAACATACTGTTTCCAATCTAAATCTAATTTACCAAATGTATAAGCAACTAAATCTTCTACTGAGTGGGATACACCTGTAGAACATACAAAATTATCTGGTTTGTCTTGTTGGAGGATTAACCACATTGCTTTGACATAATCTTTAGCATGGCCCCAATCACGAGTAGCACTTAAATTACCTAATGCTAAACTATCTTTTAAGCCTTTTTTAATCATCACTGCATTTTTAACTACTTTATTTGTTACAAAGTTAGTTCCACGTCTTGGTGATTCGTGATTAAATAAGATTCCATTTGATATAAACATACCATAAGAATTCTTATAGTTGTTACAAATATTGTATGAATATACTTTAGCACATCCATAAGGTGATACTGGAGATAATGGGGTGGTTTCTCTTTGGAAACCATCTGCATCTATACTATTACCAAACATTTCGCTACTTGATGCTTGATACATTTTAGCATCCGGTTTAGTTAAACGAATTGCCTCTAGTAAATTAAGCGTACCTACGCCAGTAGCTTGTGCTGTGTAGATGGGTTGGTCAAATGAAATTCGAACGTGACTTTGTGCTGCTAAATTGTAAATTTCGTCGGGTTGACATTGTTGTATAACTGAAATTAAAGATGCTAAATCAGTTAAATCAGCGTATTGTAATTTACCTAATAATTGGGGATAAATTTCATCTAAACGTGATGTTTGGTTTTCAGCTACGGAGTTACGTTTTACAGTACCCCATACTTCATATCCTTTTTCTAATAAAAATTCGGCTAAGTACGATCCGTCTTGACCATTTATACCAGTAATTAAAGCAACCTTATTTTCTTGCATTCTCGTAATTTTCTTTAAACCAATTAACTGTTTCTTTTATTCCTACTTCAAATGGAGTATACTCAAAATCAGGTAGTAATTCTTTTATTTTAGAATTATCTGAGGGTTTTCTAAATTGCCCATCTGGTTTTGTTTCATCAAATACAACTTTACCTTTGAATTTGAATTCATCAACTAATAAACCTACTAAATCTTTAATTGATACTTCATCATCTCCACTTACAATAAGTGGTTCGGTTCCTTCATAGTTTTCTAAAGCCCATTCTGCTATTTTAGCTATATCCTTGGAATATATGAACTCTCTTAATGGTTTCCCACTACCCCATACAGTAAAGTCTGTTTTATTTTTCTTAGCCAGATATAATTTATGAATTAACATAGGCATTACGTGTCCATGTTCTAATGAAAAGTTATCATTAGGACCATAAATGTTAGATGGAATAATTGATGTATAATTTAAACCATATTGTTCACGGTATGCTCTAATCTGAACATCTGCCATTCGTTTAGCATATGCATAAGGATAATTTGAAGAGTGTGGTTCACCTTGATGGACTTGGTCTACTGTAAGGGGATATGAAACATTATCTGGGAATACACAAGTAGATAGAAAGGCTACTAATCGTTTTACACCTGCTCTTCTGGATGATTCAATTACATTAGTATTAATCATTAAGTTATCATAAAAGTATTCACCTTTATAATTTGAGTTACCACCTATACCTCCAACTTTACCCGCGCAATGAATTACACCTTCTGGTCTAATTGTTCTAAATAATGCTTCTGTTTGTTTTGGGTTTGTTAAATCACAAGTTTCTCGTGATAATTTAATTTGTGATTCCATTGCGGAACCTACCATTCCATAACCTCCTGTAACTAATGTTTTCATGTTTTATGTTTTTAATATCCAATAATATAATTTAAAAATCTTTACCTCAGGTAGCCAATATGGCTCAGTACCTTGAGAATTAGGAACTTCATCAAATTCAACTTGAATAGATCTTTTATTAAAATGTTGTTCAAGTGCCCCAAAAGTGGAATTAATTAATTCTTCAGGTGAAAATGGGTTGTAAAAAAAAGAAAATATACCATTAGGTTTTAATAATTTATGTGCATTTTTAATAAAATCTAACATACTTTCTCCATAAGTATCAATATAAATTCCATCAAATTTAGGTAAATAAGGTAACACATTTTGCCATTTTGTAAAAATACATTTTACATTTGGTTTTTTTAACCATCCTTCCTTACACATTTTTTCTTTTATTTGGGGATGAGCTTCTATTATCCAATGGGAGTTAGAATTATAACTTTGAATATAATTATCTATTAAACCCATTCCATATCCTACATTTAAAATGTCTCCATTATTAGCACAAATAACCTCAGCAGTTTTTTTCATTAAAGGTTTTTCAAAACCCATCATAACTCCATAACCTTCTTCATCAAAAATTTCTCCTTCGGGGGTTATAGTTAATTTTTGGTTTAAATATGGTTTAAATTTGGGCATAAAATTCGTTTTGTGTTCTTTGTCTATCTATATCTTTTATATGATATAAAGCATATGAATCATCTTCAGATGGTAATTCAGCATATGTTTTCCACCCTACTATTTTTTCATGTACTTTATTTACCCACCCTACTTCAGGTTTATTTCTAAAAATTCTGTGTTGAGCATCGGGCCAATTAACCCAACCCTGATTATTTACCCTCCAATGCCATTGTGTAATATCATTTTCAGTTAATCCTTTAACTATATTAACTCGAGGTACAGCTATTAAATCTATTTCTTCATTAGCTTCTAATACCTGGTGTATTATAGTACAAAAAGTTTCACTTAATGTTTCATCGGCATCAATTTGAAATATCCAATCTTTGGAACAATGCTCTTTTAAATTATTTTTAAAATTAGCAAAGTGGTTATCTAAACCAAAAAATGTTTTTTTAATAATAACCCTGTCTGAATGTTTTTCATAAAATTCATCAGTTATTTTAATTACTTCTTCGGTTGCTTTATTATCTAATTGTATAACAATCTCATCACTAGATTTAACAATTTGTACTAATTGATTTAGTAATTGTTTTAATTCTTCGTGCTCATTATAAGCTGTAATTGCAAAACTTATTCCCATAATTAAAAATTTATTTTATTTGCTAGCGTCCCAATTTCACCTTTAGGTATTATATTAAAGGCAATTGTTATCCTTCCATCTTGTTTGGATTCAATAACCTCATGTAGTAACCAAGAAGGAAATAATAATATATCTTTTACTTTAGGAACATATTTAAAACTACCCCAAGTACGATGTTTATTAGGAAAACTATTTTTAATATCTTCAAAAATCCACTTATCATCTATAGGATTAGTAAACATTATAGGAGAGGGATTACTAGTAGGGTAAAAACAACCACTTAAAAAACTGTTAGTATGATAATGTTTTTGGATACTATGATTTGTGTTTACTATATTAGCCCATGAACAACTTATTTGAATGTCAAAATCTGAGTATCCTAATTCTGTAAAATAGTTGTGAGAATAATATAAAACGTGTTTTTTTAACTTAAAAAATAAGGGAAGATCTAATAATTTTTGATTTATAGTAGTAGTTCCCTTATTATTAGGTTCTTCTATAGATTCTTCATCGTAAACTTGTTTAATATATTGTTGCAATTCTTCGTCAGAAATATCTATTAAATTTTCTTGATAAAGCACAGTTGGAAATAAATCTATAAACATATTTTAATTTTGAAAAAATCCAATATAATCAAGTGCCTCCATAAAGTCACGTTGTCCCCATTCTTTTAAAGTAGACATATCAGTTTTATATTTGTAAACTTTATCAGAACCCGGTATTTTAAACTTTTCTTGTTCTTCTTTTGATACTTCTTTTACTTTAATTCCAGCCCACATCCAATTTTGATAGTTAGTACCTTTAGCAAATACAGTACCTTTGTCTTCTATATTTACTACAATAGGATACCAGATACGTGTTGTACCATCATCAACTTTAATATCTTTATAAAGTTCGGGTAGGGTTTCTTCATATTGTTCAAAACCAAATTCACCAATACGCATTAAATCATTAGTAGTAAAGCCACAACCAAAACAAAAATAGTTTTTAGCTGAAGTGTTCAGTTTAGTGGTATAGCATGCATCTCCACCACATTTAGGACAGTTTTCAAGATTATCTTTTGTCATAATTTATAAGTTAAGACCCGCTGTTGGAAAACCAAATTTTCCTTTAGGAATTATATTAAAAGCTATAGAAATTCTCATATCATTCGAACTAGGTAAAATACAGTGATTTAGAGTTGATGGGAATATTAGTAATAAATTAGGTTTAGGGTCTATAATAAAAGATTCATTACTATCATTCTCTTTTTTTGAATCTAATTTAAAACCTTGGTGAATATTAGGAGATTTAAAAAAACTAATAGGTGAACTATAATCAAAATAAAAAACCCCACTTAAATAGCTATTATTGTGATGGTGTGCCCCTGAATATCCATTTTTATAAACTATATTACCCCAAGAACAGGCAAACTGTAAGTCTTCATATATTAATTCTAAATTATCTAAATAAGCTTTAGAATATTTTAATATATTATTTTTTAAATTAACAAATATAGGTAAATTTAATATTTGTTGATTTTGAGTATGTTTTAATCTAGTACTAGATTCCTTATTAACGGAACAATCATTAATTATAAAATCTTTATAAGAATTTAATTCCCTTTCTGAAAGGTTATTTAGGATCTTTCCTAATATTTTAGTAGGGAATATATCTAAAATTTTCATTTAACTTTTTTTTGGTAATGAAATTTTCTTTATACTAGGTAATTTTATTTCTACTTTTTTAGGAGCATTTTTATCCATAATTTCTTCTAACTTCTCCTGCATTTTTTCAAATGAAAAATTTGTTTTACAATAATGCCCTAAACGTTTTCCTTTAACTTGATACCCTTTATAACTGTTAAAATAATCTTTTATTAACAATTGAGCAAAACTTATATCAAATTGAAACCATTTTGATTCTTTTAATATTAATCTATCTTGAACTACTGATTCATGTACTTGTTTTACTTCTCCTGGTACTAAACTGGCAAAGTCCTTATGTAAAAAATCTAAGTGGCCACTCCAATTTGAAGCAATAATTGGTTTTTTACTTTGAGTAAATTCAAGTAAGGGACGACCAAAACCTTCACCTTTAGTTAAATTAATCATTGCTTTAACTTTAGGGTGGTTATATAAGTGGTTTACATCAGCATCATCTATTTCACCATGAATTAAATAAACATTAGGTAAATTTCCTCCTACACCTTTTCTTACTTCATTTATTTTACGTAACACTTCATCTCTATCCATTATTGAAGCAGGACCAGTCATTGTTTTCATTATTAATGCTGGTTTTTTCTTGGCTCCTTTAAATGTTTCAAGAAAGGTTTTAAGCATTAAACCGGTATTTTTTCTATCTTCTCCTATTGCTCCTCTTAACCAATGACCTACATATAAGAAACAAAATTGCTCGTCAATAGTATCTAATGATTCTACTAATTCAGTTTTGGGCAAATCTTTAGGTTCAATGTGGTAATACTTTTCTAAATCTAAACCTTCAAATAAAACATCAGTAGGGGTTTCTAATTTAACCATACCTACTACTTGTCCAGCTTTATTTTTTTGTTCGTATTGGCTTTGTTTAAGTGCTAATAAACTATGGTTTGAAGAACCTAATATTAAGTCCATATTGTTACACCCTTGAATAAATCTAACATCACATAAGTCAGTTTCTATACCAGCTGTTATACCAATACTAAATTTACCAATTTTTTGGAATTCATCTGGGATGGATATTTGTATCCAAACATCAGGTTGACGTTGTAAGGGTGTTGGAATTATAGCATCCAACATTTGTTTTTCTTCAGGTTTATTTTCGTCTAATGCTCCATAAGGTGTATTACCCCATTTTTGTGATAAGATTTTTACATCATATTTTTCAGATCGCATTAATGCTTTAACTACATCTCTTGAACGAGATCCATATCCTGAAAATGTATCTATTGGGCAGCTAACTACTACAAAAGGTTTGCTCATAACTAATATACTAATTTATGTCGTAATTTTTTAACAGGCGGATTTTCTACTTTAGTAAAGAAGAAATTTTTACGTGGTTTAAAATTATCGAGGGTTTTATCAACATATTTGATGATATTTTCATTCATACGTCTTGCTGATTGCATTGATTCGTCTGAAGTAACCCATTCACGAGCTGCTCTACCGGCTTCTATTTTTTCTTCTTTAGTCATTCTATAAGATTTCTCTAATGCTTTAGCTAAATCTCTAAAATCTAATCTATCATCGAATATATAAGGAGTTTTAGGGGAACCAACTATTGCTGTATTAGAAGGGAATACTGGTATAGCCCATTTACCATGCTTTTTATAGGTGCCAAAATGATTAGAACAAAAATTTTCATCGAATTCAATCCAATTACCATTTTCATCTTCAAAACGCATTTGGTCTTGCATTCCACCTGTAACATTAGCTATAATCATTGTACCAGCCATCATTGATTCAGTTAATGATAACCCCCATCCTTCATTTGAAGAAGGTAATACAGTTACATCAGCTAAATTATAAAGATAATTCATACCTTCAGTGGCTAATTTAGCAGTAGAAAATCTTACACTATCATCCTCACCTAATAATAGATGTTTTACAGCTAATAAATCAGTTCCATTATTATCTACAGGTTGAGTATGAAGTACTAAACATACATCATCTTTTTCTTCTTCAGGTAGACTTTCTTTAAAGATTTTATAAGCAGCTAGTAAATCAGAAGGCATTTTTCTTCTGATGTTTCTAGAGTTAAAGAAAAACACGTGTTTATATTCCTTATCTCCAAATAATTGTTTTTTAGCTTGTTGTAATTTATCCCAACTTTCATGCTTTTCATCAATTGGGAAGAAATGTTTTTCATTAATACCATGGGGAACATATTCTATAACTTTATCTTTAGCTTTATCCCCTAGTACAATTTTATTAATATTAGTGGTTTGTTTTGAAATACCTAATAAAGCATCACATGATTCATAATAGGCTTCATTATACATAGGTGCGGGTAGGTCATCCCAAATATTAAGATAAATTAATGGAACTTTAGCTCTAACTTCATTTTCAATTTGAAATAACCACTCCCAATAACGAGGATCTGTAAAAATAAATACAGCATCTGGTTTTTCTGTTTTAAGCATGTTACGAATCAGTGTAGAATCTCCATACCCATTTTGAGGATATAAAAATACAGATGCATCTTCTACTCCTGCACGATTACCAGTATCAGCACTTAAGTCAATTCGTTTTCCTACTTCTGGGTGGTTTATAGCGGCACCACAGTTAACCCAGTTATATTTGTGGCAGGTTCCTAATACAAACTCTCTTGCCATTGTAGCGATACCAGAGTGCATTCTAATATCATCACAGAGCAAGAGTATTTTTTTCCTTTGCTCCTTAGGTAAATAACCTTCTTTCATAAAACTATTATTTGTCTAAATTTAGTGTTGTTTGATTGTGAACTTGTTTTCTAAATTCTTTATCTGTAAGATACAAATAAAGGGCTCGGTCTGCAAGTTTTTGTAGTGAAAATTTTGTACGAACACATTCAACTTTGAATTCATCAAACAAGTGCCTATGTACTTTTACACTTGTTAATTGTAACTTATCTTTTATCATAATCTATTTATTATATATATAAATATACAGATTCTAAAAACTAAAGAATTTTTCTTCAGGAGCCAGCGCAGCTCCGCACAATTCTCTATCTTTTCCAAATTCGCACCAGTCACAAGGTTTATCAACTTTTTTATCAAAATCTTTATCTACTGGGTTACCATCTGGGGTGTAACATTCACGAATAAAGCTAGTAAAATCTTCTTTTGCTTGTTTTAAACGTTTTTTATTGTCAACAGGTTTAAAATTCTGTACACGATAAGCTTGATGAGGTGATTTTATGTTTTCATCATCAAATGATAATACTTTACGTTTTACAATGTAAAATTCTACATTTATTTTATCTAAAGGAACTTTAAATAATTCTGAGTAGAATTGTTTGTAGAGATAAAGTTGGTTGTGTTTTATTGTATCTCCTTTTTCCCATTTTGACCATCCCTTAGTAGATGTTTTGATATCAAATATAGTGTATTGTTCACTACGTTTATCGTAGATAATTAAATCCACGTAACCCATATACTTAATATTAGGTCGTTCTTTAATTGGTTGTAGTACTAAAGGTACCTCTATACCTTTTAATAACTGTTTACGTTTAGAAAAATAATTTCTTCTACCACGTTTGTGTTTTTTAAACCAATCTAAAATAGCCTCACCATCTAAATAAAATTCTTGTAATTCTTCAGATGTAGCAAAATGTCCATGTTTTTTCTTATATTTGCTATATTCTTCAATCATTTTACCTTTGAAGAATTGGTTAAGGTTAATATCATCAGCTTCTTTAGCTGATTTATCGAACATGGTTTGTAGATAATGTTGTATTGCCTCATGCATAGCAGTTCCAAAAACGAAATGCATATTTGGCTTATCGTCTTTGTAACCTTTTACGTATTGAAGGTACCACTTATGAGGACACGATTTATACATCGAGTACTGTGAGAATGATACAACCTTATCTGTGGCAAAATTAACTTCCAATTATCTTTATTTGTGTAAATATACGAAGAAACTATTGAGTATCCAACCTACCTTTAAGTTCAGCTTTTAATCTTTCAATATATAACGTTGCATCCATTAACTCTTCTTGTAAATGGTTTAGCCAGTCTTGTAAATCTAAATCTTCACGTTCTAAGGTAGTATTATATTTTTTAATACCGGTTTGTGAACGTTGTTCAAATTTAGCCTTTACTAATTGTACGTAATTATCTTTTTTAGGTTTATCTATTGTGACTTCTATATCACCAGGGTATATAGTTTTAACATTAGATGTTGATGTACTTTCAAAGTATTTTTTTACTGAATCACTCATTTATTTATAATTTATCCACCCTGTAATTATGTATTTTTCTCCAGATAAAGGAGGGTTACCCCTATGGGTATGTGTATACGCTGAAGGGAAGATACAAATTTTTCCTTGTTTTGGGGAAATTCTTTTATGAATATATAAAAATTCAGTTTCTCCTCCTTCTTTTACATCATTTAAATATAAAGTCCAAACTCCTAATCTTTTTAAATGAACTTCATCAGGTGAATGTTCATAATGCCATATATGGTATCCTTCTCCAGGGAGGGTTTTTTGAATTATAAAATTTTCTAAAGTTAATATAGGTAAATCATTTTCTAAAATACCATATTTTTCTATATATAAAGGTAATACTTTTTTATATAAAGTTTGTTTAAAATATTTTTCAAAATTATCTAATTTAGATTTTAGTTCTAAAGATAAAGATTTAGGATCTAAAAAAGCATCTTGTTTTTCAAAAAAAGGAACTGAGGGTTCTTGAGATTTTCTTGTAGTTTGGTAATTAGAATGTTTATTAAAAAAATTAATAAGATCTTTACAATATGAAGGTGGAATAAACCCATCAAAAGTTCCTATAAAATCTTTAATAAAATATTCCATTATCCTAGTAAATTTTCATGGGGTTTAAAATATCTATCTAAAGCTTCTAATTTATCATCAGCATCAACTAACATTGTTAATGCTTCAGAAGCATTTTCATAAAAATCTTTAGTACTATGGTCTCCAATACCTGCGGGGTGTTCACTTAATAAATTAAGGGTTAATATAGCCTTAGATTTTTCTGCTTCGGCTTCAGTTTTTAACATTTTGAATAATTCTACTTTCATTTTAAATAAATTTTATGTTTATTTTTGTCTATACCTATTTCAAAAAGTAATTGTTTAATATAATCTTTACTTATTAAACTATAATTATCTTTTATTTCACGTTTGCTTACTTTCCAATGATTAGCTAATATAATAAGAAGTTTATCATTAGGCAAGGGTCTTTTAGCCTTTATATATCTAAAAAATGTTTTCTTTTTAGGTAAAGCTTGACACCATAAATCATATAAAAGAGGTGTTGGAATAGGGACATACTGGACTTCATTGACTATCTCAATATAATCTTGTTTCATAGAAATAAAACGATGTATCATATACGGATCGAACGATGCCTGTTGTTCAGGGGTAAATTCATTCCAATCTCGTTTATCATATGAGATTTCATTGAGCCAGTCAAATATGTTCATTAAGCGTACTCTTCTCTTAATTCACGTGGTAAAGTATCTTCTAAAATTTTACCTGTTTCAGCATCATAAAATACTGGGATTGGTACAATAGCATCTTCAGTAGTACCTGTTACAAATTTAGATACTTTACGTAATATCATTCCTTGTTGCCAGATTTTACCTCCTGAAGGTGTATCAATAGCGGTTGTTTTGGATAAATCCAAGTTCATTTGTGGTTGTTGTTCCATTAGAATGGTTTAATTAGTTTAGCGATACAAGCCATAAAAGTAATTTCGCGGTCAGGAGCCAATGCTGACTGGTACTGTGCCTCAGCTATAATAATAGTACCTAATACTGGATTATGGAATGAATCTAAGTTTTCGAATAAGGCTCGGTATAATTCATTATAGTCTCTAATGTTTGAATCTGCTACAATTTGTCTAATTTTAGTAAAAGCATCATTATCATTAGATTTAATTAAGTCAATAATTTGTTTTGTGTACTCATATTGACTAGTAATTTCTTTGTTTAATTGTAAAAATTTACCTGCTGGATCCCATATAATACTTGATTGTAATAAGTTTAATGTTTTACGAATATCAGGATAGGTTTTATTTACAATTGTAGCTAAATCTTCAATAGCATGACTACATCCTTCTTCATGTAAAATATCTTTACAACGTTTAGCTACTTCCTTTTTAGAGGGAGGTAATACCTCAAACACTGAAGTTCTAGATTGTATAGGATCAATTATGCGTTCAACATAATTACAGGTAAATACAAATCGCGTTGTTTTAGCAAACGATTCAATAACGTTGCGTAAAGCAGCTTGTGCGTTTATGGTTAAAAAATCAGCTTCATCCATTATAACCACCTTTAAAGCGCGGAAGGTTGCGGCAGAAGCAAATGATTTTACCTTCTCTCTAATTGTATCAATACCATTTTCATCTGAACAATTAATGTAAATGTGATCACAATCTAGATTGGCTACAATTAATTTAGCAGCGGTAGTTTTACCTGTACCCGCAGGACCATACAACAGGATATGTGGTATATCCTGCTGTTTAATCCATTGGTCTAAACTTGCTTTGAATACTTCATTTCCGATATAATCCTTAGGATCAGTTGGTCGAAAACGTTCTGTGAATAAAGTATGTTCTTTAAGCAGCATTTATTATCTCTCCTATTTTTTTAGTCATATTCTGTTGTTGAGTAATATCTTGGAAGTTTGAATAAACATTTCCTCCCTCTAAACCATGAATATGATCAATAACTTCTTCAGGATCATTACCTGTTACCATTTTCCAAATAATTCGATGGTTGTAGTAACGAGCACCATTAATAAAAGTTTGATAATAACCTTGAGCAGTGGGACGACCAGCTCTAGTTCCAGCCTTAGCTTTTCCTCTCCTATTAACCTTCCATTTTAATCCACTAGGGTTAGAAGGGTCTTGTTCAAGTAATTCATTTAAAGTTTCTACACTAGGTAGGGGTTTTGCGAACTTATACATAACGATTAAAAAATTTATATTAGGATTAAATATACGAAAAATAATTAGGGGAGCAAACGCCCCCCTAAATTTAGTTTTAGGACTTTACTGCGTCCATGTTTGCCTTTTTATAAGGTGTAATTAGTTTTTTAATTTCACCTGCGGCTTTTCTAGCGCGTTGTTGTGAAGCTTTTGTTGTTCCACTGTTTTCGCTCTCTAAAATGGCAAACTGCTCTGCAATTTGCTCAAACAATTCTTGTTTTGCACTCATAATTAATTAATTAAATTTACATCATCCCCGCCATTGGGTTAGGGGTTTCTTGTTGTTTATCCTCTCTTTTTTCATATACAACTGATTCAGTGGTAAGGATAGTACCAGCGATTGAAGCAGCATTTTCTAATGCAATTCTTGTTACTTTTTTAGGATCAATGATTCCTGATTTTTTGTAATCAATTACTGCTAGATCTTTATAGCTTAACCCAGCCCATAAATCGTTACCTGAATCGATTAGTTTAAAAGCGGCATAACGAATGTCGTTAAGTTCATGTCCTGCGTTTGTATGGATTTTAAGAAATGGTTCTTGAATTGCTTGTTTAACAATTTTACGACCAATAGCAATATCATCATTACCACTAATATCAATATCCCCCGCAGCATATAATAAAGCGGTTCCACCACCAATTACAATACCTTCATCCAATGCAGCTTTTGTAGCGAATAAAGCATCTTCTACTCTATCTTTTTTCTCTTTAATTTCGATTTCACTATTCCCACCAACATTAATAATTGCTACACCTCCAATTAGTTTACCTAATCGTTCTTGTAGTTTTTCTTTTTCAAATGCTGATGTTGCATTGTCTAATTGAGATTTGATCTCAGTTGCTCTTGATTCAATAGCTTCTTCACCACCTTTACCATCAATAATGGTAGTGGTTTCTTTTGTAACTGATACTTTACGGGCGGTTCCTAATAATTCTCCGTATTGAATGGCTTGTAATTTATCAAGTTTATGTCCTTTATTTTTAGATAAAACTTGTCCACCTGTAACTGTAGCTAAATCTTCGAGAGCCATAGTTCGTCTATCACCAAAATCAGGTGCTTTAACAGCGACAGCATTGATAGTTCCTCTCATTTTATTAACAATAAGAGTTGCTAATGCTTCTCCATCAATGTCTTCAGCTACAATCAATAGTGATTTAGATTCACCACTTACTTTATTTAAAACATTTAATAATTCAGAAGCTTGTGTAATACGACCATCATAGATTAAAACATAAGGGTCATCTAATACAGCAGTCATTGTATTATTATCTGTAACAAAATAGGGTGATTTAAAACCACGGTCAAATTGCATACCTTCTACTACTTCAAGTGATGTTTCACCTGTTTTAGATTCTTCGATAGTTACAATACCATCACGACCTACTTTATCTAAGGAGGTAGCAATTAAATTACCAATTTCAGTATCATTGTTGCCTGAGATGGTGGCTACTTCTTTGATTTGTGAATCATCAGTAATTTCAGTAGACATTTCTTTTAATCTGGCTACTACTGTTGCTACTGCTTCATCAATACCTTTCTTAATATTAACGGGGTTAGAACCGTCATTAATTTGTTTGATTCCTTCTTCTAGGATGGCGGTAGCTAGTACTGTAGAAGTTGTAGTACCATCACCTACCTCATTTGCAGATTTAATTGATACTTTTTTAGCTAATTCCGCACCAATAGATTCAGTTTGGTCTTCTAACTCTTTAAATGCTTTGGCTACTGTTACACCATCTTTGGTTACTTTAATTTCACCATTCTCTTCTTTAATTAAAACAGTTCTACCTGCAGGCCCTAAGGTCGATGCAACACTGTTATTTAGCTTTCGAACTCCCTCTAATAGCTTGTTTTTTAATTCCTTTCCGAAACTTGTTTCTGTCATCTTATTCTACAATTGATAGCACTGAATTTTGTGCTGTTATATAATATTCTTCTCCGTCAATAGTTAGTGATTGTGCCCCCATTTTAGGGATAAGAACTTTCATTCCCACTTCTAAAACTGTAGGTACATATTCACCTTTGTTAAAATTATAAACAGAAGAGATAGCTATAATCTCACCCATATCTGGGCGTTCTTTACCCATGTCTGGAATAATAATATTTCCTGACATTTGCTCCTCCTCCTCTATAGGTCGAAGGATAATGTTTCCATTAACTGGTTTGAGTTTACTCATTTTTTATTTTTGGATTGATTAATTTTGTTTCCTTGATTAGTGGTCAATTTAAATTGATCCTGTCTTTTGTACCTACGCATAGGTGACTGTCCACGTGCTTTGCTCATTTTAAAATTGCTTCTTTAAGTTTTAAATGTGTTTCTTTAAATTCTTTAGCATACTCGGTCAAAGCATATGTTCGATCTTCGAGCATTTGATGTTTTGCTATCGCTAATATGGCTTGTGGTAATGTAGTATAAAAACCTACTGTTTTAGTTTTTATAGTATCAATTACATTAAAGCTATATTCATCAATAGCAATCTTAAAATCTCCCATTATGGGATCTTCAATGAATGTGGATTTGCCTGAACCAACAGGTCTTCCTTTAAAGTTTGGATTTGCCATATTTTTATAACTGTTTATTTACGTAAATATACGAAAAGCATGTTAAATAACCTAGCTCTAGGGCAGAGACTTTTACTTAATTTGCAACTTTTTTAACTCCGAACCTTTGGAAAATGGCACGTCAATTGTCAGTAATCCATCAGCAAAGTTTGCACTTGCTTTAGATAAATCAAATTTACTATCGATTTTCCATCCTAAATTGAATGAACGTTTAGCAATACCTCTGTGGATATACTCTACGTCTTTATCCTCTTTAGATTTTGTATAATTAACTCTTAAAGTATTGTCTTGAGTAAGTAACTCAATATCACTTTTAGAGATCCCAGTACAAGCTATCTCAAATGTTAGCCCGTTATCGGAAGTATAAATGTCTACTGGGTGGGAAAGTTTAGATTCTACAACTGGATTGTAGCTGCTTCCATCTTGGAAGAAATTTCTGAATAAAATGTCGAACGGTGTACGTTCATAAAATAATGTACTCATATCATTAAAATTTGTGGTGGCATTAGCTCACCGGTTAAACATAAAACATAACTACTCGCCCTAGAGTCTTAGTTATTTTATTATAAATATATTAATTTTTTAAAGTTTTTCACCTAAAAATCCATAGTTAAAAATACATCTATGAGATTTACTAGGTCTAGTACTACAATGTTTAATTAAACCATTAAAAAATACCCCTCTACCTTTTTTAGGAGTTACTCTTTTTAATTCTGTTTTCTCATCATCCTTAAAAAATACGGTATCTCCATCACTATCATTTACATAATATAAAAATACCCAATGGTTAAAAGGCATATCAACATGAATATCGTCTAGTCCAGGATTAGGAGATGGCATATGTAAAAAAACTCTACCTTGAATTACATTTTTTACAATAAGATTTACTTTATGACTAGCACTATATATAGTATTTAAACAAAGATATTCAAAAGTATGATGTCTATCTTCAATTTCAATTGTTGAGTTTAACGAAGAAAGTAAAGTTGATATTCCTGGAGAGACACTATTTTGAGCAATTCTAGGTGTAAAACCATAAGTCATAAAGGGGGGTAATTCATACATACCTTTTCTAAACTGGTGGTCTGTTTGGGGGACACAAACATTTTCTAAAAATGTAGCTATCTCAGGAGAGACACAATCATCAACAACATTTATAAATTTATATTTTTCTTCTAGATCTAACATTATTGTTGTCTTACTATAAAATATTTAGCTGTACTTTCTTCAGAATTAAATTCTAGTTTCATTAATCCTTTATTACTTACATAAATAGTACCTTCTACCCCTTTATTAGCGGATAATACTTCACGTAATACAATAGCTGAAAATGGTAGAATATCACTTGGGGATTTAAATTTTGCTAATTCGGTAAATTTAACTTTATGTGAGTGTTGTGAGCGTTCACCTAATATAATTTCTACTACATCTTCACCTTGTGGGGTTGTAGCAGTATTAAATGTAACGTCTTTTATTTTTTCTAATGCGTTATGTGCTTTAAGGAATCCTGTAATAAATTCATTATTTACCCTAAATGAAAAATCATAATCGGTTTCTGCTACATTAGGTACTTCAGGCATTGAATTAATATCACTAAGGTGATAATTTAAATCAAATTTATTATCCTGTATTTTTAATTTATCAATTAAACCCGTAGGACCTTTACTTAATTCAATTTGTATTTCTTCACTTGTAATACCAATTAATCTTAATAAAGCATCTGTACTATAGATAGCTAAGGGACCATCAGGTAAAGGCATATCAAATATAACTGTACCTACAGCATCTTTAGTTTCAGTAGCAAAATTAATTGTAGCTTTACCACCTACTAGGTTCCATACTACCTCTTTAGTTAAACCATTTAGGTAGTATTTTTCAATATTACTTACTATATGACTTTTCTTCAACGAAATTTGATTTAGTTAATATATTAATTTGTCTTTTTACTTCAGACCTTTGATCATTTAATTTATAAACTGATCTTGCTAGCTCCACGAATTCTTTATCAAATCGTTGTTCCTTTTCACAATCGCGAATCCAGTCCTCTATATCCCAAAGTTGACTATTAATCTCAGATAATTCATCTACTTTACTATATAATTTAGAATTACCATAAATTTGATATAAGGCCATTACACAATCATTAAGAACAGCCCATTCTTTCTCAACATTTTTTAATTGAGTTATGTTTGTAATTTTATCTAGTTTTAATTCTAGGATAGTCATTTTATCAACTATCTCCCCATTTGATACCTCTATTTTCATACTAATGAATGTAATAACTTTTCAGTGTCTTTCCAACTCTTTACGTGGTGAGTTTTACAACCTTTTAGTTTTTGAGCTATAATTTGTTGTTCAATAGGAAAATCGTTTCCTCCTGGATATAATCTGTCCCCAAAGAATTCAAATTTACCTTTAATGTCTTTTACGATTTGACCTTTATCTTTACCTTTTTCATAGATATCAATACTAATTTCTCCACCTACTACTGCGTCTAAAAAGTTAAATCTTTCTTTAATTTCCCAAGCAAATTCTTTACGTTCTTGATGTTCTTTATCCCAGGCATCATAATGCTCTCTTTGCTCTTGGTTACAATTTCTACCTATAGTAGAAAAATTAACAGCACCATCTCGTTTTTCGATATGGTTTCCATATCGGTGTGGGTATTTAGATCTTTCTAAAAACATTTCTAATAAACCTTCACATTGAACTGGAAGATTAAATTCATATTGATATTTTAATTCTCCATTTATATAAAGTTGATTACCTGAATTTTGATAACAACGTTCTGCTGAGCCCCATATATCAAACCCAACTTGTTCAATGGTTTTATCTTTATCACTACCTGAAATTAACCATACACGATTTTTCTTAATAAATGCTTGAAAAAATGTTTTAAACTTAGGATCTATAACATTTCGTGATTGGGTTAATGTTCCATCAACATCAAAAATATAAATCATATAAAAAACTGATTAACATAAGGGTTTGTAACTAATTTCCAACCTAAGTCATCATAAAACCCTTCTAATTTGTTTAATAATATAGTATCAAATACTTTTTCTTTATCAGCAAACTTATCTAAAAATTCCTTAATTTTAGGAGGCATATTATAATCAAGATATGCTAATGCTTCAATATTATATGGATTCTTTTTTAGATAGATCCATTTTACTTTACTACCCTGGACAATTGTTTCATATTGTCTATCTAATTGCCAATATTTGAGTAAATCATTATACTTAATAGTAGCTCGTACTGCGGCAGGTGCACCTTTGCGTATAATTGTAAATGCTTCTGCACCTACAGGCTTGCGTTCAATATACTTATTTAATGTTTTAACTCCCGTAGGATTACCTAATTCTCCAATAGGCATGTCGCTTAGTATCTTTTTCTTAAAATCAAGTATACGGGTATCGATTTCGCTTTGTTGTGTTCCTTTTAAAACATCTTCAACTACTTGTTTAAAGAAATTACCGAACACTTTAGGAAAATTTGATTTTTTATATTCTAGACCTTTTACATCTAATGTTTCTTTTGATATACCCTCTTGTTTAGTAATCCATTGAGCATAACGTCTAGTGGCACGAAAATAAGCAGAACGAATTACTGCTTCTGTTTTCATTTCTAATCTATGATCTCGAACATTAAAACAATTTCGAGCAAGATTATCATAATGGTCAGAAATGAAGTCTTGATAATAGAGAGCAACTTTTTCCAGTTTATCATCCTTTTCTTCATCAGTAAACGTTTCAAAGTTAGGATAGAGATGCAACAACAAGGGTTCTGCATTGAAATAATTGGAATCTGTATCTACGTAAGCACATAGATTCTTATCATCTTCATCGCATATAAACCAAGGTGTTGTCTCTAAATGTTTCATTAAAATGTTCTTTCCCCGGGAATTTTTTCTATTCCTCCATCTACCTCTCCGAGTGTATTCAATATACGTTCTCTAATTTTAATTTCAAACTGGGTTCCATCAAATTTAAATTTACCTCCCTGTTGGAGCATTTTACGAAAAAATACTTCGCGTTTTTCGCTCCAAGATTCACTCATTTCTATAAGTTCTTCTTTTGTAGCGAGTTTATCATCCACTATTACATGAACGCCTTTTCTTAATGATTGTTTTGATAATGCCATATTAATTTAACTTTTTAAAAAATTTACTGTATTTAAAATAATCTTCTTTTATCCCTATACCAAAATACCCTCTTCCAGCCTGGTATATAGGAGGAACTATTGGGATAGGATAATGGTTTTTTGAAGGATTGTTTGAATAAATGGGGGTAGAAATATTTTCTTTAGGGATAGATTGTAAATTACATTTTATAAGTTCTCCATTTGATTTTACATAAGTATCGTACTTATAAAATGAATCATTTATATCAAAATCATCAATACTTATTATCCCTTTTCTAATATTTCTAATTTCATCTGGGAGGGGCCAATAGGTATCTCCATTTAAATGTGCATCTAAAAAATAAAATGGAGTTGTAAATTGATTTTGGAATTGTAAAACTATTTCTTCACTACTTCCTTGCAATACATGTACATTAGGGTATTTTTCTAATCTATTATAAGCTATCTCCAAATGTTTAGAGTCTATTTCACAAGTTATAATAGTAATATTAGGATATTGTTTTGCAAAATATTCTGTACTGTCTCCTACATTAGTTCCTGTTTCTATAATAGCATCACATTTATATGAGTTGATTAAAAAATCAATTTCTAAAGCATAGTGTATGTTATATCCTAAAGGACCACCACCACCTGAAAGTGTCCAATCTATATCTATAGGGGGTGGGTAATTAAAAGTACTATAAAAATTTACTAATAATTCGGGAGTGTAAATCATAAATTTAACAATTTTTTTAGTTTAGGGTATAAGTTTAACCCTTTTAAGTTTTGATTATGGCTACTCATTCCCCATTGTCCTAATTCTATATTATTGTGTATGTGTTCACCCCACCAAACAGTTCTATTTTCTTTTAAATATAAAAGAGAATGAGAAATCATTTTTTTAAAACTATCATCAGATGTTTCAATAATGCATTTTTCTCCTTGGGATTGAGCATAATCCCAAAAGGTAGTTTTATAAGGACTACCTGCAAGGTAATGAAGCATAATCATCCTTTCAGTTTCAATTTGTTGTCTTAGATATCGGGCATTCATATTAGAGAGTAAAGGTTTATCCTCTCTAAAAAGATACCTAAAAACAGATTCATTTACATCAATAGCCATATGGGTAGAAGTAGCTTCTAAAGGTTCTAGAAAGAAAGAAGCTATACCATTATAAGACACTCTTTCAGTATAATTTATTTTTCTGTAATAATTTTTAAAAGTTAAAGAATTAGTTTCAGAGCTTGGAGTTAAATTAAATTGGGTAAATACTTCTTCTACATCTTTTTTTACTTCTTCTAAAGAATTTATGTTTTCATTATATATGTACCCAATAGAACATCTATTTTGTAAAGGTACCCCAAATACCCACCCATAAGGTCTAGCTATACATAAAGTATAATCAAACTCAGGTTTTTCCCAATAACACTGGGTTACAAAGGCAGCATTTACTGGGATGTATTGGGCAGGAGAAAATTCATTGTAAATTTTAGGTTTTCCTGTACAACTTATAATATGGGTAGCATCAATATTTGATGGGTCAGTTATATTAGTTTTTTTAATATTAACTTGGGAAGATATTTTATTTAAGACATAATTTTGAAAACTAGTAGCATTAAAATGAAAACCAGACTGTCCTAAAGGAAATTCATGTAAATAATCTCCAACTCCATTCCATCCTATTTTTTTAATACCTACTTTATTAGTACAATCTAATTTACGAGCTTCTGTATATCCTATATCTAATTGTGGACCTATATTAATTGGAAAAGTTAAAGTAGAACCTTCTCCTACAGATAAAGGATTAATATTTGGATCAAAATACCAATCAATTTCATAATTATTTTTAGTATTATAAAAATTAAATAAAGAAGAAGCTAAACTACCAGCGGTACCTCTTCCAATTATTGCAATTTTTTTCTTATTCTCGATTATATTCATCTTCAATTCTTATTATATCGTCTTCACCAAAATAAGTTCCAGTTTGGACTTCTATAAATTGTACTATTTCGTCGGTTTCATTCCAAGCTCTATGTTTTTCACCTTGCAATATTCTTACAGATTCTCCTGGGGATCTAAATATTTTATTATCTTCTAAAATAATAGTAAGATGGCCTTTTACTGTTGTCCAATTTTCTGAGCGTTTTAGATGGTATTGATATGATAATTTTTGACCAGGTGCTACTGTAATGCGTTTAACTTTACATTCAGGTGAATCTAACAAAACTTCGTACATTCCCCAAGGTCTACTTTCTACTTCGTATTTCATATTTTATTTAATTGTAAGATTTATATTTAGAATAGCTCTTGTGTTTGATTCAGGTTTACTTCCACAATGATAATAACTACCATCAAACCACATAAATCTACCTTTTTTAGGAGAAACTTGTTTAATTACTTCTCCCTCATGGTTATAAAAATAAGTATCACCTTCAGAATCATTTATATAATAAAGAAAAACCATATGTGGATTAAATTGATCTATATGGATGTCTAAAATTTCAGGATTTAAAGAAGGAGGTTGTAAAAATACCCTAGCTTGAGATATAGTATTAATAACTATATTTTTCTGTATTAGGAAAAAATATAAGGGTTCTAAAAAAGAAAATAAAGAAGAAGAAACATATTGATCTAAGTCATCAAATAATCTTTTTGAGAAGGTAATATCTTTATTTGAAGAAGAAGATAAATTATGGGTTATATTTTTTTGATAAAAAAAAGGAGTTTGATAGATTAAATTTTCTAATTTATCCATTATAAGAGAAGGGATAAAATCATCGTATACTTCTAATATAGGAGGATATTTAAAAGGAGTTGGACGGTTTTCTTTAAAAATATTATGGATTTCTCTTTTCATATTTCTAATTTTATTTCGTTCCTTAAAATTTTATTCATATGGCGATTAGCAACTAATGCTGATTCTTGTATAATCCGCCATCCTGATAATGTAATTGCTTCTGATAATATTGATAAAGGCATTCCGTATCTAAATGAATTTAATGCTGTAGCTCCATATAATGAGTTAAGTAAAATTTTCATTGTATACTGCATTAAGTGATAATATTCACCTTTTTCAGTATCTCCTGCTTTATATGATTTTTTCATTTCATCTTTATACATTTTTCTTTCATCAAACCATTTACTTAAAATGGTTGACAATACCGATTCTTTATCTGTTCTAAAAAATGTACCATTTGCTGCTAAAGCATAGTTATTTTTTTCTATCATATTAATAAGTTGCCCAACAGGTACAGTAGCTCTAGGATTACCTTTCCTATTAGGATCCATTACTATAAGGGATTCATGAGGTTCCATTTCTTTTAAATCATTTAAACCTAAATAATTATTGCGATCTGGTTTGCCTCCATAGGGCCCATATTCTTCTAAATTTTCAGGTAAAGTATCAGGAACAATTTTACCTACAATTGTTTCTCTTCCAATATTAAGAGACATAATAATTGAAGGGTATAGTGATGTTAAATCTTCATCAAACATGTACTTATATAAGCCGGCTTTAGGGCAAAACAAATAACCACCAGCATAATTTAGTTTCTTTTCTCCATGAGGTCGTCCTGGGGGGATTATATTTTGTGATAGTAAATAAGCTGAAATAGCACCATCGTGAATTTTAGATGAGGCATATACTTCACTATATCTAACTTTACCCTTATGAGCTAGGTTTCTTGTTAATGCTAGATATTGTAGTTTTTTATCTAATTCAACTAATATTTCAACGTCAACAAAGTTATATTGTATAAACTTTTGGATATCGGTTTCAAATAAATCATCTAATGTACCCTCATATTCAATTTTGTTGATACCTACGTATTTTTCGCCGATAGCATCGAGTTTCCAACTTGGTTCATCTTCCCAACTATACTTTTTATGTAAGCGCATATAGTCCATTGATTCAACACCAGCAATATCAACGTACATATCTTTAGTATACCAATATTGATTATTTTTTTTATGTTTAATAATACCAATTGGAGATAAACGTTTAGCGTGTCTATCACCTAACACAATAGATATTCTATAATATAGATAAGGGATATCAAAATAATCACTATTATACCCTACAAGCATATCTGGTTGTATCTCTTCCATTCTGGATAGAAAACAATCTAATAAATCTGCTTCGTGTCTAAAGGGTATAATTTCTTTATTTTTTGCTTTAGTACGTTTTAATTGTCCTTTTTTATCTAAAATAACAATCGCCCATTGGTCTAATTGTTTATCGTACCAAGCAATTGAAGTTACAGGTTTAGGGGCATTTGAAATATATTCTTCTGTAAGTGCTCCTCCCATTTCACACTCAATATCAAAGAAAACCTCTCTACAAGTTTTAGAGGGTTCATCATTTATACCATAACGTTCTATAAGATATTTTTGATGAGCTGAGATGTCACCAAAATGAAGATTAGAGGTGTTTTTATCCCAATCATGAGTACGGCGTAAAGGTTCTCCTTTTAAACCTTTAAACTCTGCATCTTCAGGGCGGCATTCTTTATAAGAATAATTATCCCATTCTAATTCTTCATAACCTTCATCTGTCCAAAGATGAATTGTATGTTTGTTATTTCCTTTACCTTTTGCAAAAACTTTTTTATACATAACCTATATTAATATATTATCTAAAAGGGCAACCTCCAACCCATAATACTAAAGATCTTCTAATTCCTTTTGTTACAGGAGTGACTCTATGTGGAAAGAAAGATGGAAAAAATACGGCATTTCCTAATCCCTTAGAAATATCAAAAACAGGGAACTCAGCATCCTTATATTCTCCTTTACCTAATCCCCTATCGTACACCTGTAGTATACCCCCTTCATATTCTTTAGGGGATGAAAGCTGAATAGTTAGTGAAATTTTTCTAAATGAAGTTTTATCTTTTCCTAAATCTAGATGCCAATCATATTTACCCTGGTATGTTGAATTGTATTCAGTGTATTGAAAGGGTTCTTTTAATTCTTCTAATTTAAAATTCCAATAATAAGAATTATATAATTGAATTTGATCAATAACTTTATAATATAACCATTGAAATTCTTTATTAAACCCTAACCATTTAATTTTACTTTTTCTTACTTCTAACTTTTGAAGACCATGTGTTGTAGCAGGTTCATAAGGAATATTTTTTAAATCTGTAGATAATTTACTTATTTCTTCTAAAGAAAGAAAATTTTTATGTTCTATAACTTCTGTAGGTTGGTTATAAGGTTCCGAAATTTGTAACATTAGTTAGTAAGTTATTATATTGTCTTTATCTCTACCTTTGGGTTTTGATCTTTGTTTGCGCTTCTCAATATAATCACTTTCTTCTGCAAAACCTAATTTTACTTCATCCCATTTTATCCCATTTTTATCATAATAGGCACCATGGTGTTTTAAATAATCATCTATATGTTTAATACCATCAATCATTTTAATAGCAGCACGATCTAATTCATTTATTTCTTCGTGGGCTAAATCTATTTCATTTTCTAATTGTTCTATCCTTTCAGATTGTTTTTCTAGGGTATTATCATTTATCATTCGGGCTTCAATCTCATCTAATTTAGATAAAAAATCGGGATCACCCTTAACTACTTCTGGTTCGTTAACTTCAAGTTCTTTTATAATTTCTTCTTCAGTTACTTCTTCATCCCAATCTTCAAATTCTTCATCTTCAAATACATCAGGTATAGGTGTTTCTTCTTCTCGTTTAGGAAAAGCATTAGCAAATGCAAAGTTAGCTGCTACAACTAATGAAATAGCTAAAGGATCAAATACAAATATAATTACTAATAATAAGTAATTAATAATTTTATCCATACCAATGCCAGTTAAACCTGAAAGATATTGTAAGGGGCCTAATTCACCTGCTACTTCAGCATTATTTTCTAAATCTAAGATTTCGAGTTGATATTTTTGTAGGGAATCGGCTGCCACCTCTCGTTTAGCTTGAACTTCTTTACGGTTTTCTTCTTCAACTTCAATACGTTTTTGAGATAATCTAAGCTCGGCAGTCGATACTGTTGATCGAAGGCCTGTAGATGATGTCGTGTCTCGTACTTGAATCGAGGTTGCTTTCGCATTAGATAAAGTACTAATGTTATTAGAGATTCTTTCAAGTTCCTGATCATATCTTGCCACATCCTTCTCATAAAATTCTTTCTTCTGGTCTAAAAATGATATTTGGTTTTCCTTAACCGTTAATTGTCTATAAGTATCCTGATAAGCTGCACTTAAAAACCCATAAATACCCATACTGGTAATTAACACTAATATTATTGTAGCTACAGATAAATAAACTCTAAGTATTTTATTAATTGTACCCCAATATTGATACAATAATGAAGCAATTACTAATTTTGCTACCTCAAGTGAGCCAGCCATAATAATTACTTCAAATGCTGCACCAGCAAATAGTTTGCTCAAGCCGCTTACACTATAGAAGGCGGCCGAAGCGCTAACTGATAGAGCAGAGAATGCTATTATAAAGGGAAATGATCCCTTACGAATTGAATTTAAGAAATTTTTCACAATAATAAATATTGTTACTTTAACTCGTCCTTACTAAAAAATTGTTTTAAATTAGGTCTAAAGTAATTAATAGATTTCATGACCTTCTTATCTCTTGTTCGATAGACAATAAACCGTCCCTCCTCGATTTTTTCAAAATGACAGGCCTCACCTTGCTCCTTACTTCGTTTGCTGACTGTCTCCATGGCTTCTTCTTCAGATGTGCAAGCTTTTGACATATTAGAGGCTTGTACCTCGAGATATGCTGGCCATATCTTATCCTTAAGGCCGTGTAACATAACACCGTTCCCCAAGGAAACGTAAGTAATATCGCACAGAGCGTCCAAAACTTCCACAATATCTCCCCGTTCGCAAGCCTCTCTATATTCTTCGAGCTCTTCGAGGATAAAATCGTAGACGAATTGCCATTCTTTCTTTTCTGGGATTGTAGGTTCATAATTATTAGGTTTATTCATTAAAGCATTGAATTCCTCAACTTCATTAACAAACGGTACATCTGGGAATAGTGGTTTAGTTATGAGTTCTCCTATGTTATATTTTCTTCTTAGATTTTTACTTATAAAAGGGGGAGCTTTGCGTAAAGGCCCTAAATATACATTTTTTAATTTTTTAGGAGATATAGAATGTTTTTGTTTTATAGTTTCATGTTTTGCCCCTCCTAAACTAGTTCCAGCATCACTAGACATGGGATCAAAATAAAAATTAATTTTAGGAAATCTTTTTACTAAATAATAATTAGAAACACAGTTTAAAAAATAACCACCAGAGCATACGACCTTATCTCTTGGATTTAATTTTAAGTGTTTTTCTATTAAGTCACCTACTAATTCTTGGCTTTCTTTTTGGATTTTATAAGCTAAGTTTTTTTCTAAATCAGTAATTTGAGAAGGGTCATGATGCCATTTTTGAGGATCTTTACTTAAAGGTATATTTATTACATCAAGTATATTCTTTACAGGCTTTACTGAGGCTATTTTAGGGTTAACTCTCCCATTTATAAAAATATTAGGAATTGTAGAATCTGGTTTGCCATAAGAAGCTAATCCCATTACTTTACCAGCATCTGTCCAATTCCATCCAAAATGGTAACTTATAGATTGCCAAAGTAAACCTAAAGTTAATTTAGGACTAATATTACTATCTAGATTTTCATAATCCGTTTCTGAATAATAAGATTTGTAAATAGTTCTAGGTTTTATGTTTTGGTGAAGATCAAATATACTTTCTGTTTCTAATATAGGATATTTAGGATTATCTTCATGAAAAGATAAACTCCCATTTCCATCAATTACTATTCCTAGAGCACTTCCAAACCCTGAATCATAAAAAGCATTAAGAGCATGAGTTAGATGGTGAGGGGTAAAATAATCTAAAACTTCAATTTTTGGGAATAGTTCATTCAATTTTGTTGTTATATCTTTAAGGCTATCTGTCCAACTGCTAGTATGAGAATAATTACTATCTTGGGTAATTCCAGTTACTACTATTTTATCTAGTGAAGGGGTTAGATCTTTAGCATACATAAGAAAATCTTGTGTCATAGAACTATGTTTAATCCCATTAAATCTTTCAGCTTCTAAAAACCATAAAACCTTTCCATCTTCTACTAAACAAGCAGAAGCATTATGACTAAAATTTAATCCTAATACTTTCATTAATTTTCTTTTGTTAATAAAACTTCTAAATCTGGTAAATATAAATACTTCATTTTACTATTCAAAATAGTTTGCATAGCATGGTCAAAAGTTTCAACAAGGGTGTGACCTGCTAAATTAAAAGAAGTATTAAATAAAATAGGTATACCTGTTATTTTTTCAAACTCTTTAATTAATTTATAATAATTAGGATTTTGTTTTTTAGTTAAAGTTTGAATTCTGCAAGTACCATCTACATGAGTTATTGATGGAATTAAAGATTGTTTTTCAGGTCTTACATTTACGGCACACATCATAAAAGGGGATTCTTTCATCCCTGCCATATCAAACCATTCAAAAGATTTTTCTAATAAAACAGTTCCTGCAAATGGCCTAAACCATTCACGTCCTTTAACTTTATTTACAAAATCTTTACCGTTAGGATCAGTAGGATTATATAAAATACTTCTATTCCCTAATGCACGAGGGCCCGCTTCGGATTGACCTTGAAAAATACATACTATATTGTTTTTAGATAAAAGAATTGCTACTTCTCGGGGTGTAACTTTATTTTGAGAAAAACTTTTCATATTTTTTTAATTATATTGTTTTTATAATAATGGGGAATATCGTTATATAAAGGGTGTTGTTTATCTATAATTAAAACTGTTTCTTTACTTAAAACTGTTACTCCTATACCTGGTAATGTACAATGAATTTCTTGTAAAACCAAATACTCGCCTTCTATTTCATCTAAAGGAGCAGAATTAATATGGGGGGTTTCCTTAGGTTCATTTTCTTTAGTATAAGGAAACATTTCATTTAAAGTTTTTCTCCTTCTCCCACAACCACAATCTTCTTTTCCTGCCATTTTAGCTACTTTATCTGCTACTTTATCTAAGCCGGTAACATGGGTTATTTTAGCGATTGTATCACCAAATCCTTCTGATTTTTGTTTTGGGTTAAAGTTCTCCATAAGTGTTATCTCGATTTCCTATTTTTTCTTCCTCTTCCCAGGGAAAAACAATCCATTCATCCCCAACGAGTTCCCCATAAATGTCAGGTTTAGCAACTTCGTTTTCTTTATAATATAAACAAGCTACTTTAACTTTAGGATAATTTTCTCTTATTTCTTTTACAGTTTTACCTGAATCACAAATGTCATCTATAATTAGAATATGAGATAAGTCTGCCATTTGGGAAATTTGAGTAGCATTTATTTGTTGATATTTGATTCCTGTTTTATGTGATAACCAAGTGGCGGGGATTAATCCGCCACGAGGTATCCCATAAATGTAAAAAGGTTTTTTTTCTAAATTATTAATTTGTTCAGCTAGTTTTTCAACGACATCTTTAATGTCATCCCAACTAAGATATAATTTATCGTGTAATTTTATCATTTTTTAATTATATGGCCCCAAAAGTTCTTCTGAGGGGGTATTTTTTAGGTAATCATTACTAATTAAATTTTCTAAATAGAAAGATTTAGTTATAACATCATAAGGATGTTTACATAAAAAACTATTAATACTATATCTAATTCCTTCAGTTACAGGAGTTACTTCATGAACCCAAAAATAATCTGCAGGGAAAATTAAAGCATCTCCTTTATTTAAAGGTACAGTATAATTTCCATTAAAAAATTTAAATTCTCCTCCTTTATACCCTTCACTTAAATTAAAACTTATACTCCCATAAATTCCGGAATCATGATCACTATGTGGATGTATTTCAGCCCCTACGTCGTATTTCATAACTCTATAATTATGAGAAAATCTTAATGTATTTTTTAATAAGTTTGTATAAAAAAAACCGGGTTTAGAAAGATGTTTTATATATAAATCTACTGCTTTTTTTGTTTTTGATTTAATTAAATTAAAATTATCTGTATAAGGTTTTAATTCAACTACTTTAAAACTAGAAGTAGTAACTTGATTTGTTTTATAATTAGAACTTTTTTCTAAATAAGATTCGTTTGATCTTGTTTCATACTCATTAATCAACCTATCACACTCATTATGTGTAAGAAAATTAGGCAACTTTAAAGCTAATTTAGTTATATCAAACATTACACTGGGTGATTTCCATTATTGATTTTAATTGAATCAAAAAATTCTTTACGTGCTACATTATTATTATCAAAAAATACTCCTGATACTTTAGTTGTAACCATTGAAGCACCTTGATGTTTTACTCCTCTACAAGATACACAATTATGTGTTCCTACAACTGTTACAATAACACCTTTATTATTTTCACAAATTTTATCTACAGCATTATGAATTGCTGAGGTTAGTTGTTCTTGAATTGCTCCTCGTCTACCAAATAATTCTACAATACGATTTAGTTTTGATAAACCAATTACTCTACCTTCATCTCCAACTACATATCCAATATGTACTACACCTTGTATTGTTTGGTGGTGGTGGGAACACATGGAAGTCAGCGGTATATTACGCTCTATAACAACACCATCATAACCATCACTAGGGAATGATGTAATTTCACTCATCGCCGTATATCTACCAGCCCATAAGTCATTTACATATGCTTTGGCTACACGACGGGGTGTATCAGCAGAATTAGGATCATTTCTCCAATCACATTTTAATTCATCTAAGAATTTACCATATGCTTTAGCAGCACGATCTATCATTCTAGATTTTTCTTTGTCTGTGAATGGGAAGCCTTCAGCTATACCATTTGCATATCCTACAGGTACTACTTCTAAATCGGTGTGTTGTTTTTTTCGGTTGTTTTCCATGAAAATTGTGTCTTTTTGTTTTTTGATATAACGCTTATTCCTTCCAATGTAATAAATCCTAATGTATAATCCAACTTGTCTAAGTAAGAAATCACATGAGAAGGCTCTATAATATTTTTTATCCACATATCGTGGAGTACTGGGAGTTTACTTGAAATCATTTTGTTTTTTATGTAAATTACCTGAAATGCATATTCGAAGTTCTTTTGATAAGTTTTTTGTTACCATATGTTGTACCCATGAAGGGAATAATATAAGACTACCTTCTATGGGTGGAATAGGGATACTAGGCCCCCCATTCCCTGCAGGCATTACAACAAATATTCCACTATTTTGGGGAACTTTAGCATAAAAAGCAAAAGAAAGGCCATCCATTCCATGATGATGAATTGTAGTACTTTCTAAAGGGTGATGCATATGAACCCACATTTCTACATTATATTCTTTAAATTGATTTTTTATAGTTTTAAAAAGTTTTTCTGTTTCACTATTAGGTAAAGGTTCAAAAGGATAATCTTCAAAGTAAGTTGATAATGGATCTTGAACTTTTCTAGGAAGTTTTTGTTGAATTATTTCTTCAGATATTTTTTTAGTATCTAAATCTAAATAAAAAAGATTTACATCAATTTTAGGTCCTATATTTCCTATATATTTCATTTTTAAAGTTTAAGTTCTGTTAAATGCTCTCTACTCCCAAACCCATTTTTAGGAACAATATTAAATGCTAAACATTTTCTTGGATGGGTAGTATCGTTATTTAACACGGCATGTGGTAAATAAGAAGGAAATAAAAACATATCTCCTTCTGAAATATTATATGTAATAAATTCTTCTGAAGGGTGACGGTTTGGAAGATAAGATATATCTAATGTGTATCCATTACTATGTAAAGGTGGTTGTTGGAAACTAATTCCAGGGGTTGAGTTGGAAATATCCCCATAATAAAACACTCCTGAAATTAAACTATTAGGGTGGGTGTGGGGAGAATGGTGTTGACCAGGGTGCTTAATACTAACCCAAGATTGAGAAAGTTTATATTCATTATAAGATAATCCTATATATTTCTTTGAAAAAACAAGTACTTGATCTAAAATATATTTATTAAAATCTTTACATTTAGGATTATTTAAAATGTAAGTACTTTTTGATCTTTCCCAGTTACCTTTTTGAGGAAAAAATGTTTTTTGAGAGTTTAAGAATTCTTTAATATAAAAAAAAGCACTAGGGACTTTTTCTTTAAAAATAATTTGTGGGAATGGTTTTAGAACTTCCATTAAGAAAATTAATATTATACCTCTCTTTCAGTATCAAAGGCCATAATGTGAGCACGACCTGTAAATCTCCATCCTCTGTCCCTTACAAAGTTCATAACAGGACCATAACTTTCTTTTAAAGATTCCCTATCATCACCCGCAGGCATAGCCCATACTTTATGATCTGGGATTTTTAAATCTTTTAAGAATTCTTCAACTTCTTCAACCATTGAAAGCTCTTTGTCAAGGACAGGCTTAATATGGTAGTCATTGTGATAATCAATACTTTTTTTAATAGCATCTTTATTTAATCTAAATTTGTTGTGTCGGTCAACCATTTTTTGGTCTGTAATCGCTCCTTGAGGTGTTTCAATTCCAACCACAGGAACACTATTGGAAAACTTAGGACTAATACTAAGAAGGTCAATGGGATAATCAGTAGTAAGAAAATGGCTTCCTTCAGTCTCAATAGTAATGAATATATCTCTTTCATTAGCAAGGTGTGTTAATTCGTTTACAAGTGCAGAGTGCATCGTGGGTGAACCACCAGTAAGCATCATCTCACTTATGTGAGGATGCTTATCGTACATATCAATTATATCTTGAAATGTATATTTACCTTTTTCGGGGTGAATTGAAGTATACCAGGAATCACACCAGCCACCTTCACCAAAATAACATCGGTGGGTGCATCCTGAGGTACGAACTACGATTGTGGGGTATCCTTGTCTAGAACCTTCTGATTGTACGGCTGTATAAACTTCTACTATTGGGAGGACTTTAGAGTAGTCCTCTATTCTTTTTAACATATGTGAATTTTTTTAAGTGGTTTTACTGTCACTCGACCTTTTTAATGGTCTAAATATAATATAACTAATTTAGGTAACCAAATTTATACGTGGTTTTCTAACCAACCTACTCTTTTTGTTAATTCTTCAATTTGTTTTTGTTGTTCATTAACAGCCTGAATAAGTAGTGCAGTTAGTTTTTCATATTTAACTGCTTTATATCCATTTTCACGATCTGATACTAATTCAGGTAATACTTTTTCTACTTCTTGAGCAATAATTCCTACGTCACGTCCATTGTGAACATGAATATCAGGCATTGGTATCCAATCAAATGTGTAACCTGTTAATTGGCCTACTTTTTCTATAGCACTTCCAATAGGCTCTAAATTTTCTTTTAGACGTTCATCTGAAGAGGCAAATGCTACAACGTCGTTTGTTGCTAAAATTGCTCCAGCTACTCCTGAAGGTGCAGTACCAACTCCTAATCCATTAAATTGAACACTATTTCCTGTTTGAAGGTTTTGGTTCATTAAATAAATCTCAGTAGCACCTTGACCCGTATTGATATTACCTACTACTGTTAAAGTAGAACCATCAAAGGTTAAATTAGCTTCGGCGTTACCATTTGTTGAATCTACAGAAGTAATTACTCTATTGTTAGAAGAATTTGCTACAGTATATCCATCAATACCCGTTAAAGTACTTCCATCCCCTTGGAATGAGCCACTAAATGAACCTGAACCACCACGTGATAAAGTTGCTATATCAGCAAAGCTTGATGTTGCTAATTGAGATAATTCATCTGCTATTGAAGCACTAGTTGCTCTATCAGCATGAGAAGCTGTTAAACCTCCTTTTATAGTTAAGGCATGTGAAGCAGTAGTAGCAAAATCTGCTATTGAAGCAGTTCCTGTTAGGTTTCCTATAACATCTCCTAAAACAGAACCTGTTAGTGATCCTGAAAAGAAAGAGTATAAACTAGAAGAAAAAGATCCTGTAAAGGGCCCATCACCACTTTCAGCAAATGAAGTTGAAACTTCGGTTACATTATTAGTGTTTATAGCTAAAGAAGCAGTTTCGGCATGAGAAGAACTTTCTACACTACCTAAAAGTAAAGATGCTGTTTCAGCATATGAAGCACTACCCTCTAATTGACCTATAAATTTAGTAGCGGATAAAGTATCAGTTTGTGGTACATAAGTTAAACCACTGTCTGTTTTTACTTGTGCCTCACCTGTATTTGATTGTGCAAATAATATATAGTGACCTGCGGCACTTGATTCTTCAGGTGTAATATTTAAGTTTGAAGAAGCTAAAGCATGAGACGCCGTAGTAGCAGAATCTGCTTGGGAGGCAGTAACTGCTCTTTCAGCATTAGAAGCTGAATCTATTAATCCAAAAAACGAACCACTAAAGGATCCACTCCAATTTTCACTATAAGCTGAACCACTGATTGTAACACTTCCTGTAAATTCGTGTGTATCTGAAGTATCGTCTCCAAATTTTGTTGAACCTGAACTATAAATTACAGAGGCAGTTTCATAAATGGTTTCTAAATAACCAATTGAAGCTGTACCTGTAACTTCTAAATTACCTGTTATGTGAAGGGTACCACTAATAAATTGAGAACCAGTTAATTCATAAGAACCGCTTAAGGAACTAGTTCCAAAACCGTCTTGAAATGATTGATCTTCTAATTGTATGAGTTGATCGTAGGTCGATCTTATTGTTCTTCCAGTTAATGTGGCCATTCTATAGCAGGTTTATATACTATAAATATGTAAAAAGGGTCGCTATTAACGACCCTATTTTTACTTATGCATCACCTAATACAGCAGCTGATGAATATTCTACCAGCAATTTTTCTACATGTGCTTTTGCAATAGCATATTCAACCGGTCCAGTTTCATCCTCATACTGAACAGGGTCGTCCACACCAAGCGCGATAAAAGCTTCAATACGTTCCACTGATGAAGCGGATTTGTAATCGCTATTGCCGCTAGGATAGGGTTTATAAGAAGTATTAGTGCGTCTGTATACTTCATTAAAATCAATTCCGAGCTTACTAACCAATGTTTGTCCATCTTTTAAAATTCCTAGTTTATCAGTTTCTAAATATGGTGTAAAATATCCTACACGATCTGCATCCCAATTACCGTTTCTAAAAGCTGCATCATCTGCATCTCTAAATTCTTGTCTACAATCTGGGTAAATCGCGTGGTCACCAGCATGAATACCTAAAGCAATATCGCAATTTT